AACGAGACGTGTGAGTTGTATCGTAAAGCTTTGCGGCCATCCTGTAACGGACGTTGCAAAAACAGCCGGCCACGATCACGCTATCGAAGTGCCACGGATGATCATGGATCGTCGAGACGCCCGGGACAGCGAAGCGACTATCCCACAGGTTGAGCCGGAATCGCTTGGGATCAGACTTCGGTCCGAGATAGGTCCGGAGCATGCCGAAGCCTTGGAGCGACCACGAGTGAGCTTCGTGATTGCGCAGCACGCCCTCGACAAGCGGCATCAGAAAATTCGCGTCGGTTCGCATCCGACTTTCTCCCTAAAAAGGATGGTGGTGGCCCGAGGGTCCGAGCCGCCACTTAGCCCGGCCCGACTTCTACGGGCAGTAGGTCAGTTCCTAGCGGGACCTCGGGAGCTTACGCGAGCGGGTCGTCCGCGTCGGCAGCCGCGCCGCCGGCATTGGCAACGCCGTTCAACTCGACTTCGCACGCTTCATAGACCGCGTCGAAATTCTCCGGCTTGACACTGGAGACGTTCTGCACTCCGGCATTCTCGTCGAGGATGTTGAGCGCAGCCTGCTTGCCGAGATTCGCGTTCGTGGCGACCTTCTTGATGATCTCGCGGACCTGTTCGGCAGTATGCTTGCCACCGGGAGCCTTCACATTGGCAGCGGACGTAGCGCCGGCAGCCTTATTGGTATTAGCGGCAGGAGCCGGCGGGGTCTTCCCAGCCGTACCGGGTGCGGCGGACGGGCGATTCGCAGCGCCAGCGGGCGTCTTGCCGGCGCTGTTCTGGCCGGGAGAGGCCGCAGGCGTCGGGTTCTTCGCGCCGCCGGCAGAAGCACCGCCCTTCAGAGCGGCATGGATATCGCTGAGCTTCTTGGAAATCTCAGTCAGGAGTGCGTCGGACATCGTGGGGGACCTTGGTTCGGGGTTTGTGAAATCGTGGGCTTTCTTATAGGACCGCTTCGATCTGTCAAGGCAGCTAGGAAGAAATTTCTTCAGAGCATGCCGAGAGCGGCCATGTAGGTTTCGAGAATCGTCTCGGCCTCGGCGCGCTCATTGCTGTCCACCTTGCGGAGACGGACGATCGTGCGCAGCGCCTTCACGTCAAAGCCGCTGCCTTTCGCTTCGGCATAAACATCTCGGATGTCATCGCTGAGCGTCTTCTTCTCTTCCTCCAGTCGCTCGACGCGCTCGACGATAGCCTTCAACTGATCCTTGGCGATCTTCGTCGCTGGCGTTTCTTTTGACATTGGGGAGGTGACCTTTCAAAGGGTTTGAGAGAATAAGGGCGCCAACCTGTGCTCCCGCCCACCGAGTCGAAACGCAAAAGCGGGAAGCACAGAGAGGAGACGCAACCCCAGTTCGGCTGGGCATCGTCTCGCTACTGCATTCCCGCGAATCTGTCAAGATCGATTAAGCAAATAAAAACCCCGCCGGAAGACTGATGCGTCGCGACGGGGTTCTGTTTGCACGAAAGCTAGGGTCGGAATTACTTCTTCATGCCTGCCTCCTCTTGTGGTTTTTCTTAATCGCTGGCCCAACATACAGGTCAAGCAATCTTTGTCAATCCCAAGGTACTTGAAATAGTTAACCGACCATGATAGAGCCCGTGTCCATCCTAGAAAGCCATCTGCATGCCCGGACTCACGCCGCAACAGTCCCTCGAACTTGCCTTGGACTATATCACACTCAATCCAGACCGCTACATTTTTCCGATTGCCGGCGGCAAAAAATTTCCTCCCCTGATCAAAAACAATCTCGCCGACGCCAGCAACAGCGAGGATCAGATCAGGACGTGGTGTCGCAAGTGGCCCGGCTGCAACTGGGCTCTCTCGCACAAGAAATCCAACAAGCTCGTCGTTGATATTGACACCAAGCCCGGCAAAAATGGACAGGCAACATTCGACGACCTCGATCTGGAGTTTGGTTTCCCGCCGACCGAGATGACGCGCACGCCTAGCGGCGGCTTCCATCTGATCTATGACGGCATCCACATTTTCGCGCTCGGCAAGTACGGTTTCGGTGAAGATATCGACTCGCCGAACTACACTCTGATTCCGGGATGCAAATTCGATGACGGCACTGAATATGTCAGCGAGGGCAGCGCGCCGCTAGCGAAAGCGCCGCAATGGTTCTATGATCTGCTCGGCCGTGCCAAGGAAAAGAAGTCGGATGCCTCCGAAACTGCCGTCGAACTTGACAAGCCCGAGAACATTGAGTGGGCGCAGGACTTTCTCCGCAACGACGCCGAGCCGGCGATCGAGGGTAAGAACGGCGATTTTCAAACTCTGAAGATCGCGATGGGAGTGCGCGATCGTGGCATCAGTCAAGAGCAATGCTATGCCTTGATGCTCGAATATTACAACGAACGATGCGATCCGCCTTGGGAGCCGGCCGATCTGGAACGCAAGGTCACCAACGCCTACAACTATGCCAGCCAAACTCAACTCGGCGGCAAGACAGCAGAGGCCGACTTCGAAGGCGACGATGTTGATGTGGCCGCGATTCCGACGTTCGGAGAACGCGATGTCATTGATCGCCAGCGCCAGCAACGGGAACAGGCTCGGCAGCGCGACGCGAATATCCCTTTTGATCAGCGACAGGCCGAAGTCACGGCAGCGCTTGCGCTTGACACCTATGTATATGTCGTCGCGATGGATCGCTTCGTCAACGTCACCAATGCCGACGAACCACTTCGGCGCGTTCAATTCGATTCGAAGTACCGCAAGCTCGTCAGCAAGTCGAAGTCATTCTCTGATCTCGTGCTGGCGAAGAAGAAAGGCGGCATCCGGATTTTCGATCGGGTCGGCTATGTTCCGGGAGAAGGCATCGCACTTGATGGCGGCTTGACTTGCAACCTCTATCGCCGCCCTGATGTGACACCGCTCGAAGGCGATGTGACGTGGTGGTATGAACACCTCGAATATCTTTTTCCGGACGCGATCGACCGCTTCCATCTTATGAATTGGATATCGTGGTTCTATCAGAACCCGAAGTTGAAGCCGAAGCACGCGTTGCTGTTGCAAGGCCACAAGCCCGGCACCGGCAAGAGCTTCATCGTTGATATGCTGGCCGCGACGATCGGCGAAAATAACCGTGAGGTCGTGTCGCAGACCGATCTCGGCGGCTCATTCAACGGCTACGCCATGCGTACCAAGCTGATCACAGTCGAGGAGCTTCGGGCCGTCGAGCGCGCCAACGTCAAGAACGCGTTGCACGATATCATCACGCAAGATTGGATCAGCATCAACGAAAAGAACATGCCTAAGTTTAAGATGCGTAATTGCTTCGGCGTGATTGGCATGACGAATGACGACGCGGCGATCTCTCTCGACGCGGCAGATCGACGCTATCTCGTGCTGCGCACCGAAGCCGAGCCCCGGAGCGTCGCTTACTACGATAACCTCTATGCCCGGCTCAACAATCCCGTGGATGTGGCAGCCATAGCTTGGATGTTCCAGACTTTCGACTATGGCGAATACAATGGCGCTGGCAAGGCTCCCTTCACTGCGGCGAAGGAAGAGATGATGGTCGCCGGCATGAGCGAGCTTGAGACGTGGATGATCGAACACCGCGATCAATGGCCGCTCTGCGGTCGCGTCACGACGCTGGCGGATGTGATCGACATCCTGCCGCCGAAGCTGGAGAAGATCGGGCGTCTGCACGCCTTCGTCGCGACGGCCCTGAAGACGCACTTCCAAGCTAAGATGGTCGGACAGCCTCGTGTCGGCAAAGCTCGACCTCGCTTGTTTGTGATCAACGGTTGCCCGGTCTTCACGATGGGGGGCCTTCAAGCGTGCGCCGACATCTATGAGTTGGACCGCAAGAACAAGGCGGCTGGCCCGGATTCAGATTTCGATGTGGGCGGCAATGATGATCCGTCCGCCGAAGAAGATTTCAAAGAGGATTGACGCCGGCCGCGTTTGGCGCTAACATCTGAATCCCAATCTAAGTGTGATCGGAAGTAGTAAGCGAGACAGGGGTTGCAAGTCCTGTTTCTGCCCAGCCGGTGCCCCGCTAGTCCCGAGGGCAAGGTGTGCAGTAGCGCGAATGCGAGGAGCGTCCTCCTAGGACACGTCTTCAACGCAGCGTCGAGGCGCAAATCGGGAGGAGAGATAACACTGCGGCCCGACGAGCCGCCACTTGGGGAGGGACTTTCTTCGCGAGCGCGCCAGCGCTCTTGCGCACTACAGCTAGTCCGAGAAAATTCGGTGCGCGCTCTCGAAGATAGCTACACACTGCGGGCAAGCGACCTCCGCAGTGGCCCACGTGCAGAAGTGCGGAACCTCGCCGCGCACGTGGGCACCAAGTCATCTCCGCTTCGCCTTTGGTTTCTTAGGCAGCGATTTCAGATATTCGAAGCGCTCGACTTTCTTGCGAGCCTCGGCCTCCTCAATATCCTTCCTCAACTGTCGTGTCGCCGCCTCCTCGTGCTTTGCCGGCACCCGGAACGCCGTGCCTTGCTTGGTGAGCTTGCGTCCCTTCCACGCGGCGTCACGTTCGCTCTGCGGAATCCGCAGATAGTCAGGTATGCCCTCAGTCATTTTTGTGTCCTCCGTTGCCCCGGCACCGCGCTCAAATGCGCGGCCCGGGGCGGTTTGAAGTTTAGTAGCCTACTTGTTTAATCTTCACCGCTGGCGGGTCGCCAGCGGGCCGTATCAACTCGCCCATACCCCCGACCTCAGTCGCTTCGGTACAGCGATAGACGGCGTACTTCGTGGCCTTCTGGCCTTGAAGTCCATTGCGGTTCATGCGGGCGATAGCAGCGGCGGCCGATTGATTGCTTCGGCCCCAGCCGTGGTTGTTGCCGACCGCGATGAACCACTTCAGAGGATCATCGGGGTTGTTCGCTATGTCGGCCTCGATCGCCGGATTGATGTTCTTCACATCCTCCCGGAGCTTCCAGTATCCATAGACGCATCGCGTGCCGTCGCGCGACCCGTCGTAGGTATCATGGATTTCCCCATCGATCACCGCGACCACATGCTTGCTCACTCGCACCACGAGCCGCCCGGCTGGAAGCTCTCCAGCCTTGAGATGGACCTTGCAGCCCTCGCCGATCTTCATCGTCGCGGTCCACTCGAAACCAATCTCAGCCATGTAGTCCTTGAACCATTTGCGTCCAACGTAGATGCCGTTACGGGCGCTGCGCGGTTGCTTCTTGGTTCGTTTCGAGGCCCGCTGTTGAACCATCCCGCCAGCGAGGCGATCGTAGACCTCTTGGTAGGGGAGGTTCGCTGCGATCGAGATGGCTCGTGCCACGCAATCGCCCGCGCTTCCTCGGAAGCCGGCAGCCTTTCGGCCGCCGTCATTGTTGACGTGCTTCATCTGATATACCTCTTCAAACAGCCCACGCTCTTTATTGAGCGCGTGAGAGAAGTATAGCATATCGACTTTTGGGATTTTGCGTTTTAGTCGAGATCGAGGTTCGAGAACCGCTGCGCCAGAGGCGTTTCTTGCATTTTCTCGGAGGGCTTGACAGGCCCTACAAGCGGATAACTTGCATCGAAGTCGTCGTCCGGAATGAAAGAAGTGGCCAGTTTTGTTAGGTTCGGTTCGGTCGAAAAATTTTTTCTAGCGATCCCGTAGCTTTCTCGATCGGGAAGATACTTCACAGTGAAAGAGGGGCCAAATTCTATCTGCATCAACTGCTCGGTCGTCTCGCCGTAATCGATCAGCACAGTTTGATCCTGACACCTTATTCCTGATCTTAGCGAATAGTGATTGAGCGTCCTCGGTTGAATCGGCGGCCACGTCTGCTCGCAAAACTTGCGCGGCAGTTGCAGGCTCTCGCCTGCGCCGAGATTTCGACACGCTTGTTCGATCATCCTTACGTCAGTCATGTCTAGTCGTCGAGGTCGAGATTGGAGAATCGTTGCACCAAGGGCGGCTCTTTTGGCGTCGGCGCGCTGGCTTGGTTCGCTTGGGGTGTGGAGCCGCGCTTGGGACGCGGAGTCTTCACCGGGACCGGATAGGACGGTGGGCGGCTCCAGTCGGCCATGCCGTATGCAGGCTCTTGCCGTTCACCGGGGAAGTCCTTGGTCATAGCAACGCGGCGCACATAATAATTATCGCAGCGCATGCCATCTTGATAGACTTCAAAGTCAGGGCCGAGAGCCCGGCCCAAACGATCAGCCGGCGACCGGCGCGTGATGGTCGCCGTATTCGAGATGGGGCTGTTCCATTCGTTGATCTCGACGAGCGTCAAAGCCGGAGCATCATACTCGTTTCGGTACGGAAAAGCCTCCTCGACAAGCTGGCGCGGGAGAGTGCGGACTTGCCCTGTCACCAACTGCCGAGCCATGTAGGCTATGTGATCTTGCGCCCCTCGACCGTCGTCTTTCATTTTGTTCGTCTTCCTGATCGCCAGAGCGCGGCTGTCTGACAGAATCCAGTTAATCACGGTTTGCTGGCGAGCGCCACTGTAAAGAATTTGACACGGCCGCAATCCGCAATGGAAGAGCAGACGCGAGACATCGGTGTCATAAATCTCGCTCCAGCCGTCACGGCCGGGTAAGATCGGTTTGATGTTCGGGAATGCCATGGCCGCCCCCTCGTTTCGTGGCAGCCTAGCAGGCTTGCCGTGGCCAGCCAACTAGCCGTTAGCCGGATTCCGGCATAGGAGGCCGGAACGCTGGGGAAGCTACCGGCGGGCTCGCCAAGGGCTCGGATAGTACCGATCGGTCGATCGGTCGATCGCGTGGACGTGGCCCCGCAGCTTCTTTGCCGGCGGCATCTTGGCAAGGCGCCGTAGCGCCCTGCGCGCTTTCTTTGGAACCTTGTGCATCACTCCGCCGCGACGACGCGGTAGGGATAGGTCCGGACCCGGTCCTCGATATAGACCGGCGCGATCTGTTTCGTCTCCGGGTTGAGGCAGACAACCCATGTGCCCTCCGCCGTCGTCGGCATATAGAGGCCGTTCGGTTCCGGCTGATCCGCCTCGAAGGTGCGCCACTCTCCCTGATAGTTGAAGCCGGCCGGGTAGGTTGATCGCCGCACCACGGGAGCCTTGGGCGCCGTGTATTGAGTTGCGTAGGGGACTGGATAGCCAATTGAGTTGGTCCCCTTGCAAACCTCGTGCAGCTTGCCGTTGAGGTCCGTGATGTAAGTATAGGTGACGAGCTTCGGGTCGTCGCGAAGCTCATAGATCATCTTGAGCAGCCGCTTCTCGGTGCCGTTGATGACGGCAGGATAGCCTACCGCGACCGAGATGTTATCGGTCGCCGTCATGGTCGCCTTCGTCTCACGCGCCGCGCTCGACGTGTCTTCCGAACATGCCGCGAGCGCGAGCGCCGGCAGCAACATGAGGATCAGGAAAAGTTTTCGCAAGGTCAGCCTCCGAGTTGAATGAGGAACGCTTGCAAATCAAGCGGCAGACGCGTTCGATCGAGCGCGTCTGCCTCGTGAAGGGCAAACGACCTAATGGTTGCCCGCTCGTCATCGGTCTTGGCTTGCGAGTATTGCAGCTTCAACCGATAGAGTTCGCGGCTAGCTCCCTCGCTGTAGGCTCGGGATTGGATCATCGTGTCGCGACGGACAGCTTCCATACGCGGCGCGAAAAACTGGTATTGAGAAAGGCCGAACAGATTCAGCCCAAAGATCGCGGCCAGCAACAGTGCCAAGCCGAGTAGCGAAGTAAGAACAATCTTCATGTTTTTATTCTCCGGTTGGATTGCCCAGTATGGGTCGGGAAAGGGGAATATTTAAAAATTTTGCGCTTCCGCCGCGCGCCACGCGTTGACCTCGTCGAGCGTCATTGATCGAAGTCCCTTCGAAGGTGCGCCACTCAGGGTCTCTGCCGTCAGCTTGGCTGCTATCGATAATTGAACATGGTCGAGATTACTCTCGTCAACGACGGCCGACCAACTGGCAACGATTTGATTTTCATAGGCGTCGATGCACATGCGTTGAACCGTGATCAAAAACTGTTGCTCACCCGACATACGGATAGTCCCTTCGTCGCCTAACGTGCGTCGCGATCTGCCGTCGTTGCCGCCCTCCGTCTTCGAGGCCTCTCGGCAGCAAGCCTCGGGCATTGAGCAGTTTGTAGGCGTAGTTCGGAGAGAGCCCGAACTCGTTGACGGCGATCTTGTCGGCTGCCGACATGCCATGCTGGAAATACGCAGTGACGATACGCTCGCGCTCCGCACTGTCCAGCCGCCGGCCGCCGATTCCGTACATCAGTGCACCGTAGGTAAACCGAGCCGCGCCATCTCAGCATCGAGCTTGGCGTCGGCCTCCTCCAGACATTCCAGCACCTCGACAAGCGAGTCGTTGTCGAGCGCCGTCTCGACGACGGCATACATATCGTCATGAACCTTGAGGAAAAACTCCAGCGCCCGCGTGGCAGCGGCGCCGCGTGCGACGAGCAGCGCGTCCAATGCGGCGCGATGCTCCATCATCTTGACCTGAAGCGTCGGCGACATCACAGGCCCCATCCTGCCATGTGCCAGAGCCAACCACTGCACAGGATGCTGAGCGGATACAGGAAAGAAGGGAGCGTGCCGGCGAGCGCGCTCATGGCCTTCTGCCCTTGGAAAATCAGCGGCTTCGGCAAAAACACCTGCAAGACAGCCATGGCACCGACCAGTGCATAGATCGACGGGAGGCCAAAAGTAGGGAACAGTGGCAGCATGAACCATGCCCAAAGAATCTGGGCAACCCAGCCGCGCCACCAAAGGATAGGCACGATCAGCGCCACTGCAATCGTTGTCGAGAACAAAGCGCCCCACGGGAAGCCTGCCTTCTCCGCTCGCGCTTTGCCCAACAATTTTGCCACTAGCTCGATCCTCTCGCGGACTTCGGCATCGGTTAGCTGGGAGGGCTTATCGGTCGTCATTGGTCAATTACCTTTTCATGAGAGGAGGTCTTCGAGGCCGGCGTCTTCAGATGCCATCTCTTCATATCGCGTTCTGCGATCGTCAATCTCGCTCGGCTGCACCGAATAGTTGATGCAGTGAATCAGGAAAGCCTTGTCAGGTCCGCCGGCCAATGTCAAGCACAGTTGCGCGCAACGGGCACGCTCCTCCTCGACGTAGGCCATGGTGAGCTTGTCAGACATCAAAGCTCCTCGGGGATGCGACGGTAGCCGTTATTGTCGAGCAGATAACGGAACTCAACCTCGGCGTCCAAGGCTGCTTGCTCTTCGGCCGTATGGCCATTGCGCGCGGCGGAAGCTTTCCAGTCCAAAACAAAGTCCCTTGAACCTTCTGCCGTCAGCCCGATATGAGCGCGCCACTTTGACCCGGCAATCTCGTAATACCAATAGGAAAGAACGCCGTTCCGAATTTTCCGATATATTTTAGCCGAACAGATCACTCCTCACTTCTCCTGCCAGTGCGACCAAACGCGATGGGCCTGCACGATGCAGTCATGGATCGGCTCGTGCGGATAGCCGGCCGGATCAAGAGCCGGGCCGATATCCATGATCCGCGACTGTGGAGTTTCCGCGCAGAACGTCCGCATGTCACGCGGTTTTTGATAGTACCACACTGGCTCTGTCTCTCCGATCTGATCGGCGAGGTGTTCGATGTTGCTCAGATCGAATTGCGTGCCGTTGGCCCATATGCGCGGCGCGACGGCCGTGAACTCCCGCACGTGGCGGATGATATCGGCTAGTGGCTGTTGATCGTCAGCGTGCCAGAGCCAATGCTCTTTGGCTCCCGGGCTCTGATCCATCCAGAATTTTTGCGTACTTTTGCTGACTTCGCGGCCAAGCGCAAGTTGATGTAGAATGCTCGGGAGGAGAAGCGACCGCTTACCGAATCGAAGCCCGTCGCGTTGACTGGCATCGAACTCGACCATGCCGATCGACAAAATCAGAGCGTTGTGCTTGCTCAGCGACATCGTCTCGATATCGATCATGACATCGTAGACGAAGACCGTCTCCGGTTTCGGCTCGGCAGGGGTAGGTTCGCAATGAAACTCCGGGTCCCCAATGATCTCATTCATGCTGTTTACTTTCATCTTTTCAGAAAGGAATATCATCGTCATCTCCATCAGGTTTCGGCCGTTGATGGTATTCTGCGATCGAGCGAACACGCCCGATCGAATAGCTGATTCCGGATGGCGTTCGGGTTTTGTCGCAACGAAACACCGTGTAGCCTGCCATCAGCGCTTGAATGATCCAATGCACTGCCATGCCGATGCTACGCGTGTCAATCCCCACGTGACCTTTATTTCCCCAGTGATACTCGACAGGGCAGGCGCCGGTCTTTGGTTTTCCCGACCGGGCAGCCGCCGCGCGCACGTCATGGTCGATTGAGAAGTAGAACACCTCGGGCTCAGTTTCGGTCAGAGCGACCGCGATCTTGCCGGCGATCTGGCGATCAGTCTCAGCCGTGTTGATCTCTTTGAGATTCATGAAGCGGTCCAATAATGCCACCATGCCCAGAGGACAGGCAGGACGCCGTGATCAACAAGATAGAACAGCACCGGCAAGGCGAACGCGAGCGTCAAGAGCGCACCGAACGCTATAAGCAAGAGACAGGCGGATATCCAAATCGTTTCCACACGGTTCATGGTGCAGATTCCGCGTCGGCAGCCGATGGGCCAGCTACATCAGCGACCACTTCGTCGGTCAAGTCCTTGATACGCGCCTCCAGCTTCTCGCGTGAAATCTTCTTTACGCGTCGCGTGGCGTCACACATCACGAGCAGCCGCACCATCTCGTCTTCGTCGGGCTGCTTAGCAGTGCGTACACCTAGCTGATATCCGAGAGCGCCGGCAGCAAGGACTAGTATGATGATTGCGATCGGGTCCATTTTAGAAATGCCTTTTAGCTGTCTCGTGCGCGGCAATAGCTTCCTCGGCCGCCGCGATAGCACGATCAATCATATACCGCAAGTCCCGAAGCTCGTTAACCGAGATTTTATTTGCTACCCATTGACAGCTATCGTTGAAGCCATCTCGAATCTTGAGGCTGCCGCCATGCGAATAGGTATGTTGCATCAGGCCGTCGCGATCGACTTCGAGGATCAATCGATCGTTGATCGTCATTCGAAATGACATCAGCGTTTCTCCCGGGCCGCGTGATGCTTGTCAAAAAGCGCCGCGAGTTTCGTCTGGAGCGCAAACGTGTTCGCGCTGAAGGTCGCCACGCGCACGTTGTAGTCGCGCAGGAATATGCCAACAGATTCGTCATTGAAGCCCGGGCGAACGCAATAGTCGGCGAACTCAGAGGCGTTATCCGATTTGCGTGCAACGACAGACACACCGTAGCGCTCCAGCATAGCACGTCCGGCTTCGGTGATCCTGACTTGCAACCCGCTCGTGGTATCGCGTTTGCTTACGAGCAACTGCCGATGCACGAGGCCACTGACTGCCGGCCCGAACTGGGGAGGCGAATAGAACCAACCTCCATCCTTGCATTGATCGGCGAGAGTGAGAACCCTGATCTGATCCTTGTTGAGCGTCTTCATCTTACCCACGATGGCTTCTCCAATTGATCGAGACGACGCGCAAGCATCCAAAAATTGTAGTCTATCTCGGCCATCCGGAGCGGCCGTCCAACGCCGTCGCCCCACGGGCCGGCCGCGCGAAAAGTCAGCGTAACAGTCAGATCGTCGGTCGGACGTTGCGTGGCAACGGCGATTGCCGCTACCGCCGCTGGCGCCACGGTTGCGAACGACGCGAGGCCGAAGAGTTTGAGAAGGTCCCTGCGATTAGCCACGATACTTCGCTCCATCATCGATCGGCTCTAGTCCGGCGTGCGCGCGAATGATATCTCGCGCCAGCTTGATCTCCTGATGCGTGAGTTGAATATCAATATCGTGAATGACCTTCGGCCAGTACGCGCTCTCGAACCTCCCGGCCAATGCGACCGCATCCGAATTTGTGCTATTGGCTTTTGTGCACTTGCCATCTCGCCGCAGACATGAGCCGGTCGGCAGGAAATAAAATTCATTTCCCATGTTGGCGTGGCACTCGCATCGATAGCTGTCATCACGCACTGACACTGATTGTACTCCGCTTGTGCCGGTTGACAATTTGTTGCCGCGCTATTGCATCGCGGAGTCGGGCGTAAGCCCGGCGGCCATCATCGATCCGTTCGCCCATGTTGAATCCGGCGCCGTAGGAGGAAAGCATTTGCGCGACTTCGTCGGACGGCTCCAGCGGCATGAGAACCATCATCTCACGAGTCTGGGGTGCCTGTATCGTGCCTTTAGCCTTACGCGTTGCCATTGATCCACCTTTTCACCAAAGCAAAAATACGATATAGAGACTTCCAATCACGACCACTAGGTCGATCAACAGGAATAAAATACATCCCCAATTGGCGCCGCCGCTAAACTCGGTTGGCGCTTTCAACTCGGTCGGCATGCTCCCCTCCGGCGGATTGATTCATCACGTTTCTCGCATGACTGCGATCAAGCTGTCAAGGCGCGTGACGACGTTATCCGCAGCTTGGTAGTTAAGAACGGCCGCCGTCAAGGCGCGTCGGGTAGCATCGTCCCCACTGATCAGGCTCGCCGTGGTATAGGCCTCTTTGACGGCCTCTTCAATTCCCGGGGACAGATAGGTATGGTTCATGATCCGGCCTCAGTTCCGACGTTACCCCAGTCTTCGTTCTGATCAGCGATCTCCGCCGTGACCTTCGCATCCGGCTTCGGAGCTTTCCAGCCATCCCGTATCGCCCGCGAGACGAGCTTGAGGCTACGCGCCGTGCTCTCAAGACTGAGGGCCATGCGCTCCCATCCCGGCCTGACGCACGTCACATTCTTGCCGAACGGCCAGAGGCCAGTACGCACCGTATAGGCTCCCTCATGGCGGGTCTGGGCGGCCCCAGCTATATGAACGCGCGCAAGCTCTTCGGCAAAGAACGCGCACCGCTCACGCTCGGCAAAGACAGCATCGGCTATTAAACTTCCGCATTGGTGATTTTGATCAGCGTTCATCGTCGGGTATCCTCGTTGAAAAGCTTGCCATCGTCTTCATCGCCCGTTCGACGATGTCAGTGTCGATCTCGGCCAGCCGGTAAAGCTCCAGTCGGCGCAACGTGATCAGGAACTCCATTGCCTCGCCGCGCGTGAGTGCGTGCACGCCGAAATTGAAGGCGGGTTCGCCACTCGGCAAAGTGCCGTCGCGCACAAGCCTGTGCTTGATCGGATCGCGGCTCATAGGCATACAACTCCGATACGCTTCGACTGCGGATTGGCAAGAGCCTCTTCAAGTTGGCGAGAAAGTTCGGCATGCCCTTCGTGCTTCAACAGATACAGCGCCGCGTGCACCGGCCCACAGAATGCCGGCCGCTCGCCGTGGCCGCGCCAACTCAACACGACTTGACTTGTCTCGATCTGGCAGTTGCCGTAGTTGCACAGTCGATCCTTCATTTGCGCGGCCCCCATCCCATCACGCGGTTGACTTCTAGGACGAACCTGTCCCATTGCGTTCGGTTCAAAAATTCCGTCGCGCTCTGATCCGGCCCGTAAATCGACAGCGACAGTTCATCGTTTCCGTTTGAATGGCCCACAAGGCATCGACGGTCGTCGCCATCTTCAACATCATGATCCTCTTCGTCGAGAAATACGACAGCCTCGGTCATTCGCCGGCCTCCAATTGCGTCAAGATGTGTTCGATCAGATACGCGATGTAGCCGGGATGATTCGCTTGTCCCAGCTTTCGATCTATTCGAGGCATCGCGGCATTGACGACCTCGGCCATCACGCGCTCATGAAAATTGGCCCTATCCTGTTTCCACAGGCGATGACACGTCACAATCTCGGCCGGCGTAAGAAGGTCGCTCATCGTCAGGATGATCGTCATCGCACTCTTGTCCCTCCGGGATACCCATAGCGCTCGAAGATACGCTTGCGACGCTCTTCGGGGGACAGCTTCAACCGATCGAACTCCTCGAACATTGCCTCTTGCTCCGCGTCGAGCGCGAGCCCTTCAACCTCCATGATCTTCTTGAAGTTGTCTCTGCTGATAGTCGTCATCACGCGCTTCCCATCGCCGGCTCGAAGTAGGCATCAATGAATTGCTTCAGATCGGCGAACAGCTTCTCTGGAATGTCTGGACGCTCTTGAATTTGCAACAGCCCACTATGCCAGCCTAGGAACAAGAGATGATCCATGGCACTCTCACGGCACTCCTCCTCAGTCGTGCCTACAGCGAACGGAGGGCCTTCAGTGCCATCCTCTGCAACGTGATAGGCGATGAATTGGCTCATGGCGCACAAGTCCCGTAGCCGGTCACGTGACGGCCGTTGACGATGCACTCGATCCTGACCACGTGAATATAGGTCAGCACAATCAGCCCGAATACTACGATGCCAAAGAGCAGCTTCATGTCAGCATCCATATCAAGAGCAGCACCACAAGGAGCGTGCCTATTATCTGGAGCGGGCTGTCCGTGTGCATCATGACTCCCTCTCCCGGGGATGAAGAGCTACAACCGATGGAATGCGCTCAGGGTTCTCAACGCGCGGCGGCATGCCTCGCGCCAGTTGTTCCTTCACTTCAGGCGGATAATCCACAAGACAGTGACGCCAGACGTCCTCGATCGTAATCCAGAAATCCATCATGCGGACGCCGCCACGCCAGCGTCGCACGAGCCGATGGTGCCCGTCAACAATTGAAAACGCGCCGTCCGAGAACAGCACACCATAACCGGGCTCGCGCAGTATTTTGGCAGGGAGCCCGGCAATTCTCGGCTCTTCGATGCCGCGATGCTTCATACACAGATCGTAGACTGCCTCGTCGAGGTCCATCGTGATCCGGCGAAACTCCGCCGGCATCGCCGCGTGAAGACGCCCAAGCAACGTTGCGTTGAAGTGCAACATCCCGTTGCCGTGATAGTAGGAGAACACCTGATCAGTGTCGCGGTGATCCAGATCGATGACGTAATAAGGGCTCATAACGTATGCTCCATCCACCAATTGGCGAGCTTGCGTGCTTGCGCATCGTTGTGGCAAATGATCTCGTCTTGGAACATCGTGCAGCCGATTGACTTCGCATAGCGATACATCGCCTCGAAGAGCTTCGCGGCTCGCCACTGTTGCTGCATCAGCGCTTCCACCTTGACGATCATGCCGCTTGCTCCTGCTTGCGCTCGGCTGCAATGTAGTCGGGCGTTGCCATGCCACGATGGGCACAACTATACGCAAACTTGCGCGCATGCTCACCATTGCAGAAGAACTTATCCACATAACTCTTGCCGTCCCACGTACCGAACGACCGGATGCTGCCGCCCGCACCGCGTTGCACAGATACTACGACTTCATTTGTCATCTTGCGACAATCAGCGATGGTCGTCGGCGGCTCGTCGCACACGATGTACCGCGAGAATTGGCTTTCAGTCATGTACACCCGATGCTGACGTTCGATCCAGTTGACTTTCGTTCGCTTGCGGATTGAACCGCCGCAATACCGGCAGAGAGGTTGCGTCATCGGCGTACCTTCCGCTTGATTGGCTTGTAATTGGCAATGGCGGCATCATTAAGCGCGTCGAGATAGCTCTTCGTCGCCATTGCAACGGCATCCTCGGGGCTGGCACCGGAGCCGCCGTGCCCCTCGACTGACGCGCGCCAGAAGCCCAACTCGTCGTAGCGCTGCCAAATCTCAACGCGCCTCGCCACCGCTCCCGGTCGGAACGGAATCTTTTCGAAGGCTTCCATCAGATGTGTTTTGTAGCTCATGACGGTTCACTGTACAGTGCTCTATAGATGATCTGCATAACCGCTTCGTCGGCATCGCCGGCCGCTAAACGCCGCGAGCGCTACTACCTCGTCGGACACGGCGCGACTGTCCGGCGGCTCATTACGCATCAGCATGTTGACTGCCAAGTCAAGTCCACGGCGGTAGTCCGCGATAGTTACTTCAGTCGTCATCATGGCCTTCGCAGTGTTTGTGGATGGTCCTGTCTTGTTCGTCGGATATGATCTCTTCGTCGTGCCCTAGCTCTTCACCGCATACAGCGCAGAGCGCGCCGGCTAGGAAGTCGCGCAGTTGCTTCATCTGATAGTTCGCAGTGCGAAGGTCGTCATCGCGTTCGGCGTTACGAAGAGCTTCTTTGAGAGGGTCGGTCACCATTTCAACTTCGCTTACTGGAGCCGGATGGCCGACCTTGACCTTCGCCGCTTCGAGGGCGCGTTGCCGCGACGCTTCACGCGCTAACCGGCTACGACTACCCCATCGCTTAGCGTGGTTAAACCTCACCGCCATTGTCCAGCACGCCACGTGTAGCCCCATTCAGCCATCTCTTTCGCGGTCGGGTCGTTACACTTGCACGTGCCGTCCGCGCGATAGTGTTCGGCCGCGAAAATCACGTGTGGACACTTGGCAATGGTGCTCTGATCGATTATGCGAACGTTGCCGCCGGCATCAATGAATGTCGTCATCTCACCGCTCCCGGTTCGATCATGTTGATCAGGGTGATCTCCCTGATGGCACGCTCGACATAGGTTGTTTTCAACCGTTTGATCTCGGCCTTGGCCTTGGCGCCGTCCTTGAACGGGCCGAACACGGCGAAGTCGGTTCGAGCCTCGTTGAAGAACACGATAATGGCTTTCATCGGAAGAACCTCGCAAGGGGGTGAATCTTTCTGACTTCGGCCTTGGCATGCTCGCGGGTTCGGCCGCGCACATAGCCACTGATCAGGCCAGCCGGGTTGGCTTCGTAATAGTACAGCGGGTGATCAATGCCCCAATACGCACCGCCAGCATCGTACCCGCCGCTGTCAAGCCGCACACGCACAAGGTACATCGGCGCTGCGTTCTCGTTGACTGTGTATTTGTCCGCGCCGCGCGATGGGCGGCCCATCGGTGCACCATACTTGCAATCGACCGGAGGGGCTGGGTTTATGCGCATCGCTGCCTCCGGACGCGCCTGTGATAGGTGCCGTAATAGGTGACGCCCTTGGCCTTCTGATCACGAGCGATCTGATCACGCAACGTCGCATAGAGCGCGTGACCGACCGCAAGGGCCTCCTGATGTTGGGCCAATCGCAACGGCTCTGACACTCGCGCAAGGATCAGCGCAGCGTCGTCAGATATCTCCGCCGGCAGAGCGATGAATGTAAGAGGCTTTGGCATCAATCCACCTCCCAGCCGGCCGCGATCACGTCGGCTATGCTGTTGAAGGCTTCGACGAACTCACCGTGCATCCTGTCCGGATGGTTTTCGATCTTGATCGCCAAGCGCACGCCGCCGTCATAGCCGACAGCGCGGATGATACCGCACTTCGGAAATATGTTGTCCGGACGCTCTTTTGGCTTCTTCATGCAAAGATGGGTGACGAGCGGCCACGTGCTCGTGTGCTGCAACATCGCTCGTGTTATGTCGGCTCGCGTCATGGTAGTGCTGTTCACGCTGCACCTCGGGCGTCGTCGATCTTACTGATCAGATCGTCGAGGTCAAGCTCGTTGAGAGCGCTATGGACGTCTTCAAGGTTGGTCGCGGCGTCCTCGGCTGCGGTTCCCTTGTCGCCGCCCTTCAGGTTGTCGCTCATGTTATCGTAGTAGTCGCGCTCCTCTTGCGCGGCGTTCTCGACAAGATCAGTGGCCTGCGCAAGATCATCCTTGATCTTTTCGAGGAGGTCCATCGCCTGACTTAGGCTCTTCCGTCGTGCGGCGTTCATTGGTGCGTTCTCCAGTGCTGCGACGTCGTGCCAGTGACATACCATCGCGGACCGCCGACGCCAAGGCCTGATCCAACTGATCCTTGAACATAGTTAATAATCTCTGATGTTCGGTTGGAGTCAGCACAGTCGTCTCGTCGGCCCATTTGATTTGACTGGAAAGCTCGAAGCTAGCCGGCAACACGACAGGTGAAGGCGGGCTCAGCGTCATCACCTCACGCGCACAATGCTCCAGATAGGCAACGTGCTCAGCGACCGGCGACAGGCTTCCGTCGATTCCGATGCCCCAACACGAGCGCGCTGCGATAGCGCCATCGTATCGAGGATGGAAGAAGTCACTGCTGATCCGACGCCAACTCGCTTCGGCGGCGGAGTAACGCCGACACTCTTTCGCCAGCTTACCGCGTGCGCGGCGTCGTGCGCGTCGCGTGCTCATGACGGCTTCCGCTCTCCGGTCTCGAATTTCTCACGTTCATCGAGACTGTTGTGGACATGAAGCTCGGCGGTCTCGCTATGCTCAATGCGAGGCGAGCACCAGCACGACGCTCCAATCCCCGTCTCATGCTCGCGCAAATCACTGGTCGGGACGACGTGATACACGTTAGCATTCATGGCATGTACCTCAATATCAGAGCCCCAATTTATTTTCATTTTCGTGGTGGCCTCCCCAAGTAGGAGACAGGATCGTGCGTGTACTGATCAGGCGTGACCGGCACCGTATGCACGCTATCCCAAATCATGCCGTCACGCCAGACAACCCAGTGCCAATTGCGCGTACCCTCGCACACGGAAGGGATGACCTTGACAATGGATTTGTCTGGAATATCGTGCCAATCCTTAGAGCGCACGAGGATCAGCTTCGCCTTGATGTGCGAGCGCGTGCCGACCTTCATCTGCCATGTCGTTGTGCCGAACGATCGCTTGCGCTTCCAGTTCGGATGCAGACGCGCAAGCGCCTTCGGATACGAAATATCCTTGAGATTCGCCAGCGCGCAGACGCCGCAATCATTGCGTTTGATGCTCGTGATCATGATCTTCGCTTCAGATTGCGAACGCGATCGAACCACTTCTCCCAGCTTCCGCCTTTCGGTGGAGTGCCGGCGCATCGTGCCATGGCGATCATGTCGGCCTCCCTGACGAGGTTCGGATGCTCAATGATGAAACGCGCGTGATTCGCGCACATCCACCATGCGACTTCGTTCGGGTCGCGACCCTTTAAGAGTTGAACGACGCGGCGTAAAGCACTGTCGAGTTCTTCAGTTGCAGCTAAAAGTTCTAAATCCACTACGCTCATTTGAAATGTCCCATCACTTTACGACGATGCCCGGGTCGAGCCCGGGCATCGCGATCGGGCTGGCGCGGCGCGCCATTTACGCCGGCTGCAACATCTGTTCGAGACCGAAGCCGGGTTCATCCCAGAAGTCGATCACGAAACGGCCGACGCCTTCGTTGAGGCGAGCGTTGTTCACCACGACCATGAGGAAGGGATCAGGATGCTCGATATGCGGAGCCGGCGCATAGTCGCAAATGAAGAACGATACCGGATCGACAAAACTCTTCTCGATCTCGGCGACCTTGCGGAGTGCATGAATAGGCACGAGCTTGTTGTAGGGCTCGCCGCTCGACTTCACTTCCTTGGTTGCTTTCATTTGCTGACCGCTGCTTGTCCACGTCATCAGTTCCTCAGTGCCGAGGTGCGGACCGTGGTAGTAGTCAGATGCCGCAACTTTCACTGGCGCCACCGTGGGGTTACGCCTAGCGATGTGACGAGCCGCCGTTCCGAAACGCACGTCGCGGATGTCATCCTTGAGCCGCAGCGGGCGCCAGTGCCAGCCGGCCTTTGCTTCGCTTTCTTCGGCGGCCTTCTTGTCCATGTACGCCGTGACGGTTGCCAGCGCAAACACCGGCCAATCCTTGGCCCGCAAAAACGCCTTGAATTTCTCGATCTTCAGATCGGCGTCGATATGCGGATTCTCCAAGCCGAGCGATTTGCTCAACTCAGCATATTCTTCGAGAAGATCGGGCCGCGCTCGCGGCGTCGCCTCTAGCGACGTGCGATCAGAGCCGACGTCTGGCCGCTCGCGCGTGATAAGATCAGTCGGCGAGCCGCGTCGAAGTAGCGTTGAAAACATCTCACTTCTCCATTTGATTGCATCGCCATTGATTGGCCGAACAACACCGCGATGTCAAGTGCTAAAAGTTCGGTCGTTCGACTTCGTGAACCTCCCACTTCTCATAGCCAAGACTTCCGATGATTGCTTGATTCGAATAGATGCCGGCCTTCATCTCAGTGGGGAACGGACCGACGACCAACGTCACCTTGCCTTCAACGATCTTCAGCACAACCCACACACCATCCTTGATGTTGTCCCATCGGGCCGTGTCCCAATTCCACACGATGAATCCATACGCCACTGCATGTTGCAGCAACGGTCGCGTCGGATCGTTCTTCACGTAGGGTGTTTCAATCACTTCCATGGTCCCGGATGTGGGAGGAATTTGATGTTGACTTCGGCAATGCGCCGGCCGAAGCCGGGCACCTCCTCGCATCGTGCCATGACGCGATAGAAGCCATCTCCAATGCCAGTCGGGATTGATATCGCCAGCGAGGCGTTGGCGACGTTGCCGGGCGGGTCATCTCGCAATTTGCCGCAAACAGTGCCACCTCTTATTGCGCGATGCGGGTCCCAAGTATCAGAGACCACTTGCGCATGGACAGGATCACAAAGCAGAAGCGTCCCGGTATCGATGCAGATATCGCCAACCGGGTGCCAGTCGTTGTCTTTCTTGGGCATAATGGTTCCCAATTCGCCTAGCAGCCACTCGACCCACGGCGCCGGGACCGGATAGCCGAGCGGGGATTCTAGGTGCTCGCGGATTTTGTTGAATTTGCCTTCGCGACTGAGATGTTCGAATGCGCCGCTCATAGCCGATGTTCCTCCCACCATGAGCGAAGCAACTTCGCTTGTTCTGCCGTCGCGGTGATTTCACCGTCTCTAACCGTGCAGCCGATGCCGATTGTATAGGCGATGAAAACAGCTTCGAGATATCGAGCCTGAGCGAACCGCTCGGCGCGCGGTGCCGCGAACCTGTACCGCTGGCCCTGATTCTTGGTGGGCACGTACACCTCAAATAGCCGCTTGCCGGCAGCGTGAACCTGATGTCGCTCTCGTCTCACAACGAGCTTGTCGGCCGCGTGGACCTGATGTCGGGCTCGTCTCACCTCGGGCTTGCCTTCGATCGTAAATCCGTTCTGCCTCATGGATAGTGTCCCATGCAAGTGTCCCCTCCCTCATGCGTCTTTTTGCAGAAGGGACAGTACGGAGCGTCGGGCTGCGGACGACTGTCGTCGTGCTTGCGCAAATCACGCTCATGGTCGGCATGCTCGTCGGGTGTTGCGGCGCGCGTCATCGTTCGTTCCTGTGTTGCCGCGCTTGATAGACAGTCAAATGATTTAGGCCCAGCATCGTGCATCGGTATGGTGGACCCTCGACCATGCCCAGATCGCGCAACCGATCGAACATGCGACTGACCGCGCCGCCGGCTCGACCCTTACCAGCGCACCACGCCGATGGCCCACGATCGCGAATACGCACCATGGCCTCGATCTGTGTTTTTGTCAGCGGCGTCATTGCGCACCCGCGATGCAATCGAGTCCTAACGGCGTGCACTCATACGGTGGACCCTCGACCATGCCCAGATCGCGCAACCGATTGAGCATGCTCTTGATGGAGCCTACCGCGCGGAACGGCCGTCCATCGCGGATAGCGATCATGGCGTCGATCTGAGATTTTGTGAGCGGCGTCACGATCGTTGGCTTTGGAGCGCAGCACTGTCGCAACAGCGCCTTGATAAGTTCGGCGTCTCTGATGCAGTCGAGCTTTTTGACCGCGCCGATAAGCTCTTGGTGAAGATCGGTGTTCATCACGGGCATCACTTCCCTACAGACAGAGCGCACGCGATCTAAAATCATTTCGCGTCGCATGCTCACTTTTAATAGTTCCTCGCGCGATATTCGGCAAGCTGTTTGCCCCAGTCCATGTCAAGCTTATAGACCTCCATCAGCTTTGTCATGTTCTTTTCGTTGTCGAGATCGGCCGCGATCTTGAACACGTCCTGCGATGGCGAGACGAACACCGGGAAGTCGGACCAATCAAAGGTATCGCACGCAATGATGACGTGCGAGGCGCCCATGCGTTTACCCCGTTCGAGCCAACCACGAATCTCTTCTTTACCTATTGGCATGGCTCAATAGCTTCCGTCATAGTCCCAGTAGAACGAGCACTCGCATCCGCGAGCGTCCACGGTCCACCGCCAATGTCGTCGGCGGACCGTCCCTTTCCAGAACAACCACCATGGCGTCCACTGCCAAGGACCAATCACATGCTCGGGAAAGTCGATCTTCATGTTGTCTTCCTTTGTGCCTTGCGGCCGAGCCTCATGTACTGGCACGCGTTGCAGCGACACTCGGTCGGCATCTGCTGCCGGCGGATGTACCAGCGCATGTCATAGCCATCGGCCTTGGCCGCGTCATACAGCCATTCTGGCAAGACGACCGGGACGGTCGGTGCAAACGCCGGAACCGCGTTGTAGGCCGCTCGTAGCTCGGCTAGCGTGATGGCGGTTTTCATCCCTCGCCCCGGGGCTCGGCGCGGCCGGCAGCAATCTCGGCGCGGAGGGTTTCGACTTCGGAGTGAAGGTCGTCGATCTGTCTTTGCAGTGACCGGGTCTGCCGCTTGCCAGTGCTGTCCGCCAATGGGTTATTCATAACGAAGTGGATCAGTTCGGTCGGATCACAGTCATGGCGCGTGGCCCAGCCGATCAGCCGCTTGCGCAGTTCGATCACTCGCATCGGTCGCGATGATCGGTGGAATTGGCCGCGCAAGAGGCGTACGGCCGGATGTTCGGTGATCTGCTCTGGCAGCATTTTCTCATAATCCGAGTTTTGATTCGGGCTGATTTTGGCTAGCTGATTTTCTGGCACGCGTCAAGCTCTTTCGTTGCGTGCCAGTGCCGTGCCAGTGTGCCAGTTTCGGGGCGATTGGCGGGTTTTTCTTAATCGATGCACTCATTGTCGGGCTCGACGGTTCGGTCGTTTTCGACTTTACCATAACTCGGGGCAGTCTGGCACACTACTGGCACGGCTGAAAACGTCTATCCGTGACACGTAAGTTATTGATCTTGCTGATTCGGAACACTGGCACGCTTGGAACACTTATATCCTAGGGTGTTAGTAGTATGTGTATGTGGGGAGGGGCTGTAGTGGGGGTGTAGTGTGTATCCCAGTGCCAATGTGCTTTTTATCCGTGCCAGTGTGCCAAGCCCTCGAATCGGTCGTTTTTGCAGGGTATGGATTGCCTCCGGCGATCGTCCGCTAGGCGCCTCGGCGATTATGATTAACCTCTAATTCGGGGCCGTTAACCTTAATTATTAACCTTAATTCGTGCATGCGCGACCCGTTAACCCCTCATTTACCACGATTCGCATCTCCTATTGACATGCTAAGTGCATGATATCATTACATAATAGCCTGTCAAGAGCCTATTGCTCGATTCGCAGGGTAGGGTTACTGTGTATGATTGTCGTCATTCTATTAACTATCTGATCGCGCAGCCTATTCGTGCATTAACCTTAATTATTAACGTTAACGCGAGCCTGCCCTGTCCAGCGCTGCACGTGGTAAGTCATTGATTTCATTAGCGTAACGTGCGTTAACGTTAATTCTTAACCCTAACGAACGTTCGTGCATTAACGTTAAATCTTAACGTTAACAATAGCTTAGCATATTTTTCTCTTGACAAAGGGGGCGGCAATAAGATAGGTGACCGGGCTTTGCAACCCTAGGTAGCTATGGGGTAGGGTCCGCGAATCGCGACGAATCGTGAAGCGGTATGTGCCCTTGCTCATACTCGCTTGCCGAAAAACCGAACATAATTATGAAAAAATATAGAAGCCCTTCCAGCAAAAATTAAGAGAAACTCTTGACACGAATCTCGGAGCCTGCTAGGGCACGCGATCATTTGCCAACCTGATCGAGGCCTACCCGATGTCCATATTCACCGACGAAGAACTCGACGAGCGCCGCCGGAAATTCAAAACGTTCGTCGAGCGCGGGCTCGTCATCTTGCATCAACAACGCGACGGCACCGCCCGTCTCGAATTTCCGCAGCCGCGCGATCCCGAGATCGTGGCTTTCGATGCCGAAGGCGAGGCGGCGTTCCAGCGAAGCGAGCGGCGGCACTGAATGTGGCTCTTCATGCTCGGAGACTATCGCCTTCCGCTCGTGACCATGGCGGTCGGCGAGGGAGTGTGGCGCGGGCGGTCAGCCGACGTCAGCTATGAACTAGCCGTCGAGGGTCGCCTCCCGGCATTCGTGGCGTTTCCAAGCCGGCGGCCGGCCAACGATAACGACAACGATGTGTGGCGATGACAAGCTGCACCGTGACAGTCACGAGCACTAATTGCACATTAGGCGCGATCTATCTCCGGATCAAATGTGAGAACTGCGGGGGCACCGGCAGCATTAAGCGCACGCCGGGGCGGCACGCGTTTCGCACTATGACGGATGGCAGGCGCCGGCCTCGTTGTATGGGTTGTATGGGCCGGGGCTGGATCGAAGTGAGAGAACCAAAGCAATGAAAACCTCCAAGTTCGCCGACAAGGTCGCGCTCCTTATCCAAACTCTCGCCGACGTGCGCTGCCCGATCGAACGCGTCGAGACAACGACGGGCAGTCAGATTTTGCGAATCGTGATCAAGGATGAAGCGTTCACCATCACGATCGCCAAGGCACGGAAGCAACGACGATGACACGAAAGAGCGGACGACCTGAAAACCAAAGCCTCATGCTCGCACGGTTGCAGGGCGACATGACCTACCACGGCAAGGCGTGCAAGCGGTGCGGCGGCGTCGAGCGCTACGTCCGGGGCGGCGGCGCGTGCGTCACCTGTCAGCGCGCCTACTCTATCGAATCCCGCGCCGCGATGAAGCGCATCGCGGCCGAGGCGGAAGGATTCACCGGCACCGAGATCACGACAATTTTTCACGAGGAGGCTGCCGAGTTCACCGAGGAGATGATTGATGCGATCGAGCGCGAGTTCACCGAGGAGATGATTGATGCGATCGAGCGCGAGACGCAATGTCAGTGCGGCTACCCGGCAACGCCGTGTGACAAAACCAAACACGACTACGGCCACGAGTGCGTCGCCGGCAACGAACGACCGCCATACATCCTTTGCGGTGGTTGCCCCACGCCAGACGATTGTCGAGGAGTCTACGCGTGCCGGGAGGCTGACAACGAGCAAGCGGGCACCGGCTGGATCGAGGCGGAGATCGAGCGCGCGGCCGGTGAGCAACCAATTGTTAACGATGATTCGGACCTCTCGCTTGACACCGCTGCGGCGCCGCGCTACCTGAGCCAAGACGAAATTCCGCAACCGTGGGATTGACGATGACGGCCATAGAGGTGTTCGATGCCCTCCAGTCCCGTAATCGTTTTTGGGAGGATAGTTTCGTGACGATGAAGATCAGCACCTACTTGATCGTGGACGCGGCCCGCGCCACACGAGACATATACAAGTCGAACGCTATCAAGCTTGCGAAGCATCACCCGGACAGCATCGGGATATTCAACGAGATCAGGCGCACGGCGCTGATGGACGCACTTTGCCACGATGAAAATCTGTGCGAGATGTTCGCCGGCCGCATCCATCAACTGAGCCACGGCGTAAAGGGATAGGGCCGTGGCCAATCTACTCAAAAAGAGCAAGCGATCAAAGCTCCTGCCGCGCATTGTCAACGGCAACATATGGCTTGGCGAACGCTACGCCGAACAGACGGAAGCTGATCGTCAAGCGCGTCGCGAGAGTGGCACGATGCCGCCAATGATGTTCACCCTCGACGTGGCAGCCGGCTCCGGCGAAGATCGCGTTGAATATCAGCTTCAGTTAACGGAAGACGAGATGATCGGCGCGACAGGAGAGTGGCTATCAAAGCTCGCGTCTCGTCGGGCTCGTCAAGCAAAGTTCACCAAAGAAAGGACCGAGTGATGGCATTTATCGACGGCAACGTTTCCGACCTGTTCTTTAACACCGATGTCACCGTAGCAGCGACGCACGATCATACTGGCCATTTCACCGGCTATGACGATGCGAAGCTCCGCGAGGAGGCGGACTTGTTTCTCAAGTGCCTCGACCGGCTCGGCGTCACGGTGCCCACTGCCGATGACCTGATCGCCGACTTCCTCGCACGGTGCTGATGGCGCACTTTCCATCCAGATGGCGTCTCTATCTCGTCGAGGGCCGGCGCCCTCCATCGGATCGAAGAGATCGCCGTGCGGCTTGACGGTCCGAAGCCCTTGACATTCGACGAACGGCGCGATATGGCAAACTTGCTTAATCTGATTCTGAGTGAAGCGCAATATGTGAGGACACGATGAATCGAGAATGGAATAGGCTCCGCTGGTCAATCATTGGCTTCGTCGTCTTCCCCGGCGTCGCGATGTTCTTCGCATGGCTGGTGTCATGATCACTCTGGAAAACCCGGTTCGGTTCGTCGCGATTGTTGCCGGCACCGTCGCATACTTCGCTCTCGGCGATGCGCATCTGGGCATCGCGTTCCTGCTCGGCACGTTCATCGGGAGCGTGAAATTTGTGAAGCGAGGCGACGAACAATGATCAAGAGGCGACGAACAATGATCAATGAGCACTGTGAGCAATTGCTCGACGCTGGCCTAGTTCGGTATAACGCTATAGCTGGTCTTCACCGGGCGGGCCGCGTGGATGCAGCGATTCTTGCGCCGATGCTCATTGGCCTCCGATGCAAAAAGCTCAACAAAGAATATGTGATAACCCGGGTTGACTACGGCTACAACGGACACATCACGGCGCACGGCTATCGCATTCTCGGCAGCGGGCAGCGTGGCACAAAGACGTGGGATATCGGCACTATCCACTCGGGAAATTTCGAATGAGCAACGAGACAAAGTTTTGGAGAAACTACTGCATCATCCTGATCAGCATTTTCGCGCTCGTGATCCTTACGATCCCATGGATCACCCTCGGCACGATGCGCTATGTCGATTGGGTCCATAGCAAGTTCGAATCTTCAGCCGTTTGCAGGGTGTCACAATGATCAGGCTCCGCTTCGTCGCCACGTCAGGGCCGATCGCCCTCGCTATCCGGCTGCAAGCCGGCCTCTGTATGCCGTTCACTCCAAATCACGTCGAGGTTGTCTCGCAAGACGGCATGTTCTACATCGGCCAGCACATGGCCGGCGGGATGCAGGCGCGAGCAGCGGGCTATGACAAGGCAGAGCTTCTGCATGAGTTGTTCGTCGAATTGCCGTGCACGCCCGAGCAAGAGGCCGCGTTCTACGGCTACATCAATGCCAAGATTGGCATGCCCTACGACTGGAAGTCGATCTTCAGTTTCGTCGATCCCGCGTGGAATCTTCATGACGTGGGCCATCTGATCTGTTCGGCGATCACGGCCGCCGCGCTGCGTACCAAGGGCTGCGAGTTCTTCCCGTGGCCAATGACGGTGCCGCTCCATCACGTCTCGCCGCGCGATCTGTTGCTGATCCTGAGCAGTCACGTGAAGATCGACCATCCGGAGATGGCGTGATGCGGAAGCTGATCTCGCTCGTGGCTATCCTAGCTGCCGGGTTTGTCTACGGCCTCTTCTATGGCTATGACTGGGGCATCTCTGACGGTCGCCAAGCGGGCCGGCGTGAAGTTCTCGCTGAGAAGGTGATCGAGAAGTCCGAATACGATCGCGAGATGCAACAAGCCGGCCTTTGCAAGTGGGTGAAACTCATGGCGGACGACGTGAGATGCAAAGCGGAGTTGCCTTGACATCTGACTGACGCCGCGCTATGGCAGACTAGGTGATGCGACAGGGCCGGTTGACATGGGCAAGAAAAACAACCTATGCGAGACAGTCGTTCGTGAAGTTGCCGAGAGCTTCGGTGGCGCGATAGTCGAAACGGGCAAGACGGGCAGCAACCATAGCTACGCCGTGATCAAGATAGGCGCCCGGCGTCGGAAGGTGTTCTATCCTTCGACGCCGAGTGACCGCCGGAGAGGCCATTTGAATTTAAGATGCGACCTACGCAAGGCAATCGGAGCAATGCTATGACTCCGGACATTTGCCCTACGTGCGGAAGAGTGACGACGTGGGATATCCAACATTGTCGCTACCACATCGACTGTATGATGCGCGGCAAACCGGAGCCTGACCATGCCGAAGATCGAATGGGCGCTACACAAGCAACCGGAGAATCCCCAGCTATACACGCTTTCGATGCGCAACGTTCGGAAGGACGAAGCGGCGCGATTGCTCATGACGTTCGCGGAGATTCAGCGCGAGCGCGGCGAAGCTAACCCCCCGACACCGGAGTTGAAGTGATGCCGAAGTTCCTCACACCGTTCGTTCTCTGGGTGGCTGGTACTGCATGTCTCGCGCTCTGCGCCTACTTGGTCAATGGCGTCGCTCCAGCAGCCGGCGTGCTCGGAACAAGTCTGCTTTGCGTGGCCTTCATCCTTGGACTAAGGAAATTGTGATGTGGACGTTTTTGACTGACAACAAGACGGGCATTGAACTGCTCGTCAATATGGGCATGGTCGAGCGAGTCGAGGGTCGCTCACGCGGCTCCGCGCTGTACTATACCTATCGACGGCGCCCGGTCCGTGTGACCGAATCGCTTCACGAGATTTCAAAACGGCTCAGCGTACCCAAACGGAGGAAGTGATGCCGCAGGAGCGACCGAATCACTACGGCCATCTGTTGGCGAAGAGAAGCGATGACGAGTGGCGCGAGATCGCTGCCCGACAGCGCTACGCCAGCCCTCATTTCCCGACGAAGGCCGAGGCTACTCGACGGCGGCGACACAAGTTGCTTCGCGTGGGCGCGGTGTACCTTTCGCTTTTTGGCGTTGCATCGTCCATGGCGCTCTCGTCGGTCCTGACCGTAAGCTTCATTGGGGTCATCGGCACTGCGGTCGTGGCTGCCTCCGCCGCTGTGTTCTTCGGGTATGAATACTTCACCCGAGAGAGGCTTGCACCATGACACCGCTGCATCTGCAAATGTTGTTGCACTACTACGCTATCGCAGAGCCCTACGCGAAGAACGATCCGCTACATGCGGAGAGCCGGGCTGTCAGTCGGTATCGTGATCAACTCGTTTCGCTGAAGCTGATCCACGAAGACCCGACGTCAGGGAGCGGCTATAGCTGTACTGAGCGTGGCTTCGCTTATGTCGAGGCGCTGAAGGCGTTGCCCCTTCCCGAAGTCTTCACCGAATGGAAGATTCCAAGCGTAAAATGATCCTTGAACGCACCTACGATGATGGTTACAAGCCTTGGTTCGCTTGGCGCCCCGTGATACTCGACGGCCCTAACGAGTGGACGCGTTGTCGCGAGAAGAACTGCCGGCGTCGCCTCGTGTGGTTGTGTTGGATAGAGCGCTGGCGGCATAAACCTCGCCCGTACTATGCCGTTTTCGATGGCGCGGGACAACGGTGATACTATGGCCCACGTTCATGAGTCGGCGGCCATCCGAATCCTCGATTGGCTCCATCGCGCAGAGGATAGTCTTGCTGGTCACGAAGTTTGCTTGAGCAATGGCGTTCGTGGCGTCGTTCACGAGGTTCGACTTGACGACCATCACGGGTTGTGCTTTACGTTCGACGATCCGGTCTCCGGTTTCGACGAGATCGAATGCGGTATCACGCGGCGTTGGTTTCCTGTCTCAACCATCCGAGAGTTCGCGAAATGTGTGACTGTGCCTCAATGTTCTTTATCGGAGGGGCGGCCGGCGCCGTAGCCTGTGGCGTGCTGCTCCTCGTGTTCTTGAAATCGTAAAGCCGATGCGCCGATCTCTTTGGTCTCAATTTATCATGCAGGGTAAGCTCGTGCTCGAATATGACGTTCGCGGCTGCATGGCCGAGAACCACGTTCTCAAAAACGTTTGGGAGATCGTCGAGTTCGGCTATCAGCCGAAGTTCATTCCGGGCTCCGCGAAAATCCACATGGCACGCTGCCGATTGATCCAGAGCCGCGACGATCTCGACGAAGAGTTCACCCTCATTCCTTCGAGCGATCTATACGCGCTTCCTCCCGGCAGCTTCGGGCAGTCGATCGGTTACGCATGGAGACATTGATGGATGTAACTCAAAAACTGATTCTCGACAATCAGGCGCTCATTATGGACGGCATCGCTGCGCTTCTGCACAAGGATGCGCCTCGCTCTGGCATCACAGGGGCGCCTTGGGAAACTCCTCTCTGGGATAAGCTCTGGAGTTCGGCGACGAATACGCGGCGCCATATCAACTCCCTAAATGTGAAACCGCACCTGAAGTCGTCGCGATGACTGAGCGGACTGATAGGTGCGTTTTCAGATTTGAAGGTGGCAAGGAATTTCCGTGCTGGGGTGATCTCGAAATATATGACGAGACAGAAGAGGGTGATGTGATAGAAGTCTGCCAAGGACACAGTGGTTGCTGCCTGTCAGGTCCGCTAGATCAGATGGAGCGCGGCGGCTACATCGCGCAGGGCTCTCGATGACGGAGCCTGTTCAACTTATCACCCGCCCAAGTTCTCAGAATCAAGAGACCGTGGACATGCTCAAAGACTATCTTCGCATGGCAGAGGCCGGGGAGATCATCGGCATCGCCGTGGTTGGCCTCTGTCCTGATGGCGCTGTCAACCATCGGGCCAGCAGCACCGATCGCCAGATGACAATGATCGGCGGGGTCTCTCGGCTCCTCCACAGGATGCACTTGAACGCTGACGAAGGCATTGTATGACTAAGCCCTTCAGCAAGCAGGCCGTGCATATGGTGGGTCACAAGAACGGCTTCCGACTGGAACTGTTCGGCATGGATGTCATGACGCTCTGTGGAAAGCTGGGCTCTCCAACTGATGGTGTCCCTACGCGATACGTGCTCATTGATTCGAGCGGCAATAGATTTCAGGCGACCACGAGAGAGCGCTTTACATCCTGTAAGAAATGTCTCAATCTGATGACGATCGGCACACTACACGCGAGGAAAGAATGTCAGACGCCAGCGATATCGCCTTCAGCAAATGGCTCGAATCAAGTCCCCTTAAAGCGTCTACTCGACCGGCGCTCGCGAATGCCAAAGTCGCCTTCGAGGCCGGCTGGGAAGCCCGCAAGGCTGCGCAGTACCGCGACGTAGTCGGTGTGGACGCCGGAGTCGAACCGGCGTTCTACGGTCCGTGGGTCCCTCCGCGAGAAAATCCGAGGGATAAGCTGTTCAAGCCGGACCCGGAGGATAAGTCGTGAGCGCAGAGTACATTATCGGCTTTTCTATGCTTGCTCTAGTGCCACTTCTCGTCTATGTTTTCTTCCGGGCGGTCCGCAGATGAAGTTCACAATATTCGTGCGTCCGGCTGGAACGAAGTCATCTGCTTGGCGAGAAAACTACGACTTCGCTCACGTGCTCGACATGGAGTGCGCGATACAGGCCGCTCAGGTTTACGTGGCCGACTGGAATGCGCGCGGCGCTACGAAGCGGAGTCGGCATAACGGCATGATCGAGAAGCGGCGAGAAGTTGTCGCCGTCGAGTTCAACGGAGAGCGTCGGGAGTTGCGATGATGACTGCGCGCTACGGTCGGAGCTACGACTCCCCTACTGTCCCCGCTAACGACGAGGCAAAGTACCGCGACTGGAAACGGCGCGATCAATGGAAGCGTCGCGCGGGACAGGACGCGTTCGACCGCTCCGGCATTCGATGCGAAGATAAGCCGTCATGCCCGTGTCCGATATGCGCCGAGTTCGGCAAGATGCGCGCTGAAGCCCACCACTTCCACTACATCAGAGGCGTAGACTGGCCCGAGGCATGGCGGGCGGCCGGTTGGACTGGCGATGGCAATGCGGAGACACCGTTCTGTAATCCCGGCGAGGGCGTGACCGGAAGGCCGTCGCGGATCATTGTCGAAAGCAACCCGGCTCCCCGGGGATGGGTTGCCGATCGGTTCGCGGAAATAGATTATTTACCATCTCCAGAACCACAAATCGAATCAGCTTGCGCGCCAACTCGCGACATGCCAGATACAGACCCGTATGCTCGGATGACCGAATACTTGATCGCGAGGAAAGCGTGAGCGTCAGATACACGATAGCCGTCAGCCTCGTGAAATACCTCAGTGCGCCGAACAAGCGTTCGGTGAAACGCAACTGCGCCATTCACGGTCTCGTACATCCCCGGCTCCCGGCTGCGGAGAAGGCGGCTAGGGCGCTGCTTGCCTTGCCATCAGTAGAGCACGTGACGATCAAGCGTATCGACGAACGGCTAGTGAGTATTTGGACGAAGCATGCGCGCGAGCGTTGGCTTGCGCAACGTCGCGAAAGCTCGCGTCAAGGCGACCCCTGTCCAGCATGGCCCCGTTGCCGGTGCATTGTGCAAGGGTACATCAATCGCAAAGAGCCTACAGGCTGCGGCCGGAAGCCGAGAACAAAACGATGACGACAGTGCTGCCGCCGTTGAGGCCTTACATTGTGCGAGCGCGTGAAACCCGCGTGCATGAGTTTCGAGTTCAAGCGAGATCGGAAGAAGAGGCCAAAGAGATCGTGGAGGAGTTCGCGGACTACGGGTCGTCCCTGACGGATCAGTTCGATAGCAACGAAGTGATGGACGCTACGCTGGAGAGCGATCGTAAATGAAATTCGAAGACGCCATTCACGCGTGCAAATGCGGCGGTTACATCCGCGACGAATCCGGCACGATGCAGCCGGGTTGGAAGATCATGTTCATCCCCGGACAGCGGCCGGGCGGGACGGTCCCGCGCAATCCTGCAAAGCGTGAAGGTGATTTCTTCACGATCAATCCTGTCACCGGATCGAGCTACATGGTCCGGTTTACTGACGCGCATCGCGCGTCTGACCAATGGAGGACTACGCTATGACCCCTTTCGCGTATCTGGGCTTGCTTCTACTCACGGTCCTCGTGATCGTGATCCTCCGACTAGCACGAGGCCGTCATCGGCTCGAAGAGAGCGCTGAGTACGGATATTTGGCCGGCGGTGTCTATGACCCCGAAGAACGCGTCTCGGGGCACGATCTCGCGGAGCGTGATGCGGAGCGTGATACCGACCCCATTGAATACGCTAAGAGCGTCGAGGCTGATCCACACGGCATCGTAACACGACCTGATCAAATTCCGGCGAAACACCGCTACCCTGCCGAGCCGCGAACGTTCGGCAAGCGCAAACGCGATCCGAGAATTGCCTTGACGCCTCGCATGCTGGCGCGTGTCAACATCCAACGGAAGTTGCGAGACAAGTCGCCGCTCAATCACGCCGGATTTCAGAACGCCGTCGCGCACGCGTGGGATCAGCCCCATGAACAGCCGGCGGATCAGACGGGTTGGCTTGCCTATCTGATCGCGTATGAAGTCCTGTTTGCTGGCCACGAGGCCTCCCGCGTAGACGGCCACGGCGGCGGACTCACGATTGACCCTGACAAGCCCTACAATGGACAGGGAGGAGAGTTTGCCGGCGCCGGGGCCACAGGCTCGTGGGATGCCGAACTTCAACGGGCGGCGGCCTCCACGATCACTGCCGAGGTGCCAGCCGTTGCTCCCGGACCTTCTCAGATCGACATCTATGCGGCTGCGGCCGGCATCGCTACGGCAGCGGCATACAGCGCGCCGGCTCCGGAGCCAATCAGGCACGAGAGTTCACTCGACCCGATGCCGAGCTTCAGCGCGCCGGACCCGAGCCCGAGCTACGACAGTTCATCCTCGTCGAGCGATAGCTCGTCGTCGTCGTCGTCCTCTTCGTCTTCGAGTGATTGAATGAAGTGTCTCGACGAAAACGAACGCCTCGCCTTGGCTCTACGGATTGCGTCCGGAGAGTTGGAGATTTGCTACGCTCGCGTCGAGGAGAGCGGCCACACCTATTGCACAGTAAGGAAACCTCATGACCAAAACCGAAGAACTGATTCTGCGCGGACTGCATCTGATGATACGCTCCAGCTTCTCGCCGAATGATCCGGTCGCGCAAGCGAAGCATTTCGTCGGGCTCCAACAGGACATCGCCCCATGGTTAACGGACTACGCCGAGATCATGTCTGGCAGCGAACAGAAGACGGCCGACTGATTCAAATTTTCTCGTGGACAATCGTTCGCGAAGGTGATATCGGCTTTGTCAAAGAGTACCAAAATGGCGCGCTGGCGTTAACGTATGGGCCAATGCCGACAGCTATCTTGGGACCGTTCGTCAATGAATGCAACAATCGTGTTGCGACAATCATGGCCCGCTTGATGGAGAAGCACCTATGAGAATCCCCGAGGTCCGCCGCGTGCTTGCGCAGGCTGCGGACGACTTGCGTACTGGAAAACGCAAGCCGGCAACGATCGCAAAGCTGATCGACTTTTTAGTCGTCAATGAGATGTGGCGCAAGAAACCTCGCCGGAAGTTCGGTAAGGCCATTCGCACCAAGCTTACGCCCGAACTGAAGAAGAAGATCAGGAAGTATGCCCGCGAGCACAAAACTCAGGACATGCAGGAGATCGGCAATTTCTTCAACGTCAACCCCGGCCGCGTGTCCGAGATTTTGTCGGGCTTTCGCCGGTAACGAAATGCGCGGAGAGTAGGGGAGCAAGCATGCGCCCCGAGGGTACGCGAGCAAAGCAGCTAGGACTTCGATCGGCATGTCGGTTTCGACCGAACGATCGAGGCTCCGTAAAGGGTCCGGGCTTCCCGCTGCCGGGCTTGGGAGCGTAAGGGACGGGAGACGTATTCTCCCTGCATGCTGTCCCCGTGTTCTTCAAGTCTGATGCCCAACGGATTCGACTGCCGTATAAAGAGGGGCGGGCGGAGTAATACCGTCCGGCGGCGTGGCAAGGGCACAAGATGCTAAGAACCCTGCCCCTCTTTATGCCGCAGCTATGTTACGATTCGCGCAAAAATATGTCGCGAAAACTAGGAGAGAGCAGTTGAGAAAGCGCCGCCGAAAAGATGCTGCACTGGCGTTTGCTCTAGACGTGAAACAGCCTGATCCGCATGCCTTCATTCAATGGAAGGGCACCGATGTTTGCATGGACTTCCACTGTGAGTGCGGCGCGCACCACCACATCGATGCGGATTTTGTTTATGCCGTGAAGTGCTACAAGTGCAATGCGATCTGGGAGATGCCGAGTCATCTCTATCCGCGTCGTGTACTGAAGCACGATTGCATCTTTATAACCAAGCCCGAGGAAGAGTAAATGGCTAAGACGAAACGCACCACGAAGAACGGATTCAGGAAGACCGGCAAAGCGCCGCTGCACAGTCGCAATATCAAAATTTTCGTAGTGAAGGGCGGCGATCAGGTTCGACTTGCCGGCGGCGCGCGTAAGGACGGCACTCCGGTCCGGAAGGGCAAGGATTCGAAACCGATCTTTCTTGGTCGGGTCTATACCGGCGTTAACACTGGCAAGGTTTATCCCTACGCCAGCAAGAAACGCGGCGGGACAGGCTTGACACTCACGCCGCGTCAAGCTATCGCAGTCGTCAAATAGAGGACTACACGATGCGATCTAAGGGCAAGCGAATGCGCCCGGCATCTGGCGGGAAGCGCGGCCGATCGGGAGCCAAGCTGACAGTGCGGCGCCGCGCTCGCGTCATGTTGAAAGTTGACGAGCGCGCGATCTTGCGCCAGATCATGCAATAGGAGAGTAACAAATGCGTGGCCGTGGTGGAGTTATCGCGAACCAAAAGCTGACATCACAACCGGCGTGGAGCGAGCCGATGACTGGCGGCATGCTGAAGCATCGCCGGTTCGTCTGGATCAAGCGTGGCGGAGTCGGCCGGCAGTCCGGCTCCGGTCCGAGCGGCTGTAAGGCTACGCCACGTGCATTGCTCTCGCGTACTCTTCGAGATCGGGCGGGAGTAGCGGCGGTCGTCACGGCGCGTCAGGAGCTTGCTTACAAGGCCAAGGCGACTCCGCCGAAGATCATCTATGGGCGGCTACCGCCCGGTCCGCTCCCGTATGACAACAAGCGATTTGTGATCATTGACGGCAGGCGAGAGTACGCGCCGGTCGGCACACACCTCTGCCATGATGGCGTCGAGTACGCGCTAAATGGCGGAGGGTTCTGTGATCGTTGCGGCGAGAATGTGGAAAAACTTTCGGCCCACCTAACGGAGGAGTAAATGTCTGAGCGTCGTAGTGATCCGTACCTAGAGCGTGCTCGCGAGCTTTGCCTTCAATCTGGCATCGATCCTGACAGTCGGCGTGGCGAAGGTCGCGGACATCCCGCGTGGACAGAATACCGCGACGCCGCGCGCAAGGAACATCTCGCGCGTGAGCAAGCCGCGCTCGCGGCTGACATTGCCATCGCTCCGCAGGCGCCGGAATATCAAAACGCGCCGTTGAAGATTTTTGGCGAGCACGATGATGCAACGATCGCACAGATGCGAAACTGCATGAGCGTCGGCAACGTCGTGGCCGGCGTGATCTGCGCTGACGGGCATCTCGGCTATGCGCAGCCGGTCGGCGGCGTGATCGCATATGAGAAAGATCAGGTTAGCATCTCCGGTGTAGGTTTCGATATAGCGTGCGGCAACATGGCTGTTCGCCTCGACATGCCGTTCGCTGAGATCGAGCCGCGCATTCCCGAGATCATCCGCGACGTTCAACGAATCATTTCGTTCGGCGTCGGTCGCACCAACGACGAGCGTGTCGAGCATGCGCTGTTCGATAACGCTGATCTCTGGCGGGCTTCGGACATGGAGGACTACCGCCAGAAGGCCGTATCGCAACTCGGCACGGTCGGCTCCGGCAACCACTACGTTGATATTTTGCGCGACGAAGAAGGCCTCCCTTGGATCGGCGTTCACTTCGGGAGCCGAGGTCTTGGACACACGAGCGCAACGAAATACCTGAAGGCCGCCGGGGGCAAGGATGGCATGAACGTTCCGCCGGCTCTCGTCAATCTCAATACCGAACTCGGCCAGCGCTATATCGCCGCTATGCAATTGGGCGGTGCCTATGCCTACGCCGGCCGGGAGTGGGTTGTCGAACGCGTCCGCAAGATCATCGGCGGCACCGTCACCGAGAGCGTGCACAATCATCACAACTTTGCATGGCTCGAAGAGCATGGCGGTCGTGAGCTATGGGTCATCCGCAAGGGAGCGACGCCGTCGCGCCCGGGCCAGAAAGGATTCGTCGGTGGCTCCATGGGAGACGATGCCGTGATCATCGAAGGCGTCGAGAGCCCCGAGGCCAAGGCCGCACTTTACTCGACCATCCACGGCGCCGGCCGACTGTTCGGCCGCAAAGAGGCCAAGCGCCGGTTCACGAAGCAACAGATGGACGAATGGCTACAGGCCCGTGGCGTGACCCTCGTGGGCGCTGACCTCGACGAAAGCCCGATGGCGTATCGGCGCCTCCCGGAAGTTCTGGCGCACCACGCCGGCTCCGTAAAGGTCCTACACACGCTCCGGCCGTTCGCGGTCGCTATGGCCGGCGCCGGAGAGTTTGACCCTTACAAGGACTAAAAGACATGAAGAAATTTTTGTTGATCTGTATCGCTCCCGTTTATCTTCTTGGCTGGGCCGGAGCAATGGCTGCGGTTGATCGTAACTACTACAGGGACATCGGTGAAGGACTTGCCATGCAGCGCTCCGGTTCGTCTTGGAGAGTGCCTAGGTGAAATGGCTCTTGGCGCGATATGGCCGGCAGCCGCTATAGCGGACACGGCTTTTCGAGCGTACCGCAACGAACACAAGGATTGACAGACGACTCAGGATGCGCTATAAGCGCGCCCTCACTACCGAGAGCCTACGGGGGCTTCTCCCTCTGAGGCCCGAAAAGCCGAAAGGCCTGTTGGCGAAAGCCGACTAGGGCATGCCCGTAGGGAAGCCGCACCGCGCGAGAGCGAGGAGCGGAGCAACTAACACGAGGCGACATCGCGCGCCTACTCGGAAAACGAAACGATGAAGACCCGGACCGCAAACTCGAATACCCCCAACCCGCGCCCATCTCAGGGCGTGGGGGAGTCTGCTCGTCCCCGCCGCACTCGGAATGCGGAGATCGCGGGTCGAAATCCCGCCGCCCTGACCACTCTCACATCGAATATTACCGGCCGCCTGCAACGCTGGCAGTGATCCTTTACAGGATTGGTGTAGCGGTAGCACGGCGGCCTCCAAACCCGCTGGCCATGGTTCGAACCCATGATCCTGTGCCATGCCGGTTTGGTGTAACGGTAGCACAACGGGCTCTGAACCCGTTAGGTCTCAGTTCGAATCCGAGAGCCGGTGCCAACAAGTCGATGTAGCTCAGTGGTAGAGCAGGGCTTTCGTAAAGCTCAGGTCGGAGGTTCAATCCCATCCCATCGGCACCAATCTCTGACAGCGTAGCTCAGTTCGGTAGAGCATCGGGCTCATAACCCGAGGGTCCTTGGTTCAAATCCAAGCGTCTGTCACCAAGAAAACCTCTATGTTTTTCTGACATCGAATGCCCAGTGTAGCTTAGTTGGTTAGAGCGCGCGGTCGATAACCGTGAGGTCGCCGGTTCGAATCCGGCCACTGGCACCAAATGGGGCGGGCAGAAGGGCTGCACTGATGCCTTGCAAGCAACGGGAGCCGGGGGCAGTACCCGGTCGCTCCACCAATTTGGGAAGTGGCGAAGATGGTAACGCGGCGAACTGTTAATTCGCTTACCGTAGGTTCGAATCCTACCTTCCCAGCCAACGATCGTTGTAGAGCGTCATGTGATCGTAGTTCGGGACCCGGGCGAAGGAACAAAGCTTCCGCCCGTCAACATCGTAAATGAAATGGAAGCTAGCTCCGATCGCCCGCTCGGATACGTTGTGCCATTCACCCGAACCATCGGTTGCGAACAGCCAATAGCCTTCAGCATCGTGGCTGGCGCAAAACCACCGCATGACCGAACGCCGAGGCCAGCACGAGCCAAGAAACTCATGTCCGACCACCGCATGGTCGGGATGCGACATCGGCGTTACGCGGGGTACGCGCTCGCCACCGTAGGGGTCACGATCCATTTTGGACATCCTTTTTCACAGAGCGACAAAATCTCCGGGCTCGACAGGCGATGCGAGCAGAAGCGTTGCGATCGGCTCTCCGCCGATCGGCTCCTCGAAGATCGCGAGCCGCATATCCGTGCCGAGCATGTTGATCGGACCTACGGGAGACCCTTTCAGATATAGCGTTATATCCTGACCCTCTAGTTCTGCCCATCCATCAATCGGCTGTCGGAGTGTGACCACTTCGCGCTCGACACCGTCAACGATTGCTAGCACACTGGCGTATTTCGTTTTCATTCATCATCATCCCATAAATCGAAGAGCATCCACTCTCGGGTCCTGACGTTGAAGTAGCCGAGGCTCAGCGCCATGACAAGCCCCTCATAGACGGCTCCGAGCCCGAGCAAAAAGAACCGCCACTGATCCTTACGGGAGGAGTGCCGAGCTCTGCTCGGAATAAAATTCTTGCGAAGAGTGACTAGCATTGGTCCTCTCAAAAATAAATCTTGTCGCCGGCACTCCGTCAAAAGAACGCGCTATCATCGTATGCGAATGGTCGCACAGGTTGGTTTTCGTCGCCGTCTGCGAAGATCACCACGTCCTCGGGTATCACTTCGTCAACCGCGCGACGATCCCAGAAGCGATGAATGAAGTCGGGCCGGCCGAAGGTTTTGACGGCGGTCGAGTAGCGATCATCTTTGAAACCGACGAAGTGATAGAGGCCGCGCTCTTCATAGCGCGTGCCCCGTGTTGCGTTCTGCCAAGCGACACGCGTCAGCTTCACGCGGCCATCTGGCAGACGCTCGATCACCCCTTCGTCGATCAACCCTTGCATGGAATATTAACCTCGATAGTGCGGCGAACCACGCGAGAGACCTTCTCAACGACCTGATATGGTGTCGTCAGATCGTTCGGAGCCCGGTAGGCCTCGATGATCGCGCCAGACAGATACCACTCGCCTTTCTTGGGCGCGCGAAATCCGACCTTCCGGTAGAAGTATCGGTCTTGAAGAAGCCCGCTCGTGCCGAGCGGTATGAAGTTGACAGGGCCAAACAGCGTTTTGCCAACGTCGGCCTCAATGATCTCACGATAGTTACGCATTTTGCCAGCCCTCCTCATATGCCTTAGCGACATAGGTGTCGAAAACTTCGTCTGCCCGGAAGCTGTTCGTGCACCATTCGCTGCACTCCGGCTCCGTCTTCGGCGTGTCTCCGGGACAACAAAACGAGTGGCCCGGAAGGAAGGTCGCGACGAGAGCCTGCCGGCCGTATTGCTGGATACGCACGTCGCCGGTTTCGTCGCCACGTTTAAGCAGCAAGATGCGGACCGCGTCGCCGGGATATTTTGGTTCGGTCCATAGAGACATCACGCAAACTCCGGTTTCCAAAAGTAGTAATACTCCTGCTTGAGCGTTCGCCCATCCTGCCGGCGCACGCGCCGAACAGAGCAGCCCCGGGCGCCGAGATTATCAACCCAGTTATGGGCCAGCGTCTTCGCGTGAGCCAAGCTCTCCGCGTCAAGCTCGCACCACGACCCGTCGTCAACCTCGACGAACACGACGTATTCAGTCTTGCGCTGTACGCGCGCCTCGTCGCGCTCGCGCGTGAGAAGGTCCGCAACAGTCTCGGCAGAAAATTTAGGCATTTGAACCTCTCGTGTATTCTCGGGACAGGCGCAGGCCTTCAAGATAGTACCATCGCGTCCATTCGTGTTCGTTGTGCACTAGAAAACTCCGTTAAATTTGTGCGATCTTGTCGGCCCAGTCTTTGCCCATATGCTCGGTGACGAAGTCAAGACTGCCCTTGGTGCCAGCCTGCACCTGATCGCGCGACGGAATATGATTGCCGTAATAGTCGCGGAAGTCATTGCGACCAAGTAGGCAGCGACCATCCTCGATCGCCTGCATCATGCTACGACCATAAGAGCCTTGCAGGCTCCACAGGCCATCATTGATGGCGCGCTGTAACGAGGCCGATACTTCGAATGGCGAAGCCTCGTCGTCCATCTCGATAATTTGGACGTCTTGATTGGTGAACGCCATGACTTAGCTCTCCAGTGATTGCTTAACGGCCGCAATAGTCGTGAAGACTTCTCCGCCGACCTTTGACCCTTTCGGGAAGTATCGGAAGCCGCCTTCGACAGCCCGGATGGTGCCGACACGAAGGCCTCCGCTATAGACCCGGATCGATAATATCCGGCAATCGGTCGTCTGATGGTAAGTGATTTCGGACATCGTCTATCCTCTAAAAGTGCAGGGCGGCCTTCTCGACTGATACCAAGATACCGCCCTGCACCGTGCCGTTTGCCTGATTGCTAGCGGCATCCCGGAAGATAAGCGAGAGGCAGTGCGGAGTGCAAGCGTCATCCCGTAGGACGGTTAAGGCCGAGTTAATGTCAGGCGCCGGACACTTAACGTTAACCTACGTGACAATCTGACGCTTGACAGATCGGCGGAGGGCCGCTATTTCCGGGGGCAAGTGGAAAAGGCGGCCCCATGCGGTCGCAAAAGAGGATAGGCTTGATATGAGTAAGTTCAAGGTTCAAAAGCTCGTGGCCCTGAAGGGCCGAACGGCTTCGGGACAGAGGGTGAAGAATGTCGGCGCGATCTGGGAGACGATCGCCACGAAGACAAATCGGGCGACGGCCGAGCGTATCCAGAAGCATGCGCAGATTGACAATCCGAACGCGCAGATCAGGATTGAGGAAAGCGCGTAATGATTCCGGATTGGAACGCCGAGCCGGAGTATCCCGGCATCCCGATCGCATTGATCATGCTCCGCAAGGGGCGTGAACTCGGCGACGTTCGCATTCAACACTACGGGAGGAAGGTCAAAGTTGCGGCCTTCCTTCCCGGCATTTGTATGAGCCTTCCGGGCGACAGTCCGAAGACGAGTCCGGATCGTGACGAGTGGTTTGATGTTGACAACCGTGTCGGCGCCGAGCGGACTTTTGACCGATTCATCCGCGACGCACGTGACGCCGGATGGGTTGAACACGTCGTTCGATAAACAGGAATAGGCGGACACAGACAGACAGAAGGTACAGGGAAAGCAAGCGCGGTGTCGGTTGAGCGAGCAGAGTAGCGAGTCGAACCATAGGCCCTCGGCTAGTATGGTCCCTTCGGGGTAGCGAATGTGAGCAATAGACCGAACTTAAATCCCGGTGTCGATCAACCTACGAAGGGCGCGTCCCCGTAGTCGGCCAACGAATTGAAAACGAATGTGCCCGTGTGTGTGTCTGTGTCCACCTATTCCTGAGAGGACCCTATGTCAGATGAACTTTCTGATCTGATTCGTGATCTCGCCAAGCGCGGCGAGCTTACCCATTTGTCGCTCAGCCCGCGTGAGATTGAGCTAGGCAACAACAAAAAGGTCAAAGGCTGGGGCGCCACGTTCGCGCCGGCCAGCACTTTCGGCAATACGTTCGGCGAGGATACTGATCCAGTCGTTGCGCTTTTGAACGCGCTCAACGATGCGAAGCTCCGACATCGATCGGAGTTCAAGGACGGCGCGGGTTCAAAAGTGAAGCCCTCGAAGTCGGCGCCGGCAACCGAGGCCGACCTCGACGATCTCCTCAGCTAATTCGCTAGTTGTTCCGATCTCTGGGATGGGCTACGCTAGTCGCCCAATTCTGGAGAATCGGCATGGCGAAGCTCACTGCAAAAACCCGCAAGAAAATCCCTACCGGCAAGTTCGCTCTGCCGGGTAAGCGATATCCGATAGAGGACAAGGCGCACGCGGCTGACGCGAAGGGCCGGGCCACTCAACAGCTTGCCAAAGGCAAGCTATCGCCGGCTCAGGCCGCGAAGATTCGGCATCGCGCCGACGTTGTCCTTGGCGAATCGGACAGTCACTATCACAACAAGGGCTAAATTTGCCATGAAAGATGCAGGGGGCCACGGCAGCAATGAGCGCGGCGGTGTAGCGACGCACGCCTCCGCGATCCATGCGCTCCCCGGAGTAGGGGCGATGCAAGCCGCTCACAATTCTCAGGTAGAGGCCGGTCGTTCCGACGCTTCATATCGTGCTGCCATGCCGATTGAGAACTTTACCGGAGGGGTCCAAGATTTGCTAGGGCTCTGGGACGGGACCCAAAAGCCATCTCCCCTATCCGATGGCGAGAAGAAACAGATTAACGACGCTTATGCGCAACGTGCGAACTTCCGGGTCTTGGCTGGGCAGATACAGGATCAACGGCGCCGGGCGGCACACTGACACACTGGCACGGATAAAACCGGGCTCCAGATCACGCTCCCCCGGGGGTATGGGGATTATTGAATTAAGAGTTTGGTAGGTATATCCTGAGAACCTACTAGCGAATGGCCCGGCACGCGTGCCAGTGTGCCAAACGGTGTAGCCGAGGAGCATAATTATGAAAGACGCAAAGGGCCACGGCAGTAACGCACGCGGCATCGTCGGGACGTTTACGCCCGACGCCAAGCATATGTATAACCATTTGCGGAATAGCGGCGTCCCACACCGGCTTGCCGTAGACAGGACCTTCACGGCGTTTCCGGGCAAAACCCAAATGACGAACGCCGATGCCGCCGCCGCTCTGGCGAGTGGCCCGAAGTCGGCACCGGCTCCGGTCCATGACGCATGGAGCAACACCCCCGGCGGTGACCGCACGGACTGGCGCTTAAACAGTCACACGCATGAGATTGTATCGCCGTCCGGCGACGTGGCCGCGAGGATGCGGCTCGGGAAGAACAACGGCCTCGCCGTTGACGTGCCGGGCCAAGGCAAGATCAGCCACAGTGGCGGCCCGTCTATCCACGATGCGGTCGCCATGCCAGACTATCGCGCGAAAGGTGGATCGTTTCCGGCTGATCACATCTCTGGAGCGCTTCACTTTTTGACCGGCAAAGATTTCTCCGGTCACACGGTTCGGAGGGTCAAGTGAAGGACGCAAAGGGCCACGGCTCAAATACTCGCGGCGGCAGTAATGTCGGTCGGCGGTACACGTCCATGAGTTCGTTTACTCCATGGCCTAAAGGGACCCGGTTTGTCAAAGGCACGCTCGCCACTGCCGACGAAGTAAACCGAATTGCCTCTGGCGTTAAGATCAACCCATCTGATACGGAAGCGGCTCGATCCCTCGCGAGTGGCCCCAAGTCGGCGCCGGCTCCTATCCATGACGCATGGAGTGAGACGCCCGGCGGCGACCGCAGTCCGAGTGACAAGGTCCACAGTACCTATACGATCAAGCCCGTAGCCGGCGGCCATGTGTTGGTCAAAGGCTCACGTGATCTGAAAATCGACGGGCGCGAGGGCTGATCCGATGAAAGACGCACGGGGCCACGGCAGCAACTCACACGGCGGCGGTCCAGTCGTGCGGAATTGGTCATCGGTACGCGGCATCATGCCGACGAAGCCGTACCGACAGGGCGGCACATGGCGGACAGACAAGCTCGGGCTCACCTATCGTGTTGATGATGCCGCTGCGGCCGGCGCGCTCGCGAGCGGCCCGAAGTCGGAGCCGGTCCCGGTGCACTATGCGATGCACGAGGCAGCCGGCAAACAATTCGGCCAGCGGATCGCGTCTGATGATCGGCATCCGGTTGAGCAGTATCACAGGAACCCGCTATGAAGGATTCAAAGGGGCATGGCTCCGATACGCGCGGCGGCACGGGCACGCAAGGCATGCGGCTCGTGAAGACGCACGTCGCCGGTCCGCATTTTGCCAAGGTCTACAAGAATCCTGAGTGGGGAGAGAACGTCGTCAAGTTTTTCCACAACGGCGCTTATCAGCCAAAGGCTGACTACTTTACCAACGACATGAGTGACGCACATGCGACTGCGCAATCGGCGCTCAATCGCTACACTGATCAGGACGCGAAGGCTGCGCTCGCGAGCGGTCCGAAGTCGGCCCCTGTCCCAGTGCATGATAGCATGATGAGCGATGCCGAACAGGGACGGCTCTCGGGTAGGCAGTTCGTAGATAGAGGCGACAGTCGAGCCCTTCCGGACGGATCATTCAAGGCTGACTGGCCCTCCTCTCCTAGGTATAAGGCAACAACGAGGTTGAACGCGTGGGGCCAGACCCCGGAGACGGCTAAGGCGGTCCGCAAGCAAATTCGGGACAACCGACGCCAGAGCAAGATGCGGAGCTATCCATGAAGGACGCAAAAGGCCACGGCAGTGACGCACGCGGCGTACACTCACACGGCATCCAGAAAATCGGACAGCCGGAGCCTCCGACGCCTACAATTTTCAAAAAGGATCGTGACGGCGGCGGAGTATTTGCGGCGTTCCCGACATTGCCCGGGGACGACAATCCGGCGACTATGATGGCATATGCTCACGTAGGACAGCATAGTGCAGCCCACATGAATTATGTTTCTTCGGCTAAGCCTGCGAAGCCGGCAGAGTATGCGTCTCTTCTGTCCGAACTGAAATCTATCGGTTACAATCCGAAGATCATGCAGAAGATGACGCAAGCCCATTATCAGGCTCGCAAGGCGACGCTGAAAGGATAACCCAAATGAAAGACGCAAAAGGCCACGGCAGCGACGCCAAAGGCGCTCACTCTCTGGCGATCGACAAACTCCCTGCGAAGATGGGGCGCCGGCATTTCGAACAGATCGCCGCGCAGCTTCGCGCGCAGGCCCCCCAAGGGTCGGCGAAGAATTTCCTCGATCCGAACGATCCTCGCAATCCGCAATCGAACGCTGCATGGGATGCGCATAATGCACGCGTCAACGCAATGGCTGACCATCTCGCTACTACTAATCCGGGCTTCCGGCGCGACTTGTTCATCAAGGCCTCGCAGCCGGACACGAGCTACAAGAATAAATCGACGCGCTCGATCACGCAAAGAAACGCGGCGAAAGACCTGTCTCGGTTCAATGCGAAATGAGCTATCCCGAAACATACGATGATGTGACCGACGAAGACGCGGCAGACGCGCTTCGTCACAAGCATCACAAGTCGGCGCCAGTACCGATTCATCCGACGTTCTATGAGAAGCGACAGGACGAAGCCGATGCGGAGGCGACTGACGCGGCGCCGGACTGGAGCGACGATACATGAAAGACCCGATGGGCCATGGCAGCGCAGCAAGATTCCAAGATCATCCTGCTCCGGGCGCTACGCAAAGTGGAAATAGCTATTCGACTTTACGTCCTAGTGGCCGTCCTGCTTATGCGGGCGGCCAGCCTGTTTCATCGAACGCCGCAGCGGCCCAAGCGTTGATGGGCAAGCTGATGGGTACGCAAGCTCCAATTCACCCGGGCATGCTTCTGCGATCGGCCCGGGACTCCTGATGGACTACTATTCCGTGCTCAAGCGCCAACCCAGTTTCAAGCACACCGCCGGCATCTCCATGGCCGTGCAGAGCGCGCACAACTTCACGCCGACGCCCAACTACACGCCGGCCGAGATCGCGTACCACAAGGGCGCGGACGCGCGCAGGCGCGGGCGCACTGAGGCAGATAACACCTACGCGGACGAACAGCCGGCCTTGTCGGCTGAGTGGATGCGAGGATTCAATGGATAAGTGGCTCGTCGCGGAGATTGTAGACGGGACGCAACTCGTGTACTATTCGGGCGGCGTCTGCATCTGCACGATCGAGGTTGACCTGAGCCTGTCCTCCGCTAGGATTCTCGCGGATAATTTGAACAACGCCAAGGCGAGGCCGAAGAAATGAAAGACGCAAAAGGACATGGCAGCGATAGGCGTGGTAAGTACGTTGATATCAACGGCAGAGGTATCATCCCGAGCCGGCCGTTTCGCGAAGGCACTGCCCATCAGGTTTCACTTGCTGAGAAGCATGGCATCCCTACCGACCATCTCGTAAATGTGCAGCCGGTTCGCGACTTTGGAAAGCGCAATACCGTGCCCGCTGGCGGTCCGGGAAACCCGAACGTGCCGGCGCATCAGTCACGAATCGGTGCACTGGTAAGGGAATTTGCAAAGTCTGAGGCCGGCGCTGGTAGGGTCCCAGAATCTCTCAAAGATTTTGACGTTCGTGGTAAAGATGCTTCGGACGTAAGTGATCTAGTGCACACCCTATACAAGGGTCTTGCTCACCACGGCGAGCCATCGAGTATACTTGACTTCATGCGCTTTCTAGGTTTCCTTGGCGCAATCGCTATCATTGACGTACTTGCATTGGGGATGGGCCTGAAATGAAAGATGCGAAGGGGCACGGCAGCAACGCTAAAGGCGTCGCGCAAGCGGCTGGATATAATGTCGTCAATCGAAAAGACGGCATGGGGCACGCCCTTGTTGATCCCATGCGAGCTAGCGGGAAATTTTCAGAGGCCGATATTACTCGATACCTAAAATGGATACCGAACAATAAACGTGGCATAGAACCCGTCTGAAGGTGGATCGATGAAGGATGCGAAGGGCCACGGCTCCAATCCTCGCGGCACGCACGCGAGCGGCGTGGAGAACCTTGGGAGGCCGGCGACGAGTGTCAAGCAAGTCATCAAGGCGGTCGGCAGTGACAAGCTCGATTTGGTCCGTGGCAATGGCTATTGGTACTTCATCTATGACGATCCTGTGAGAGGAATTTACGACACTACGAGCATCCCGACGATGCAGCTTCGCAATTTCACGATTGAGGAGTGGGCGGCGGACGGCCGTGAGTTCGTAGCGAAGATGGAAAAACGCTATGCGGAAAAGTTGGCTCGACGGGGGTAAAGGATGAAGGACGCAAAGGGCCACGGCTCCAATCCACGCGGCACGCACGCCGCCGGAATCGAGAAGGCGACGACGCCGGTTGTCGTCCGGCCCGAAGTGCTGGCGCATATCCAGAAGAACCCGGGCGGCTTTTCAGTCACGCCGAAGGGCCGCACTCCGAGCACCGGGTACATGGTTTCGGTTCCGGGGCGCACGCGAATCGTGAGCGAATCGGACCTCTCGGGTCCGGAAGGCAAGCGCATTCTACAGGCCTATGCCGAGGAGCACTCGGACGTGCTTCGCCAACCGGGCGCGCATCTCGGCGGATGGACAGACAAGAACACTGGGAAGACCTATCTCGACGTGTCGCACAACATCAAGAGCTTGCCTAGAGCGGTGACCGCCGGCAAGGCGCGCAATCAGATCGCGATCTGGGATGTGAAGAGGCAGCGCGAGATTTCCACTGGCGGCACCGGAGAGTAACTGTCCGGAATCTGTATACAAGTTTGGGACAGATCAAGCTCGCTAATCGCTAGTTGCCCGAGCCCCGTCCAAAGGGCTATGCTTGCGCGACAATTCCCACGAGGATTATCCCTATGGCGTATCAGACGAGTGGCGGCACCAAGGCTCCGGTCAAAGGTGGCATGAGCGATCAGACCTCCAGCAACATTGCGCGCGATGGCGCCGCGAAGCATCCGCAGACCAAGTTTCCGGTCAAGGGCGGCATGAAGAACATGCAAGCCTATGATGCGGCCAAGAACGTCAGCGGCTCTGGCCCGGACGCCTCCTCGCCGGACCCGCTCGCCAAGGAATCTATCTCGAAGGGCTTCAAGGATGCGCCGGCCGCGTGGGGTATGACCGATGCCAACAACCGTGGCGTCGATCATAATCAGGGCCGCGCTGTTCTGAGTGAGGCTGCTCTCAAGAGTTGCTAAGGATTTTCCACGATGGGTACGCCACTCGAACAGGGTGATCAGTTCATCCAGTCGCGCGAGAAGGCTAAGAACGGCTATGGCCAGAACGGCTATCAGGGTCCGTCGAGCGATCTCCCGGGACAGCACACGACTTCCGGCTTCTTGCCGGCCGTGACGCTGCCGAAGACAGATGCCAACTGGCAGACTCGCAAAGTTGACTCGACGCCGATCGCGCCCGCGCACGGCATGTCTGGCCCCAAGGCCTCCAGCACGATTCCCGCCACGACACTCTCGCCCCGTCAAACGAAAGAGCTACAAACGCGAAAGGCCTAACCAAGTGAAGATCATGATCGCGCCACTTGTGGCGCTTCTGTTTCTCGTGTCCCCCGCACTTGCCAAGAAAACAGTTATCTCTGACGAGCCTGTCAAGCCGGCGGCTGAATGCGTCTCGCCGGCATCGGTGTTGAAGTCCAGTAAGGCAGAACTCCGAGCCGATCTCAAAGGCGAGGAGTTGAAGAGGTTCAACGCCAACTACGAACGCATCGCGAAGACCACCGCTCCGGATGTCGAAGAAGTTCTCGTCTACAACTACGGTAGAGAAATCGTGATGTTGTTGGGCTTCAGAGAGGGATGCGGCGTCGGCGTCGCACTGCTCTCGACGGAATCGTTCGACAAGTACAACTCGTCTGAAGACAATACGATCTGATGCCCAAAGCGAACACCTGTAAACCTTCGAGTTTACACAAGCGGCTCCAGCGTCAACTCGAAGGTATCGAGAAACACCTTGAGGCGTTTCCGAACGACAAGCTGAGCCAAGCAAGAGCCTCGACGATTCGGTCGATCCTCTCGCGTTGATATAGGATACCGTATCAAGGCTGGTCCTTGATACGCGATCACGTATCAAACTGAATTATACCCGATCGCGTATGGACGCGACCACGGAGGATCGGCATGGCCGACGAAGACGACCTATCCGATTTGCTCGGCGCTGAGCCGATGCCTGAGCCGCGATCAGCGGCCGAACTCCCCAACGAAGACGATATTGATCTGCTCGAACTGCTCGGGCCTCCGCCGTCGCGCATCATACAGGCGGCTTCGCGCGAGAAGGCGCTAGGCCCATCACGGTTGCTCGCGCCAACAAATGGCATGGGTTCCGGCCGCGTGCCCGGCGGTAAGTGCTCGCCCGAACGCATGCAAGGCATCCTCACATTCATGGAGTTGATGCCCATCCCCGCGAAGGCCTGCCGCTTCTCAAACATCCATCCCGCGACCCTCCAGCTATGGCTGAAGAAGAGCGAACGCGGCCAGCCCGGCGATATCTTTGACCTCGTCGTCAATCCGGATGACGGTCCGGAAGAGCGGATCACGAAACGCTTCCACGAACTTTATGATCTCGCACTCGAAACCGGGATCGACAATGTCGAAGAAGCCGCGATGAAGCGTGCGATCGGCTACGAGGAAGTTCTCACGTATCAGGGTCACGTGATGTACAAGCTCGATCCGGTCCTTATCGATCTCGGCTACAGCGGGTCAGACGCGTGGGCGAAAGATAGTCGGGGCCGGCCGATCCCCGAGACCGTGCTCAAGCAGGACCCCGACCTGATCCAATTCATTCTGAAAAATCGTCGCGCCAAGATTTACGGCACCAAGGCGCAAGTCGATGTGAACGTGCGCGGAGGCGTGCTCGTCGTTGCGGCGAAGGCAGCGACAGGACAAGAGTTGAATGCAGAGGAGGCGCAGTATCGCGAAGCGCCGATCGAAGTGACGTTCGAAGAAGAGGACATCGGCGATGTCGGTCAGTAGCCTTCAAGTCGCCGACGTCGAATCGCCGCCATCGCGCGACTATATCGGCAAAGGCGTGATCGCGAAGAAGTACAAACTTCGTGGTGCGGACTGGGTCCCGTTCGTCGAGAACCAAGATGGCACCTTCACTGAGGCCGCATGGGCGCCGCAAGCCGGCTCCCAGTATTTCTTTTTGAAAGACCCCACGGTCGAGGTCATCTATGAAGGAACGCGCGGCCCGGGTAAGACCGACGCGCTGATCATGGATTTCTGTCAGGACGTGGGCAAGGGCTGGGGCATTGAATGGCGCGGCGTGCTGTTCCGTCAGACGCATCCGCAACTTCGCGACGTGATCGAGAAGAGCAAGAAGTGGATCAAGCGAATCTGGCCCGACGCGTTCTTCAACGAGATCAAAACGTTTTGGGAATGGCCGACAGGCGAACGGCTGTACTTCTCGCATTTCGACACGCCGAATCAGTACAGCAACTATCACGGCCACGCCTATCCGTGGATTGGCTGGGAAGAGTTGACGACATGGGCGAGCCCCGACTGCTACAAGGTCATGTTCTCATGCTCGCGATCGACGGCCAAGGGGATGCCGCGCAAAATCCGCTCGACGACCAACCCCTATGGCGTCGGCCATAACTGGGTCAAGACACGCTTCCGGTTGCCGATCGCGCCGGGCAAAATTCTCGGCGACGTGATCACCGACAGCATAGACGAGAACGGCCGCAAAGAGCCGCCGCGTCGCGCGGTCCACGGCTACCTCGACGAAAACAAGATTCTGCTCTATGCCGACCCCGAATATAAGGACCGCATCCGCGCCGCCGCGCGTAACTCTTCGGAATTGGCAGCGTGGTTGGACGGCTCGTGGGACATTGTCGCGGGCGGTATGTTCGACGATATTTGGTATGAGTATCGCGATACGATCGTGATGGACCCGTTCGATCTGCCGCCGCACTGGCGCGTCTATCGGGCTTATGACCACGGCTCTTCGAAGCCGTTCTCAGTCGGCTGGTACGCTATTAGCGATGGCACTGATCTGACCATGCGCGACGGTCGCGTGCGCGCGACGCTGCGCGGCGATCTGTTTCGCATCCATGAGTGGTACGGCTGGCGCGGGCAGCCGAACGAAGGCTGCCGCATGCTGACCAACGAAATTGCTCGCGGCATTATCGAGCGCGAAATTACTTGGGGCCTCCGCGATCCGCAGGGCAAATGGTCCCGCGTTCGGCGAGGGCCGGCCGACAGTTCGATCTTCGATCCAGAGGACAACGGCCAGCCCAGTATCTCTAGTGACTTCGAGAAGCGCGTGATGATAAACGGCACGAGCCACAAAGGGATTTTCTGGGAGCCGATCGACAAGAGCCCGGGCTCGCGAAAACAGGGCTGGGAGCAAATTCGAAAGCGGCTGAAGGCGACCAAACGGCCGCCGGGCGGCTACCGGGAAATCCCCGGGCTGTTCGTTTCCAATGAGTGCGTGCATTGGCTCCGTTGCGTGCCCGTGCTGCCCCGTGACGATACTGATCTCGACGACGTTGATGACGAGTCGGAAGACCATAATGGCGACGAGACGAGATACATGCTGCGCTTCGAACCACGCGGAATGTCTTCAAAGAGGGTCTAAGGTACTTGCATTTAAGTCAGAAATATGGTTAACAGCGAATCCCCCGGAAAGCGATAACTGCCATGGCATTGCCAGACAAGCATCCCGAATACGTTGAGCGTGTAGGCGAGTGGCTACAGATGGCCGACACCTATGCCGGCGAGCGCGCGGTCAAAACAAAGCGCATGGACTATCTGCCGGCGACGGAAGGCATGGTGCAAGACGGCATGACAACGCCGTCGTCTCCGGGCTGGAAGGACTACGAAGCCTACCTCTTGCGCGCGGTCTATCATAACTTCGTCCGTGACGCCGTACAGGCCATGGTCGGCATCTTGCACAACAAACCGGCCGTGATCACGTTGCCGCCGCGTCTTTCGGACATGATGACGAAGGCGACGATTCAGGGCGAAAGTCTTCAACAACTTCTGCGCCGGATCAACGTGGCGCAACTGACGTTCGCGCGCTGCGGTCTCCTCGTGGATGCGCCGACAGGCATGGATGTGAACAAGGCGCTCCCCTATATCGCGTTCTACGATCCGGTGCGGATCATCAACTGGGACGCCGGACGCGAGAACGAAGGACGGAATCAGCTTCAGCTTGTCGTGCTCGACGAGAGCGGCTACCGCCGTGAAGGCTTCACATGGAAGGAAGAGCGCAAGTTTCGTGTTCTAACGCGCGGCATCCCGGCGAGCCTTGAGAGCGGCTGGGAAACTCCGGGTCCGGATGACGAGTTCACGGTCGCCGTCAAGGTCAATGATACCAGCATGCCGACGTCGGACGACTTCAAGACGCCGTCGATCGGTGGCGTTACGCTCAAAGAGATTCCATTCGTTTTCATCGGTGCAACTGATCTTGTTCCAGAGCCGGAAGTCCCCCCACTTCTCAATCTGAGCAACCTGTCTCTCGCAATCTATCGCGCGGAGGCAGACTATCGCCAAACGCTCTATTTGCAGGGCCAGCAAACGCTTGTCCTAATCGGCACTGAAGGCGGCGGAGCCGAAGACGAAGATGCTCCGATGCGTATCGGCGCCAAAGGCATGATTCAGTTGCGTCAAGGCAGCGATGCCAAATACATCGGCGTCAACCCGGGCGGTCTTGGTGAGATGCGTCAATCGCTCACGGCCGACAAGACGGCCGCCGCGTCGGAAGGCGTTTCGTTCCTCGACGTTGGGAATGCCCGTGGCGAATCGGGAGAAGCTTTGCGCGTCCGCGTTGCGGCTCGCACCACCACAATTTCATCGATCGCTCAGGCTGCCGGCGCGGGCCTTGAACGTGCGTTGAGGTTCTGCGCGGAATGGGTCGGCGAGGACCCGAATGATGTCAAGGTCGAGGTGCCGAAGGACTTCGCGGATCAGACGGTACAGGGCGCGGCGCTGCTCGCGTTCATGCAGGCAAAGCAATTGGGCCTGCCGTTGTCGCTGAAGTCACTGCACATGATGATGAAGGCGAACGATATGTCGGACATGACGTTCGCCGAGGAGAACGAACAGATCGAATCCGAGAGCGAAACAATGCTCGGCTCCATGGTCGGCCCATATCAATTGCCGGTGGACGACAACTTCCTCGACACCGACAACCCGCCGGAACTCGATCCGGCTGCTCAACCGGCCCAGCCGGCGCCAACCGCGCCGCCAGCCCCTGTCACTCCGCCGAACAAGAACGTCCCTGTGACACCCCACGTGCGCGGTTCGCCGACCCCGCTGAAGAAGAAAGTCGGCAAAAAAGGCGATTCAGCCAAATAAGGATACCTGACCCATGGCCTATATTGTGAAGAACATCTCCGGCGACGTGCTGCCGATTGACGGCGTCGATCTCGCCAAAGACGATCAGCTTCGATTTGTTTCGCTGTCAGCGGAAGTGATCGCATATCGAGACGCCAAACCGCCCAAGGTGCAAGTCAAGACAGACGAGACGACGCTCAAAGAGCGTGAGTCTGATGTTGCCGCGTTCAAGCCGTTCACGGGCATCTGATAGCTGATGGCTTTCAATCCTTCAGAGGCACGCGACAATCAAGGTCGATGGACGCGCGGGGGAGGGGAATCTGATCTCCTCCCTCGCAACGTTATCGATCCGCGTGCCATGGAGGTTGGCGGCGACGAGTGGAACAGGCAAACTGCGCAACGGCTCGAAACTGAATACGCGGCCGTGCGTCCCGATATCGATCGGATTGCGCAAGAGGCTGTTGACCAAGAGGTGGAAGTTTCGGGAGGGTCTCCGGGCTCGTGGGATGAAGTGTCCGAAGAGGCACAAGAGGCGGCGGCCGACAAATACTACGGGCTGAACTACGACTCGAATTACGACAGCGAAGTTGAGAGTTGGCATGAGAACGGCGATGCTTTGAATGATGCCAAGCGCGATCTCGCCGACGACGGGGATTGGAAGGCTGAGTGGCTATCCGATTTTCTTTCGGGTAACGAAGACGATGCCCATCCTATCCCGTACACGGCGGGACAGTTGCTTGATGCGATCGAGATACACGCGGATGATGACGGCGGTGATCCGATTATCGACTTCAACAACGACTTCTTGTCGGAGCCGAGCGACCTTGACCCCAACTGGAATGCGAATCAGGCGACGCTGCCCGGGATCGATGTCAAGCCGGCAGCGGGCCATGATCATCTGACGGAGGCTATGCGAGACGAGATCAGGAAGGCTCTTATCGAAGCCTTCAATGAAGAGGCTGAGAAGAAATCGTCTGATGTTGAGACTCCGGAGTACATCGCGGAGAGCGCGAAAGAGCAGACCCAAAACCAATGGGAGGAGATGTCCGACGAGGACAAGTATCAATGGACGAAGGACAATACCCAGCTAATCGAGGATTCCGAAGGCAACGACGATGACGTTTCACGAACGGTCGAAATGCCGGCCAAGTTCGATCCTCTAAATGAGACCTCGGGCGAGGACTATAAGCGCACTCAGGCGCTCGCGAAATACGTCAGTGACCATCGGGCCGCGCAACTGATCACCGATCGCGTGAACGCGGGCCTTATTGGGCAGCCGAAAGGCGAGGCGAAACTGGCATGGAATAAGGTCACATCCAAAAACGATTGGGTACTTAATGGCGTACATTATGCAACCGAACAGGAAGCAAACGCCGCTGTAAATGCACCCAAGGACGCAGCGTGGACAGAGAGAATGCTCCAAGCGGTGCAGAGTATTGATAACCAGCTTTGGTCGGGATGGAAGGGAAGCTCGACTGGAGTTGAGGGCAGAATCTTGCAAGTCGCGGCGGCCGACGAGCTTGGCGGGCGGTTGCGCGAGGCTACGCCAACCCGGGCCGGAGTTGATGCCACGGCGACCGCTCTCGCGGCAATGGTCTACGACGATCCGAAGTCAACTGACGCGCAGAAGGTTGACGCCAAAAAGATTATCGACGAGGCCGGCGGGCTGGAGGCGGCGCAAGCATTGGTCAAAGCTACGAAGATCATGGGTGACAAAGACGCCAGTCAGAATACGACGAACGCGGCCAAGACATTGATCAATGCTTTCTATAAAAACGCCCCTCCGGAAGTGATCAAGGCCTACGCTATGAACCTTGACACGATAGGTGGTAAGGGCAACTTCCCGATCGCTGCTGCCGATATCATCTATAACTACGAGGTAAATGCGAACAATGCCGCGCGAGCGGCCGACAAGAGTAAAGAGGCGCCAATTCTGAAGACCGAAACCGTGGACGGCTACATTCGATTACCGGACGTGAACATTGTGCGCAACGGCGCCGCCTCGACCACGGTCAGTCGAGACGTGGCAAATGGCTGGGGCGGCACAGTTAACAACGTGCCATCCGGTATTGATCGGCGAGAAGTGATCGACTACGCGAATCAGGAGTTCAAGAATATCGGAGGATACGACGGCGTCAAAGCTGCTATTCGCGCCAAGTGGGAGACGACGCAATATCTGCTTGACCGTGCTGACATGCCCGTGGTGCAAGTCTATCGCGGGATCAATATGGAGCATAGACCCGACGTGACCACTAGTCAGAAAGGCGAGTTCAACCCGCCGACAAGTGGAATGGTGTCAGGCTATAAAGTCGGCCACGGCGACCCCTCGGATATGGGGCCTCTGAATCTGAAAGACTTCGATATTGGTGCTGTACTGAAGATCGCGTCGGGGAAGACGATCACAAAAGATAGCGCCATCGATCCGCCGGGCAATAAAGGCAGCGGCATTGGTACATGGACATACGATGAAGCCCCGACTGTTTCGCGGCGTATCGTGCTTCGTGCGGAAGTGCCTCGCACCGCTGTTATCTCGGTTCCGGCGTATGGAGTCAATGTCAAGAGCGAACAGGAAGTGGTTGTCGTTGGTACTGCATGGCGTGATTGGGACGCATGGTCAGGGAGAGCCCCATCGTTTACCGAAGTGCCGCTGCATACGAAACGAACTGAAGACACGACTGCGGCATTCGACAAGTGGGTCTCCGATAACGCTACACAAGAAGCCGCTGAGATGGCCGGCATTGATAAGCTTGTCACCGAACTGAAACAAAAGAAAGCCGCGTGATGGATATCGATCTCAATGATCACGGCGATCCCCATTGGTTGTCAGGAAAGGGCAAAGCCAATCGCGACGCTATCCGGCGCAAGCATCGCGCGGCGCACGTGCTCACTCGCGAGCGCGTGCACAAGCCGGCATCTCCGGAGACGCGTGCCAAGCTGGAGAAGTCGCTGCTCGCCTACAACGAGCGCGTGCTGGCAAAAGCTCGGGTCAAGATCGAAACTGAAAAGCAGGCTGTCGGAAAGAGCCACAGAGATATCGTTGCGATCTTCAATGCAGCACTGGCGATCCTCGACGCATCCGAACCGATCATGCGTGAGATGATCGAGAGCGATTTGATGGACGTGGCAGGATCGAACAGCACAAAGCGCACAAGCGCGAAAAAGGCGACCGACGCGCTGATGAAGAAGATCACGGCCGTTCGCGTCAAGGCGATCAAGGACGCGTTCCGGCACCTGAGAGCGAATCTGCCCAATGACGTATAACCCAAGCGAGGCTCGAAACAACCATGGCGAATTTGGCACCACCGACGTCGCTCTCAAAGGCCCGGCGCCTCCGCAATCGAACGTGCGACCCGTCGCAACTGCCAGACCTATTGCGCCCGCTGCTCACGCTGGGGCGGATTCGCCGGAAGCCTCCCAGCTTCAAGCCCAGAAAGTCGCTGGGGGATATCAGCCGCTAGTCGGGCTGCCGGACAAACCCATCCAAGTCGCCGGCCAGTGGTACACACCCGGGCCGATCGGCCGGCTCAAGGACGCGGCGGCGGAGTACATGAAGACGGCCGGGCTCCCTTACAACCCGCCAACCGAATACGCGAAGCTCGACAAGACCCGGGCGGCAGAGATCGCCGATGCGTTCGAGAAGGAAAAGGCCGAACCGAATGACCCGAAGGTGAAGGCCAGTTACGATGCGATGGTGAAAGAAACGCTCGCGCAGTGGGATACGATCAAGGGCACCGGCCTGAAGGTCGAATGGGTAAAGCCCGGCCAGCCTGATCCATACGCGGCTAGCCCGCGCCTTGCTGCGCTCGACGTGAGCATGAACAATCATTGGTGGGGCTTCCCCACTGATCAGGGCTTCGGATCAGGACCCGACGCCGCGAAGTACATGAAGGACAACCCATTGCTCAAGCCGACAGGCGAAGTGATCGACGGGCGCCCCGTAGTCGCCAACGACGTCTTCCGGATCGTGCACGACATGATGGGGCATCTGAAGGAAGGCAATGGCTTCAGAGCCGAGGGCGAAGAGAATGCGTGGCGCTCTCACGCTGCGATGTATTCGGACCTCGCGCGGCCGGCCATGACAAATGAGACGCGTGGACAAAATTCGTGGGTCAACTTTGGACCCTACGGCGAAAAGAACCGGACGGCGAATGCGGCTGATACGCACTTCGCTCCACAGAAGATCGGATTGCTGCCGGAGCGATTCGTGAATGAAGGTCGATAATGTCGATCGTAGAAATCCACGAACACGGTAGCGAGGGCTGGGATCGGCATCGTGCGAAGCACATGCCGAGGCACTTGAAGGTCTATGGTCGGCCGCTTCATCACTGGGCGCGTGTGCTCGCTGGCGCCGACTTGAAACAGATCGAGGCAGCCATCAAGATTGGACTCACCTCTCAGGACGATAACACAACGATTGCTCACCGCGTCATCGGAAGCCGCCGGCTTAACGGCGTCAATGGCGCGACTGAGATCACGAGGCGACACATCCTCCACCTAGGTAGGGGATACTTGCGTAAGAGAAAATCCCGCATGAGCGGGTCTTCATCGGATGTCCGATCGAAGTAACCACCAAGAGGATGCTATGAAACTTAAAACCGTATACGCCACAGTCGAGGAAATTCCCGAAGGCTATGGCGATCTCTACACCGAACGCAATGGCCAGTGGGAGTTGACTGCCGTCGAGGGTGTGAAGACCCAAGCCGATGTCGATCGCGTCCAAGAATCCCTCCGCAAGGAACGTGCCGACCACAAGGCAACCAAAGACAAGTTCACGCCTTTCGCTGAGCTTGACCCCGCTGAAGTTCTCGAAAAGCTGGAAGGTTACGACAGCCTTGTCGAGCAGAACGAAGCTCTCAAGGCCGGCGGCCAGTTCGACGAAGCGAAGGCCGAGCCGATCATTCAGGCACGTGTGCGTCAGGCGATCGGTCCGCTGGAGCGTGACAAAGTTTCGCTCCAGAAGCAAATCGAAGAGCGCAACCGCAAACTTGCTGAGAAGGATAGCGAGGTCTCCACGCTCAAACACACCATCACCTCCGGCACAGTCGAGCGGGAAATCCGCGACGCTGCTGTCGAGGCAAAGGTGATCGGGCCGGCGATCGGTGACGTGGTACTCAATGGCAACCGCGTGTTCGAGTTGACCGAAGACGGTCGAGTTGTCACTCGGGATGTACCGGGTGTTACCCCGGGCCTCACGCCGAAGGAATGGCTGAAGGACAAGCAGGAAAGTGCACCGCATTGGTGGCCTGCCTCGGTCGGCGGCGGCTCTCGCGGCGGTGGCGGACCGGGCGGTGCCGGAGTGGGCGCCAACAATCCTTGGTCAAAGGAAGGTTGGAATCTCACCAAGCAGGGCGCGTTCGTCCGCGAGCACGGCGAGGCAAAGGCTGCGGAAGCGGCTGCGCGTGTCGGCTCCAAGCTCGGAGCGACCAAGCCGGGAGCGTAATGCAACTCCCCTAATCTGCTAGGTTACAGGCTAGGGCGTCGCGTATATCATACGCGACGCCCTCTGTCTTGGACTGAAGCAAATGGGATTATACCATGACCGATGTAACTGTTGCTCTTGTGGACATCCCGGTCACGAACATTCCAAGTGTCATTGACGTGCCGGTTACGCCGATCGTCTCGAACATCCCGGTTACTCCCGTGATCCCGCAAGTCACTCTTGAAGTCGGCGCCGGCAGTAGCGGCAATGGACCTCCCGCATGAGCATCGTAGACGGACAATTCTATATCAACAACCTCAATGGTGACTACTATTTGAGGGAGAACGGCGCGTGGGTCCTGAGAGGGAACATCGAATCGCTAGGGTTCGCCGACGTGCTCGGTCTTGTGCAACCCGGGGATACTGATCAAACGGCTGCGCTAGCGCGTGCTATCGCTACCGGCAAACCGATCATGTTCCGCTACAACGGAGGCACGCCGTATGTGATCTCTGCGCGTCAGACTGTTCCGGCTAATACCGCGATCTTTGGATTTGGTGGCCGTGCCGTGATCTCCATGGCGGTTACGGGCCAATTGTTCTTGATGAACGCCGTCTCCGGAGTTCGGATCAAAGACCTCAAGGTCATTGGAAATAAAGCGGCTGTCACTGCGGGTCCTCCTATCGACTTTGAAGGCGCCTCTGACTGTGTTCTAGACGATTGCGATTTCACGGATTGCAGCCGAGAGATTCGATTGTTCGCAGGCACGAACAACGTGCGAGTGCGACGCGTCAGCTATACAAACAGCGGACAGCACGGTCTCCAGATCGACAACTCATTCAACAACACCGTCTCGCAATTCAATGTCAACGGCAGCGTCGGTTTCGGCATCATCCTGACCGGGGGTTCGCACGAAAACGAACTTTCGTTCAACAAGACTTTCAGTAACGGTATCGAGCTTATCGGTATCACCTACGAGTGTTGGGGCAACCGTGTCATCGGCAACCACGCTGAAGGGACTGGCGACAACGGCATCTCGATCACGGGGTTCGACAATCTTGTCGTCGGTAATATCTGCCGCTTCAACTCCAACAACGGCATTCACGTCTACGGCAACAACAACACGGTCGTAGGCAACAACTGCAAGAACAACAACCAACGCTTCCTAAGCGATGGCGTCTCGACCTTCTCCGGCATTGAGGTAGGTCCTGCGTTCGGTGGTGCATGCTGGGATAATACGATCACTGGCAACATCTGCTCGGACGATCAAGTCGTGCCTACTCAAACGTATGGAACGCACGTCCAACCGAACGTGATGGCGCAATGGGCAACGGGCGTTGTGACCGGCGTTCGTGCCGTAGTCTTCAATGGCACGAATGCTTACATCGCGACCTCGGCCGGCACCACGGGTGTAACCGCGCCAGTGCACACGACTGGAACTGTCTCAGACGGCGGAGTGAACTGGCTCTTCCTGTTTGGCTTGCACACGGACAATACCACGTTGGGCGCGGCTGGAAATGCGTTGATCGGCAATACGTGTGTTGGCAACCGCATTGCACCGTCGCTTGATGACAGTCAAAATAATAACAGCGATATCGGTGGACCCGATTCGATGCTTCGAAGCATCAAGAACATTCCGCCAAACTCCAATGTGACGGGCGTAGGCGGCAACATGGTTCTCCGTCGCGGCGTCGGCCAGCCGTGGCTCGCGGCGTATGTGAACTCTGGAGCAACCACTGCAAATCGAGGCTTGTGGCAGCCGGTGCAGATTAGGGCACTCGGTTTGCATTCGGTCAGGCCGTCGAGCGGGTCGGTCGGTTCCGGGTTCGAGGGCTCACAGTGGTATGATCTTGACGAAGGACGCATGGTCATCGCGGCCGGCGGCGCGCGTGGCGGTGCGTGGCTCGACGCTCTAAGCCGACAGGACCCCGTCACCGGAGTTTCGGCTGCCGGCACTGGGCAAAGCGATGCTACACTGTTGGCATACGCGCACAATACAATCAGCACCGTGGCGGCCGGCGCCGGAGTCAAACTGCCGGTGATCACGTTCCCCGGTGAGGAGATGACGGTCTTCAACGATGGTGCCAACAATCTGCTCGTCTACCCGTCCACGGGAGCACAGATCAACGCGCTTGGCGCTAACAATCCGTTCACTCTGCCGACTGGGCAGGCGATCACCTTTAGGACTTCATCCTCGACCCTATGGCGCACTCCAGCGCTCAACGTCTCGACGAGTGGCGGCGTTACGCCGATCACGCATACCGTGGGCAATTGGTATCTTCCGGAAGATATCCGCGTAACAGGTACGATCGCGGGCAGCGCGAACCAAATCAGGTTGTTTCCATTCATCGCGAATGAGAGTATCACGATCAGTCAGCTTGGGTCTTTCCTTGTCACTGGACAGGCAGCAGCCAATCTGCAATTGGCGATATATGCGGCTGATCCGACGACGCATCTCCCCACGGGGCCGGCTCTTAGCAGCACTGCGAGTATAGCAGTAGCCGTAGCTAATCAAGGCAGCGTATCCGCCGCTCTCGGGAGCAATGTCGCGCTGGTAAAGGGCAATCTCTATTATCTGGCAGACAACGTGGATACGGCGTCTGTTTCGTTCACCTCACTGCATTCACTCGGCGTCATCGCTGCATATGCGATTGGCGATGCCACGTTGAGCAACGTTCTTAATAGCCAAACTGACCTCGGGGGCTATTTCTTTTCGCAGACGTTCAATACATGGCCGACATTCACTGGAGCTTCGTCCTTCACGAGGGCTCAGGGTCCCAGTCTCGTCGCTATCGCGTTCAAAGTCGCAAGTGTACCGTAAACAGGAGAACTTCTATGTCAGCATTTAGAGGCATCGCATTCATCACTCTGCCCCCTACCGTTCAAGTAAACGGGAGTACGGATGGTGATTATCCCGATATCACTAAACTCTATTTGATGATCAACGGTTACGCAACGGACGGTGCTATACGGCACCAAATCGATAATGTTGTGGCGCTCCCGTTCGATCTTGATCATGCCGCGATGGATAATCTAATCCGGACTGCTATATGCGATCAATTTGCGGTTAGCTGGAGTATTTTCCTCGATCCGAAGGATATCTATTTCCCGCTAGCCGTTTCGAGTTAAGGATCAGGATCAATGACTGCCAAAGTAACATTCCCGCAACCAAACAACGCGTGGCTCTTGCTTGCCTTCCGATTCGGAACGCAAGGCGACACCTCATGGTCGTTCGTTGGCAAGCACTTCCTGTGCGACTTCAAAGCTGATCCCGGACAAGACGATGCCGACTTGGCGACCTCCTCGATCGGGAGCCCGCAAACCATCCTCGTGCTGGATACCGTCAATCGCATCCTGCAATTCAACCTGACGGATCATCAGCTTCGTGCTGCGCTGGAGCCGGGGCCATACAGCTTCGATATGATCATGGTGGACGATGTTACGGGCGAGCGCGACGTGCTCATGACCGGCGTGATGACGCTAACCCAAGGTGTCACGATCGAGGACTGAAGATGGCTTTTGAAGAGAACCCTTGGTCGGACGAATTTTGGAATCTGACGCAACAGGGTGCATACATCAAGCAGTTCGGTGTCGAAGTCGCGAAGACGAAAGCTCGTCAGGCTGGCACGAAGCTCTATGCCGCGCGTAAGACCGCTCCGAAGCCGGAGCTTCGTGTTCTCGTGCAGCGTCGCAACCTTGTCGTCGGCGGAGGTACAGTGGGCGGCCTCCCGGCTGATGCTCTTACGAGTGGCGACGGGCCTCCGACGTGAGTGTATCCGCAGATAAATTCTATATTGATGATCTCACGGGCGACCTCTATCTGCACGAGAATGGCGCGTGGGCTCTAAAAGGGACTGTCAAAGCAGGCGGGGGAGGCGGCTCGGGTAGTGGACCTCCAGACGAGAGCACTGTAATTCCGGGAGGCGGCTCGACGGGCGAGGTGACTGGCCCATCCGTAGCTGTTGACGGGACACCAGCCGTTTTCAATGGCGTCAGTGGCAAAGTCATCAAGAACATTTCTTTTTCGGCTTTCAAAACATCGCTTGCGCTAACGCAATCCGATGTCGGTCTCGGCAATGTCGATAACACATCCGATGCCAACAAGCCGGTCTCGACCGCAACGCAAGCTGAGTTCGCTTCGCTCACCAAAGCTAGTGTTGGTCTAGCCAATGTGGATAACACGTCTGACACCGCTAAGCCGATCTCGACCGCGACGCAAACCGCGCTCGACGCGAAAGTAGCCGGGCCAGTCAGCGTCACTGATGGCCTGCCAGTCTTGTTCGACGGCGTGACTGGCAAGCTGATAAAGAGCGTGGCGTTCACAGACTTCAAGACCTCGCTGTCGCTTGTTAAGGCAGATGTCGGTCTCAGCAATGTGGACAACACGTCTGATGCAACCAAAAACGCTGCCTCTGTTGCATTGACCAACCACGCCTTCGATGCTTCGCTTAACACCTTGAGCAAGCTCGACACGACGATGTTCGCTACGAACGTCATCGACACGGATGTTGCTCTTACCGCCAACAGCAATACGAGGTTGCCGACACAGGCCGCAGTCAAGGCGGCTATCAATGCGTTGCTCGGAGCTAACGACGCCGAAGTCTACAAGGGCGTGATCGACTGCTCAGTTAATCCGAACTATCCCGCCGCCGATGCGGGTTTCGTCTATCGGGTCAGCGTTGCCGGTAAGATTGGCGGCGCGAGCGGAATCAACGTCGAGGTTAGTGATCGCCTGCAATGTATCGTAGACGGGACTGCGGCCGGCAATCAAGCTACTGTCGGCGCGAATTGGTGGATCACACAAGCTAACATTGATGGCGCTGTTGTCGGTCCGGCAAGCGCGGTGGACGCTACGCCGGCCGTATACGATGGCACGACCGGCAAGTTGATAAAGAATGTCAGCTACTCGACTTTTAAGACGAGTCTCGCACTTGTCAAAGGCGATGTCGGGCTCGGCAACGTTGTCAACCTAGACACCTCGACGCAAGCCAATGTGTCATTCACTGGCCTCAGTGCGGCGGCTGCGGCAGCCGACGCGGACACGATCCCTGTTAACCAAGGGGCCGGAAATCTCAAGCAAACGTTTACTGCGATCAAGACATGGATCAAAGGATGGATTGTCAAGGCTGACGTTGGCCTCGGCAATGTGGACAATACATCCGACGCTACGAAGAACTCGGCCGCCGTCACGCTAGCGAATAAGGTGATGGACTTTGCCAACAATACGATTTCGAACATCACGCTCGCGATGTTTGCTACCAATGTGGCTGATACGGATGGGACGCTTGCGGCGAACAGTGACACTCGGGTCGCGACACAGAAAGCTACGAAGACCGCGATTGCTGCTTCAGTCAAGACAGTCGTTGCTTTTCGTGCTGACTTTGGGGGCACACCTAACACTATTTCCACTACTGGTACGATCACTTTTAAGACCGTGCCATTCAACAACAAAGTGTTCGAGGTCGGTGGCTCACACTACAACCCTTCGACATTTCAATGGACGCCCCCCGCTGGCGTAGTCGCCCTATCTGCGGTTATTGCGACAGCGTCCCCAATTGCCTATACAAGCTCCAACTACGTCCTCCCCGCCATTTTTAAGAACGGTGTGCGTATCACCGAAGGCATCCAACAAGGGAATGCGACCACTAACGATCCGACAGGGACAGGCGTGTTGGTTGTGGACTTGGCGAATGGCACAGATGTTTATGATGTGCGGGCTGTAGTCCAAGCAACGGGGACGATCATTTTGGATGGCGTCGTTTGTTTCTTCGGCGGTTACGTCGTAAATTGATGCAAAAACCCTTGTGTGGCGCATCTTTCTTGCGATTCACACGTCTATAGTTTTGCAGCGTAATCGCTAGTTGTTCTTAATTAAGAGCCCTGATAATCTAACGGCACAATTTGGACAGCCGTCCGCAAGCCGAATGTCGGCGATTCGCACGGCATCCCTTTGATCCAGACACCTCCATGGGGACGGTGCTGACACCCTACCCCCATTCAAACGAGGCACGTCATGGTGAACGTTTCGACCCAAATCGCGGATGTCATTGTCCCCGCAGTCTTCACGCCGTATACCCAACAGCTTACGATGGAGAAGACCGCGATCATCCAGAGTGGCATCGCTGCCCGGGACGATTTTCTCGACAACTTGCTTGCCGGCGGCGGCCTGACCTTCACGGTCCCGTCTTGGCAGGACATCGGCGACCCGGCCGAAAACGTGTCGAGCGATGACCCGAACTCGACCTCCAACCCCAACATCACCCAGACGTCGGCCGAAGTCGCTGTACGCCTTTCGCGTAACGCTTCTTGGAGCACGATGCGCCTCACGACCGCTCTGGCCGGGTCCGACCCGATGCAGAGCATCGCGTCCCGCGTCTCGGACTATTGGGTCCGTCGCCTTCAGCGCGCGTTCGTCGCGGTCGCCAACGGCATCTTCGCGAACAACGCATTGAACGACCCGACCTTGGGCCGTTCGGGCAACGTCGGTAGCAACGCTGCTTACGGCAAGAAAGGCGACCTGACCAACGACATCTCTGGTGTGAGCTTCGTGGCCGGCGTTACCAACTTCTCGGCCCCGGCGTTTATCGACACCACGACCCTGCTTGGCGATGCGGCCAATGACGTGACCGCAACGTTCATGCACTCGGTTGTGTACTCGACCGCCAAGAAAAACAACCTGATCGACTTCATCCCGGATTCGGAAGGCAAGGTTGATATTCCGACCTTCCTCGGTCTCCGAGTGATCGTGGACGACGGCATGCCGAACCCCGCTGGCGACCCCAGCAACGGAGCGCAGACCGCCGCCGGCATCTATCACACGTGGCTCGTTGGGCCTGCCTCATTCCGTCTCGGCGTGGGCACCCCGATCGTCCCGACCGAAGTCTTCCGCTTCCCGGACCGTGGTAACGGCGCCGGTTCGGACATCCTCTACAACCGCGTCGAATGGTGTATCCATCCGGTCGGTCACGCCTACGTCGGTTCGCCGGCTCTGGAAGGTGGCCCCACCAACGCCGCGACCGCGAACAACCTCGCCCATCAGAACTCGTGGGTTCGTGTGTTCCCCGAGCGCAAGCAGATCAAGCTTGCCCGCCTGATCACCCGCGAGAGCTAAGGCTCTCCGGACTGACGAGACTACCCTCTTCGGGGCGGCGGACAAACCGCCGCCCCTTCTCTTTGTGGAGATCACCATGCCGAATCAACTCAGCGGACAGAGCGGGCATAGCCCTCAGTGCCACGAGAACCACAAACGACACGACAAGTTTGCTCGTGCTCGCCACACTGATCAACTCGCGGCTTTTCTTGCTGCGCAGGCGACCCGTCTCGGGACCACCTCTGCGATCGTCTTCGCCAAGCTGGAGAAGTACGGCGCCAATCGCGTCAAGGGCGCGGCCAATCTTGCCGCACTTCCGTAAGCAAATGACAGCTTTGCTCGGGAGCTTGAACGGGTCCAGAGGGGGGACTTCCGGCCCGATCGTTTTCGAGTAATGCGCCCGGAGCCGCGACTTCGCATCGCGGCTCCGGGTGACCAATTCACTACCCTCCTAACCCCCAAGAGGATACCATGGCTAACGAAGACATTAAGAAGGCACTTGCGGAACTTGATTCGAGTAACGACGCCCATTGGACCGATGATGGTCTTCCCCGGGTTGACGTGATCCAAGTGCTTCTGAAAGACCCCACCATCAAACGCAAGGATGTCAGCGAAGCGTCGCCCGGATTCTCGCGTGCCGCGACCGAGGCTGTTACCGAGCCGGAAGACGTGCAACCGGGTGATCCGACTGAAGCCGTTGCAGCAACTCCGCCGCCGGCTGACGCCGATCTCGAACACGATGACGGCCTCAACCTCGATCCGAAAGACCCGCTGTCCGATGTCGCTCGTCTCGACAAAAGCGATCTGCGCGAAGCAATGCTGAATCGTATCACGGCGGCAGAAGCTCGCTGGGACGCGGCTAAGCAGGCCACGTATGAGGCGGCCGAATACGAAAAGAAGTGTATGGCTTGGGCTGATAAGGCGAAGCTCGACTTCAATCGCGTCTTCCCGCCGCTGCATCCTTCCGACGCGATCAAAGCCCATCTTCAGAACCAACTCGAACAGCGTTACATCGCGGCCGGTCAACTGCCCCCGACGCCCGGCAACATGAACCCGGCGCTCTCTCCGCTCGAAGTCTCTTTGATGGGACGCAAGCGAGCGGGGCGTGTCTATCGGCAACCCGCCGTCACCGCGCACTGAAGCGGCTAAGAGGCCGCAATGGCATTCCGCCCCGCACTCAACCGCAGGCTCGCAGGACAAGGCCCCCTTCAAGCCGCGCTGTTTCGTGCGCGGCAGAAGCGGACCGTGCGAGGGTCATTCTACGGCACAACTTGGAATACAGCCGACAAGGGGACTACGATCTCGTTGTCGGCTGACAAGCTAACCGCAACTGGATCAGCCGGAAGCGGTAAGGTACGCGGCAGCACATCGCGAAGTTCGGGCAGACTGTACCTCGAATTTTCGAGTATCACACAAGTCGGTGCCCAAGGTGTCATTGGTTTTGGCAACGCGTCGGCGTCACTCAACGATGCTGTACTCGCTAACACCATAGGTGTCGAGCCTAATGGCGCTTTGCTTCCGGGCGGTTCACTCGGATCAAACCCGGCTGGTCATGTTCTCAGGTGCGTGATCGATATCGGGCGCGGGCTTGCGTGGTTCTGCGAAGATAGCGGCAACTGGAATGGCTCTCCCAGTGCCAGCCCGGCTACGGGTGCGGGCGGCAAGTCTTTCAACATCAGTGGCCCTCTTTTTCCTCTGGCCTTCCTCCAGACTGGCGGCACCGTCAAGATCAACTCCGGCAACGCAGCGTTCGCGTTCTCAGTGCCATCCGGCTGTTCGCCGTGGGGAGTCTAATCAATGGCGTCCTCTGTCTTCTCAGTACAAGATGAAACCGGCACCGTCTATCAATTGACGGCGGACGTTGCGCCAGCGCTACCCGTCGCTGTAGGCGATACAGGAAACTATGTCGGGCAGCCTGATGATGGCACGGATGGCTTCACGCTGCCGGCCTCCGTGACGAGCGGCTTTCAGGTCACTCAGGTCTTCACTTCAACTCAGTTCTCAATCCGCACGCTGATCCAGAGCGGCGCTGACTGGCCTCGGTCTGGCACTGTCACGTGGCTCACGGGTGCGAACGCGACCGTCAACACGACGATCGTCGAAATCGATCCTGCCAATGCGTATATCGATACTGTATTCTACAAGAAGTATTTCGCGAGCCGGGGTATCGACACTGGCACGCCCACGAAAGCCGCCTTGTGCGGCGCGATCGTTACGGCAACCGACTATCTCAATCAGAAGTACCGATACCGTGGCATCAAACTTGTGCAGCGTGTCGGACAGGATTTCTCAGATGCCAACGCGGTTTTCCTTGAGCCGTGGCTCACGCCGTATGCGCTCAACGGTCTCGCGATCCTGACGCCCTCGACCACACCGCAGGCTACAGAATTTCCTCGACAAGGCGTCGTCGATAACAACGGTGACACGGTCAACGGAATCCCACTGGTGCTAAAGATGGCGTGTGCCGAACTTTCTTTTCGCGTGCTAAACGGAGTCAAGCTTCAGGCTGACTTTGACACATCTCTCGGCGGCCAAGGCGGCGTCGTTTCCTCGATCACCGAAGAGATCGGCCCTATCAAAACCACCACCGCTTACGATACGAAGCTCGGACTTGGGTTCTTCGCGTCGTTCCCGCAAATTGATCGAATGCTCAGCAAAGCCGGGCTCCTCGTGTCCAATAGCGGTCGGACTGTGATGCGGTAATCGCTAGTTGTTCGGGAGCTAAGGTCTAGGTACAATGGCACAGTTTGACTATGCGAGAGTGCGTGGCACCGCCGACAGACTTCTACAGAAGTTCGGCATGTCGGCAGTTCTTCGTAGAGAGGGAGTAGCCGACCGCCCCTGTGTTGTGGCGATCATCGATTATCTCCCGCGCGAAAAAGCAAGTAGCTTGGCGAATCCGACCGATCGGCGCGTGCTGATTTCAGCGGACACTCCCGAGGTGCAGGCGACACCGCCAAACAACGAGCTTGATCAATTGGTGACGTTCGTCCAACCCCCCTCGGACACGCCAGTCGAGAATGAGGTTCTGCCGTTTCTGGAGCCGATCAAACTGTATTCGCCGGCCGGGGTTCCGGTTCTTTATGAAGGGCGAGTTCGACAATGACGGCGGCAGTTGATCGGCGCGTCCTGATCCTTCAGGAGCTTGAAGCGCTCTTGAGTAATTTGGACATCGAATTGACGACGGGGCGCATCCCGGCTGGTAACTTCGTCCGTAACCGGAACGCGTTGCCGAAGGAATTAGTCCCGGGAGTAATCCTCATTGACGGAGACGAGGCCCCTGATCCTCGATTCCGGCAGATGCAGCAAGGACGCCAAGGTGGCATCCCGGCGCAGATCATGAAGATGACTCCAGAAATCTACGTCGTGCTCGACGTGCGCAAGCCGGCGAACAAGAATGTGGGCGAAGATTTGTCTATCGCGCGAATCGCGATCATGAAAGCGATCTTGGGAGATAAGACGCTTAGCACGATCGTCGGAGCGAACGGGGACATCACTTACAGCGGATGCGTCACCGATCTGGCCCGCAACCGACAGATGGAAGGCCAGATGGGTATGATCTTCTCGTATTCATACCCATGGCTGCCCGGCGAGATTATCGAGCTTTAACGCGGAGAGACGAACATGCCGAACCTTGGGAATGAGATCATCGAAGGCTCTCTGCTTTCGCCGAACATCGGCAACTATTACATCGGCAAGGGTATCGTCAGCATCAAGTTGCTTGGCGAATCGAAGTACGTCGACTGCGGCAACTGCCCGCAGTTCGAGTTCACCGCGAAGGTAACGCAACTGGATCACTACAGTTCGCGAACCGGCGTCCGCGTGAAGGACTTCACGGCGGTTATTGAGATCGCGGGCTCCCTCAACATCGTGCTCGAAGAGTTGACCGCCCGCAACATGGGCTTCGGTTTGCTTGGGTTGCCTTTCGGCGGACCGTCGCCGGCACCCGACACGATCGATATTTTCTCGAACCCGGTTATTTACGGGTCAGTGAAATTCCAAGGCACCAACGTCATCGGCCCGGTCTACACGGTGACCTTCCCGCTCGTCAAGCTCTCGCCCTCGAAGGCGCTCGGCTTGATCCAGAATCAGTGGGGCACGATTGACCTCGACGGCGACGTGCTGTTCGATCAGGTGCTCCAGAGCTTCGGCACCGCGACTGTCACTCAGCCGACCTCGCCGTCCCAGCTTCTCGGCTAAACTTCGGCCCGAGACATGGCTTTGATAAACGGCGGCTGCCCCACGGCTGCCGCCGCTACTGTAATACCCCTCCCCAAACCGTAGAAGGAAGTTCCCCATGACCAATCTCTATGCTCCGACCTCTGATGAAGCCCAGAACGTTCAAGACCCCGGCGCTGACCCGGCCGTAGCCGCCAGTGAGGGGGCGCCGGAAGTCGCTGCCGAATCACCGGCCGAACCGGAAGCCGCCTCAGAGGCCCCGGGAGCCTCCTCAGAAGCCATTCCGGAACAAGATTATTCAGACGAAGACCCGCAGACAGGAGCCCCGGGAAGCCCGGAAGCTCTCACGGCTGCCTCAAAGATCGTCCCGGAAGCTCCGGGAGCCCCGGGCGGCCCAGAAGCCGCTCAGGACTTCTCCGACCCGGAAGCTGAAGAGGGTGACGGTCGATACGGTCTTCAGGATTTCCATCCCTCCCGTCTCCCTGTAGGGCATCGGCCGCCGCCGGCCGGACCCGTAGAGATCGACTACAGCAACGACGATAGCAAGGCCTGATCGGAATCCCCCTGTCAGGCGTCCCCCACTGCCCAAGGAAACTAATCGAATGTCAAGTCAAGGTTTGAGCCTCCGCGATATCGCGAAGCTCCACGAAGATGTCAAGATCGGCGATGCCGAGGATCAGTTCGTTCGCGTCAACGGGCTTTCAGCCCAAGTTGCTCTTGCAATTTTGAATCGTTATCCAGCCGTGCTCGGTAAAGCACTGGAGGGAGAAGGTTTCAAGTTCGCGGACGCCATCAAAGCGGCGCCGGAAGTTCTTTCGTCGATCATCGTCGCCGGCACAGGCGGCAAGTTTGATGACGAAGAGGCCCTTGAAGACGCGAGCGCGCTCCCTCTTGAAGTCCAGATGGACGTTCTCGAAGCCATTGGGAGGCTGACCTTCAGGAGTGGGTTCGGCCCTTTCGTTCGGAGAATCGTGGCGCTCGCCGAAGCCGCCCAGCGCGGCGGAAACGACACCTATGGAAGGGTCCCGGATATGAAATCGCCGCAGGAATATCACTCCTGATTTCCAAGGGACACGATTCGGAAAAAGTCTGGGACTACACACCTCGCATGATCGCGGCGTATTGTTTTCTACTCTCGCGGCAGCAAGACATGGACAGTCATCGGCTTGTTGGAATCAGTGTCATGGCTCAGGCATCCGGTGACAAGGAAGTCAAGGATCAGCTTGATCTTTGGGAGGATGAAGCCGAATGACCCTCGAACTAACACTCACAATTGACGCGGCGAAATTCAAGAACGATATCGACGCTGCGGCCGAGGGGTTCGATTCGGCTTTGAGCGCTACGAAGAACATCATCGCCTCCATGATCCTCGATCAGAGCACGACGGACATCAGTAACGCGGGGAAGTTCGGCGAAAATTATTTGACCGGACTGAAAGTCACAGTAGACGGAGATCAGATCACCACTACACTTGATTCTCCCGGGGCGAGTATCTTTGAAGACGGCGGCATCATTACTGGGGACCCTCTTCTCTGGATTGGAATAAGCGGCACTGACGCGGAGGGCGTTCAAGCAAGCGCGTATGGTGATAAACTGTTTTCGGTCAATCGAAAATCAGGTGGGGCACCGCTTCTATTCTCCATCACTGATAAGCAGCCGAAATACTTCGGCATCTCCAGCGTAACAATCCCCAAGAAATTCCACCTCAAGGAAATCCAATTGAGCGTGATGGAGAACTTCAAGGCTGTTTTTCAAAGCGCGCTGAAAGACTAAAATGGCTGAGCTTGATCCACTCGTAGCAAAAATTCTCCTCAAGGGAGACGACGAATTTCTCAAATCTTTGGAGAACGTCGGCGCGAAAGGCGCTGAGCAAATTGCAAAGCTTGCGGAGGCGGCCGAGCAAGGCGCTAGTCGTCTTTCAATTCTCGGCGGCGCTGTAGGTATCCTTGAAGTAGCGATCTCCGGCATCACCGCTGCCATGGTCGTATTTATCGAGCAGCAAACGGAACTATCCCAGAAAACTCAGTTGCTCGCTAACGCATTCGGCACCACCGCCGGACAGCTTCAAGAGTTGGAGGCAATCTTCACGTCGTCCGGGGTCAAGGTCGAGCAGTTCGAACGGTTTGCAAACCGGCTCACGATCACGATCGCTCGCGAGTGGCCCGCTATTGCCGAGAGCATCAAGACTTACGCGAATGAGAATGACTCCGCGACGTTGCGGGTGCAGAATGCTATCTTGCGCGTTCGTGATGCGCAGAACGCGCTAGCTGATAACTCGGCGGAGAGGTCAGCGCGTTCGGCAAAGGACAATGACGCTCTCGAACAGTCGTGGATCAAGCTAAAATTCGCTGCCCAGAATGCAGCGTCCGAACAGAAGGGCGCGCTTCTGAGCGTGCAGTCGGCAGCGCTCGGAGTGTTGTCGGCCGAGCAACGTCTCGCCGAACTACAGGGCAACCCGCCTTCGGCAGCCGCGAAACAGGGCCTCGCTATCCAGCAAGCACAATTGGCAGTCGATCAGGCACGCAAGGCAGCGGCCGACGCTGTTATCGCGCAACAAGAGAAGGCCGCTAGTGCTGCGCTCAAGAAGGCGCAAGCCGAACAGGCATATGATGACCTCGCTCGCAAAGCCGCCAAGAATGCGCGCGACGACGCAGAGCAACGTCAGAAAGACGAGAATAGCGTCAAGGAAGCTATCATTGCGCGTGGTGAGGCAGAAGAGAAAGCCGCTAAGTTTGCATTGACCAACATTGGGAGTGTTAAACAAGCGCTCGACGGGGTCGCCAATAATAACAAATCGGCAGCTACAGCAATCGATCTTACTGCGGTATCCGTTGAGAACCTGACAAAGGGAATCATCGCGCAGGCTAAAGAGCAGGCCAAAGGTGTCTCTCCGACAGGATATGAGACCCTGCGGACAATTTCCAATCTGCTTGCGAAAGATACTGATCATCTGATCAATAATCAGCAACGGTTGGCGATCGTCAATAAGCTCGCCGGAACTTCGATGCAAGCTCTCGGTGTGTCGGCGTCCGAAATCCTTGACGTTATCGAGAACGACAGCAAGGCGATCGAAGGTCTGAAAGACAAGATCAGTGGCCTCGATAAGAACGTCCCACCTCCGGCCATCAAAGAATTTCGTGGCGCACTGGCAGGCCTTAACCTTGAGATCAGTCAGTTGTCGCAGGCGTTCGCTGCGGCGGTAGCTCCGGTCTTCACTGAGTTTTTGAAGGCCATGTTGGCAAGCCTCAAGGACAGCGATGGTGTCCTGCATATTTTCATTGAAGGCCTGAAGGCTTTCGGAACCGCCATCAAGGGCATCATCATCGTTATCGGGCAGATGAAAGAAGCGCTCGCGGAGATGCTGGGGCAAGTTGACAAGGCTTTCAGTCTTGAGAAGGGGACTACGTTCAAGCTTCTCGTTATAGCCATCGCGACAGCTATCGGTTACATCGCTCCGGCACTCGTCGCGATCCCAGTCCTGATCGGGCTGATCATTACCGCGATGGGCAGCCTGTCCGAACTAACTAAAAAGGCTTTCGAATCGCTCAAAGATAATTCAGTTACGCGATTCTGGGAGCGGCTGCTGGACGTTATTGCCAAGGTCAAGAACCTGATTAGCGGAAACGGATGGAAAGGTGCAGATACCGGCAGCAGTGGTGATACGCCGCACGGTTCGCGTGACAATTCCAGCGGACAGGATGATCCGCTAGGCGTCGGTACGCGCGGATATGCCGGCGGCGGTCTTGTCAGGGGTCCCGGCACGCCGACAAGCGACAGTGTCCCTATTCGGGCATCGCGTGACGAGTATGTTACGAACGCGAAAGCAGTCGCGCATTACGGCGTGGACTTCTTCCATGCCTTGAACAACATGACGATCCCCGGGTTCGCAGCCGGCGGCCTTGTCGGTGTTCCCACTCGCATGGGCGGAAGCACTGGCCCAGTACAGGCTTCTCGCACACTTAATCTCACGATCGACGGTCGCACATTCAGTGGCTTCCGTGGGCCGGCGAATGTTGTGGACAGCCTCGCCAGCTACGCCGTCGCTCGCCAGACCTCTTCCACAGGTCGTCAGCCTTCGTGGGTTAAGTGAGATGAAAGATAAACTCGGCCACGGCAGTAATCCGAGAGGTGTGACGCAGGGCATCAACGGGAGCCATTTGCCGGTATGGTATCATGGTTCGCCAACCGGCAAGCCACATTCAAAAGGTCCAATTCATCTAGGCACGCTAAGAGCCGCGAGAGAGGCTCTTGAATCGCGCATCGGAATCCCCGCAGATGGAAAAGGCTGGCGAGGAAAATCGGAGTACGGGAAGACTTTGCTAGCTGGACAGGACACCATGAATGAATTTGCGAAACCCGGGCATTACTACACCCCGAGTGTCCAGACTGGATTCAACGCCGATGCTCCGGACAAAAATTATTATCCAGAACCGGGCGCCGCCCACTTTAGCGATGGCTCTCCTGTCCCGATGAACGCAAAGCCTGACGTTCGCATGTATGAGATCACCGGAGCGATGGGTAATAGCCCGTCCACCGCCTATTCCGACACAAAAGCAAATGCACTCGCCAAGGCACAAGTGACCCGAGGTCGCGGTGTTCATGGCTTCTACTATGAAAACGATGGAGAAGACGCGGGCTCGATCTCCGCCGTAGTGCCAAGTGCCAAGCACCTCAAAGGGCCGGTCTAATGACGTTCTCTCCGCCACTCGAAAACGTGCTGCCTGCCGGCGCGGATACCGTGTTGACGATCTCCGGATTCGGCAACATGATCTATCAGGCGCGCAAACTCAATCAGACGCTTGAGCCGATCGCCGCCGCATCCCAACTTGAGCGAACGATCTCCGGCAAATATATTGACGTGTCGGCTCCGCAGTTTCAGAAGTATCAAACGAAGATCGTTATCACTGACGAGGTTGACGCTCCTCCGCTCGACGGCATCTTCCCCGGTATGGAAGTGACTATCCACTGTGCAGTGGAGTTCTGCTATCCGATCGGCCGCGTCGGCTCTCCCCGGCGCCCTGTAGTGTCCGGCTCCGACTACACTCAGAACGGCTACAATTTTTATCGGCCGTCGCTCCTCATGCTGATCAAGGATGTGCAAGAGAACCTTGACGAATGGGGCCGTCGAGTCGGATGGACACTAGACGCCGAAGAAGTATGATATGACTCTCCCGTTCTATTTCTATTGGGCACAAGAAAACCAAACGACGTTCGACCCTTCCATCATGGAAGTTCTCGACGAGGACATTGTCTCGTTCAAAATCAACCACGAGGAGGGACAAGTCCCGACCTTCGATATCACGATTCGGAATCCTCGTGTCGGCCTCCTCGCGCCGGGCCGCAGACAGTGGGTATGGTTTGCGTGGGACAACAATGGCACGACCGTCCCGCTGTTCTTCGGAGTGCTCGTCGGCATCCCTACCAATATGTTCAAGGAATTGGTGACGCTGCAATTCATCGCGCGCAGCCACACCTTCATCGCCGACAAGCAAGCGGTCGCCGAAACCATGAAGGTTACGCCGTACTTCGATCCGATCTGGCTCGATCAGCGGCACCGCGATGATCCGGATTCGATCCTCGAAGGTTGGTCCGCGCTCTGGCACATCGATCGCACGACACTCGCTATCAGCGCCTCGGATATCCTTGTGGGCGAGGATGGCACAGTAGACTTCTTCGAGGACGACGCGTTCTACGACAGCGTGGCGATGGAGATCGGTCAACCTCCGCTTGTCAATCTTCGTATCCAAGCATCGGTCAATTGGACTCAACGGACGTCAGGGTTCTTTGACGTGCCGACTGTCAACGTCACGAGTTATACCGGCGACACTTTCATGGGCGATTGGCCGAAGCCCGGCGCTGGTATCGGCGGCGGCTACAAGGTAGAGAGTAGCTTCGTTACTGACATCTTCCATGTGGGCCAGACGCCGACCACCAACTTCCAATCGTCGTGGACTAACACTGATCCTAATCCGGGTCAGTGCTCCAACGCGTCGGCCTCCTCGCAGTCATCCGGTCCCGCGCTGCTCTCGCCTAACCCGCTATCATGTATTCTAACAGAGTATCTTCAGACCGGCATTTGTTTCCCGGACAGTGATCCTCCCGAGAACCGGCCGGCTCAGGTTTCTGTCACTGGCATGATCGTGCCGTGTTGGTTCGTCACGGGCGATATGACGATCCGGTATGACATGAGCCGGGCGTATTCCGAATTGCTTTCGTTCGACATGATCGCGAACGTACAGGGCATCCTCGCGTCGCCAACCGTCGATCAGGATACTGAGTTGATCACCATCCAGTCGGTCGATCTCGGCAAGCCGCTGATCAACGTGAAGGCGTGGACTGATTTTGCCAACAGCAGCGTCAGCGTCCCGCAGATCATCTTTCCGAACAACCCGACGAAGCCGGGCGGTCTTGCATATCAGATTTGCGTGCAAGGCGGCACGGCTGGCGCGGTCGAACCGACCTTCAGCGACATCCCCGGCACGGTCACAGTTGACAACGGCGTGCTCTGGGCGAGTTTGGGAGATTCAGGTCTCACGGACGCGCCGCATTGGGCTCCGGGCGAGGGCGTCCCGGTCGGACAGGTCGTGCTGATCACGAATCAGGTCTTCAACGTCAACACGGGAAATCTTGAGGACGTGCCGGGCCAAACCTCGTACTATATGTGCGTCCGAGGTGGATATACAAACGGCGTCTTTGACACGTTCACTTATGTCCCGCCGGTCACGTCGAATGACGAACCGACGCCGGCCCCGCGCACGGTCTCGATCATCAATCAACCGACGTTCTCGACGGCCGGGGGCCAGATCATCAATGACGGCTCAGTCGAGTGGTTGGTCCTCGGCGTGAGTCCTTCAGGGTTCGGTATTCCGATCGGCGGCACACCGAGCGATGTCCGGGCCAACCACTTTTTTGACACGGCTCGCGGCCGTATCGCCGTCGAGTATCTGCTCTGCAAAGGCCGGGCGCGGCTCCGCTATCGTTCGCGCGCCGTCACGATCAAGTGGGAGAGCCCATTCGCGCTCGTCGTCGGGATGTCGTGCCGCAAGAATGCGACATTGTTCGATCCTCGACTCCCCGGAGGCGCCGCGACTGGCAAGGTCATTGCGTACAGTCTGGAGTGCGACGGTCCGAGCGGCAAACTGAGGGGCAGCGTCAAGATCGGCGTAGCGATCGGCTTCGGCGATAGCGTCGCGGCCGTCACCGGAACGCCGGTCTATGCCAGCGCCGGCTATGCACAAGCCGGCTGGCAGGAATATGAAGGGCAGACGATCGTTCCGGCCAGCAACGATCTCAGCTACACTCCGCCCCGTTTCACGCCGTATGACGACGGATTGGTTGCGCCGCTTACATGGAAACAAGTGAGCGATGGTGGCGTTTTCAGCAACACACTTGAATTGCAAAAGGCCGCGATCATAAAATCGTTCGGGATCGCACAACAGCTTCAGTTCGCCCAGATGTGGGCCGGGAAGACTCTTTCGACTACAGACAATCCGAGCAACGTTCAATCTGGCATCTCGCCTTCCTATGCGTGGGCGCTCGAAGAACAACAACTTGCTCTCGCATCGCAGGATACGCCCTACGTGATGGAAGCCAATTCGATTTCATGGACCGCGCTGTTCAAGCCGTGCGCTAACAACGGACCATTCGAAGGATCGTATGTGATCATTGTATCGCCGCTCGTGATCGAGCAAGGCATCAACTTGGAAGCGCCGTCTTCCCCGTAAGAGTGAGATAATAGAATATGGCAGGCATGGAGGGCATGATCCGACCGTTCGTCGGACAAGATGTCACCCCGACGAAAGAGTTCGTTCCGGGGGGCCAGAGCGCGCCTCCTGTTCGGCTTACCGTGGGCCTGATCGGCGGCACGAAGACGTTCTCCTATAGCGGTAGCTCAACGCTCAGCAACTACATGGCGGCCGTCCACACTGAGAAGGCCTCCGACGCATTTGATATGTCAACTGGCAAGCTGGCGGAATAAAACATGACCGCCTTTACGCGCAGAACGCATATCGTCAGAGTGTCCTTGGATGCAACCCCACCGAAGCCCGGCGAGAAGCCGAGCGAGTACATGGACCTTGAAATTTTGGACGCTGTTGCATTTCGAATTGAGCGAAACAAGGAAGTCATCCTCGATATGGATCAGACTAAGGCAGTCCCGTTCATCGTCGATGAAACAGGAGGCGACCACTCAAAGGCTTTGAGAGATGCGACTCAGCGCACGCACATGAAACGGATCGTCAATCCCGATGACAAAGGGCAGAAGCTCGACATTGAAGTGATGGATTGCGTCGCTTACCGGGATCAACGTGGCGAGGAGTGGATTCTCGACATGCAGCCCGGCTCTGACAAAGACGACGGCTACTTTAACATCAGCGATGGTACAGGCGATTCGACAGCAACCCGACGCGTCCACAGTGAAATCGTTTCTTCTCCGTTCGGGAAAGCGAAAAAGGATGCCGGCAAGGACTACGTCACTGTGGTTCGCAACGACAACATCGCGTTCCGCAAGCTCCGAGGTGAAGAGGTCATCATCAGCATTCCGTCTAGTGATGACCCCAATGCCGAGAATGTGGACTTCCCGCGAGCCCTGACGTTTGTGTCCTCACCGGATGGATACGATCCTGCGGACGACAGCGCTAATGCGGTCGAGCCGCCGCTGCTTTCGACTACGGATGACCAGCACAACTATGTCAACCCCGTTGATGGGGCAGATGGATTCCTGACTGGAGATGCTAAAATCGCGATGGGGCCGTTTTGGTGGATCAGGAAGGTCCAGTCAGGCATCGCCTATGTTCTATTTCACTTGGTCTCTAAAGGCGCTCCTCCCGGGATCACTCTTCGCAAGGGGGAGACCACTATCACTCCTCTGTACGATCAATCAGCCAACACGGGGACGACCGACGTAACGTGGTATGTCTGGATGCCGGCGACGCCCAATGTCCAAGTCATCGATAGCGTGCACGGCGGTTTCATTTTTGTCACATACGGATCGCTGTCTCTTGAAGACTCACTGGCCGGACGATCAGTGATGGGCTACGGAGATATTCACTACGGAAATGGGGCTGATGCTCCAACCTACAATCCGAGCAATCAATTTTATAGTGCATCTGGCGTTCCTCCATCTCAGCACTCTTTCAATCCGTTCTTTGATACAGAAGCTGACGCGCAGGCCTACGCTAATTTCTTGAACGCATGGACCGCGTTCGCGGGAACGACGCCGCAGTTTACAGTCGGGGCAGTGACGGATCAACACAACCGATTTACCCGGGACGTGATCATAAAAGTAAACGGTGTCCCTTCAAGTTTGTTCGCTGATGTCACGCTAGCTGCCGATCCTAATGACCCTACCAGCACAGGATCGATTCAGGCTCAAATCTATAGCACGGACAAGTCGGCGCCCGTGCCATCGGATATCACGCCGGCTACGATAAACGAGGCTCCCTTCGTGTTCAACAGTGAGGGAATTGGTAGCGGAGTGTCCACGACATATACGGTCAACGTCACACGAGATACGGACACGACGGATACCGTCCCCCCGGCAAACACGGTGAGGCTCTTCATTGACGTGATACCCCCGCGACCGCCGGCCTAACTACCTTGACGGCGGCCCTAAACATGGTTAATGCAATCGATCCCGAAGGATTCCCAACATGGTTCATCCTCTAGTATATCGCACGGACGACGTTACGCGTTGGGGCCTCGGGCAGGGCTCGGACCTCGCGGCCGTCACGATCGATCTGGATTTTTGGTATCTGTTCTCCGCGCTCGATACGCTGGAGAGCACGGTCGCGGCGAACACGACTGTCAGTATCGACTTCATCAGCACGGTAGGCAACAAGCTTTACGTCCACTTGACAAACCACGCTGTTGAGGGACCCTTCACGATTCCGGCTCTGTTCTGGGCACCGAAGGGAAACTGGGCACCGGCCACGATCTATAATCCGCTCGACGTTGTCAGCAATGATGGTGCGCTCTATATCGTCAACGTCACGCATACGAGCGCCGGCACGTTCTCGGTTTTCGCGACGGACGGTCTCGGCCACGATCTCTATACGCTGTTGCTCGAACAGCCGATGAACGAACTGCCGCTCGGCGGCACTCCGGGCCAGCGTCTCGCCAAATCCACCAACTCACCGTATCAAACGGAATGGGTCACCGACTTCGTCAGGCTCGCGATCTTCGTCGAGGGCCAGCCTCTCCCCAACGAAGAGGTCGCGCAATACAACGTCGTCGATCATATGTTCTTTCCGGCCGGACTTGTCGGCTCGATCGCGTACTCCGGCAGTATCACTCATTCCGCTGTCTCGTGGACGATCAACAAGAATGGCGCTCCGATCGGCACCATAGATTTCAATGGCCCCTCGCCGGCAACTGTCAACGCGACGTTCTCGACACAAGTCACGCTCGTTCCCGGCGATATCATCACAGTCATCGCTCCTGCGATTCCGGACACCGTACAGGCGAACATCTCAATCACGCTCGTCGCGAGCCTGACGCTCTAAAGGATATCCCATGGCGTACACCGGCCAAATCGTCAACTACACTTCGTCGGCCAAATACGCGGCCGTATCCGCATGGGGCACTGCGCAAACCGTGGCGGTCGGAGCATTGCGCAAGCAGCTTACGACACCAGCTAACGGAAATGAGCGTGTGTTTGTTTGCATTGTCCCCGGCACGACGCACGCCACGACGGAGCCTGTTTGGACCTTAAATCGCGGCGACAAGCAGCCCTCCGACAACGGCGTGATCTGGCAGGAGTGCACGGGCGTCGCGGCGGTCAATGGGGACATCGCCAATACGCCGCCTTGGCTGACGGGCGCGAAGAACGTCAGCAACTCGCTGGGCCACATCATCAAGGACGCGGCCGGCACGCATCTGTTCATTGTCACCACTGCCGGCACGGGCGGCAATGGCGCGGAGCCGACATGGAATACGGCGGCGCTCGGAAATACCACGACCGACAACACAACGACGTGGACCTACATCGGGACTTCGTTCGCCAATTGGGCTGCCCCTCATCATCATCTCAGGAACGCGCAGCAAACTAATTGGGGCGATCCTCCGATCGTGAAGTTTTTCGTCGGACATGATCATGCCTACCTATCTCCGACTGGCGCGAGCACTTACTCATGGACAGGACGCGGAACGCTTGGTGCGCCCGTGGACTACATCTGTGTCAGCACGGCTGGCAGCGTACCGCCAGTCTCCGCCGACTTGGCTTTGACGGGCTCAGAGGGGTGCGCGTCAGGCGGCAATAACAACATGCAAATCAGCGGGGCTATCAGAATTTGCTATGGCCTCGTATTCAATCCAGACCGCGCTATCGTCATCAATGCGGACAATCTCGACAAGAACTTCGAAAGCTGCCAGTTCCGGCCCGGCGGCAGTTCAAATCCTATGTTCAACTTCACTGGCAATAGCAGCTTCATCACGCTGCTGAATTGCAAACTGAAATTCGCTGCCACGAACTCGTCTATTAGTCTGGGCGGCTACATGGAGATGATCGGAGGTAGTGTCGATAGCGCTGGCTCAGTTCCCGGGACTCTCGTCACGGGCGGTAGCGGAAATACAATTTTCACTTTCCGCGATGTCGATCTTAGTTTCTTGTCCAGTTCAACCCTTTATGACAACGGCGGCCAATCGCCTCAACATCTTCTACAATTCATCGATTGCAAGATGCCAGCGACCTATACACCGGCCGCCGGTACTGGGAGCAATTCGAAAGCCGATTTTCAGGTATATATTTCACGATGCGACAACAGCGCTACCAATTATAAATTCACGTACTCTGACCCTACCGGCCGAATCGATGCTGACTCTACCGCTGTCAGGACAGGTGGGGCAGTGGACGGAGCGCAAGCCTTTTCATGGAAGTTCGTGACTACGATCAATGCCAATGCGGGTAATAGTCCACTCCAAGCTCCCAAGATAGGTATCTGGAACCCCATTGTAGCTGGTAACGTAACTGTCACGTTGCGCGGCATCGTCAACGCGGCTGCGGTCCCGAGTGACCACGATATGTGGATGGAAGTGGACTATCACGGCTCCAGCGGTAATCCGCAGGGCACGCGCGCCAGCACGCGATTCGCTGACTACCTCGCGGCCCCGTCGAATCTTACGGCAGACAGCACGTCCACATGGGACAGCAACGCGACGGCCCGCGCTAATGGCCACGTGTACGCGGCGGGCGACATCATCAAACTCGCCAGCAACCCGGGACGAATCTTCTTTTGCACCGCTCCCGGTACGTCGGCGGGCAGCGAACCCGGCGGCTATGCGAGTGCCGTGGACGGCGGGAGCGTAACTGATAACACTGCGACGTTCCGCGCCGGTTGCCGCTTCAGTATGGCTGTCACACTCTCCAGCCCCCAGCCGCAGATCGCCGGCAACCTGTACGTCACGCTGAAAGCTACGAAGCCGTCCACTACGACCTACGTTGATCCACAAATCATTCTGACCTGATGACCAACATCACAACCATCGTCATTGGCGGCGCTACAGAGCCAATCCTTATAAATGAGGACGGCAATAAACGTGCAACGGCAGCCGGCCCGGGCGCACTGCTTGACACCGTCGATTCATTTCCGTCCGGCACATGGGTTTCGACGGAAGCGGCCGATGGATTCAGCGGCGTTGGCTTCCCCGGCTTCCCGTGGCCACGCGGCGATTGGCTCTCGACTGAAGCGCCTGACACTTTCTTCGCTAACGGCTTCGAGCGCGACAGCGGTGTGCTGTTCGCTTCGGAAACGGCCGACACTTTCTCGGCGTTCGGCCGCCAGCCGCTAGCTGGCACGTGGGTCTCGACTGAAGCAAGAGATATCCTCCACGCTGCCGGTCTCGGCCGGGGCGAGGATGGGACACTAATTTCAACGGAATCGGTTGACATTTTCGCCGCGATAGGGCATACCCCTATCTCCGGCACCTTCGTCACAACTGACGCCGCTGATCGCTTCCTCGCAATTGGAGCGGGCGTCACTCGGGTTCGCCGACGCCGCACTCTGTTCGTATCATGAACCCGATCTAGGAGAGATCACCATGTCGGTTGTCTACAATACCACGCTCAAAAATACGCGCATGACGGATGTCGTCACCGCGATCGGTGCCACCGGCTTTCTCAACATCTATACCGCCGGACTCGCGCTGTTGCTCGCTACGATCCCGCTTGCGAATCCGGCTGGCACCGTTTCGGCCGGCGTGCTGACTTTCAGCGGCACTCCGTTGACGGAAGCGAGTGCGAACAACTCAGGCACGGCGGCAGCGGCTACCGTCTCGACCGCCTCAGCGGGCGGCGGGACCGTCGTGATCAGCGGCTTGACAGTGTCTTCGACCTCGGGCGATATCGTGCTGTCCTCGACGAATATCGTCGCCGGCCAGCCCATCACGGTCACCTCTGCCTCCATCACGCACGGCTGATTCGAAAATGAAGTCCCCCCTCCTGATCGAGGGCATGCGTGGGATGGGTGACAGCATCCACCAACGCGGCCCTCTCCGCCAGATCATGCAAACACGCGAAGTCTATCTTGAGACCTCGTGGCCCTCGGCCTATCACGATCTCGTCGGCCCTGATCTGCATCTGATCCACAAGCCGGTAGCGTTGCGGACTCAGACCAAGAATGCAGCGCGCGAGCGCATGAAGTTCTGGGCTGGCCCGGTCCCGCGCGGAATGGAGCGCATGCGCGTCGGATACAACGGCCCACAAGTGATGCACTGCCCGAGCAAGACAGTTCTGGAGGGGATGTGCCGCGTGACCGGCACTGACTACGCCACGGCGGACTATCGTCTCCCGGTGCCATCTGAGTGGGGCAAGAGCCTTGACGAAAAGATCGGTCCGCAACCACTCGATAAGCCATGGCTTGTTTATCGGCCCCTGTGCGATAGGACTGAATATCGCGGCGCCGGCATCCGCAATGCTAACGCTCAATGCTATACCCATCTGTTCGCCTTCCTTCGCGAGCACTTCCATGTCTTCTCCGTTGCCGATCTGCATCCGGGTAAAGAGGATTTGGTCGGTCCGGTCCTGAAAGCGGACGTGACGTTCCATAATGGCGAGTTGACCTTCGAGGAGTTGGCCGCGCTTTTCAAAGCGACTGATCTCGTCTTCACGTCTTCCGGATATCCAGCGATCTTGGCGCCGGCAGTCGAGACGCCTTGCATCAATATCGTCGGCGGCTACGAGGAGCCTTCCACGCACGATTCCGGCGCCCGATTTGCGCCATTTCTGTCAATCGGCCCGCGCGATCCCTGCCGCTGTTGGACCTCGGGTTGCATGCAGCGATGTCTCAAGGATATCGATATGGTGCCGGCGATCGATAAGATCGCAGCATTCATGCAGGAACACTTCGCCATCAATATCCTTCCGAGGCGCGGCGAGGTCTCTGATATGTTCGAGACCGAGTCAGCGTCAAGCGGTCCGGCTCCGCTGGCCGCGCCGTTCGGCGCTCCTGCGCGCAATACGCCGGCCTTTTATGCTGCGCTCCAGAACTCTCGGCTCCGCGCGATGAATCCCGGACAGGGGCAGAAGGCATGAGGGCTCTCTTGATCGCGATCGTGCTCGTCAGCTTGTCGGCTTCGAATGTTGGTAGCTCGGTATTTGAGTGGGCATGCTGGCACAACCGTTACGAGGCGGCGGAGCCCGGCGCCATGTGCACTCAGTATCAGGTCAACCGCGAAACAAAAGGCGACCGGCAATGAAAAAGCGAGCACTGATCACCGGGGTCACCGGACAGGACGGTTCGTACCTTGCCGAGTTGCTGCTCGCGAAGGACTACGAGGTGCACGGCATCAAGCGGCGTTCTTCGTCGTTCAATACGCCTCGCGTCGATCATCTCCTCCCCAATCCGGATTTCAGTCTGCACTTCGGCGACGTGACCGATTCGACGAACCTGAGCCGTCTCCTAAATGAAGTGCAGCCCGACGAAGTCTACAATCTTGCCGCGCAGAGCCACGTTCACGTGTCATTCGAGACGCCAGAATACACGGCCAATGCGGACGGGCTCGGCACGCTGCGCTTGCTGGAGGGCATCCGCAGTATCCGGAAAGATCATCTCGTCAAATTCTATCAGGCCTCCACCTCCGAGCTTTATGGTAACACCCCGGGGTTCTTGCGCAACGAGAAGACGCCGTTCGCGCCGCGCAGTCCGTATGCCGCCGCGAAGCTCTATGCCTACTGGATCACGGTCAACTATCGCGAAGCCTACGGCCTGCACGCCTCGAATGGTATCCTGTTCAATCACGAGAGCCCGCGACGCGGCGAGACGTTCGTCACGCGCAAGATCACCAAGGCGGTCGCCGCGATTCATCACGGCAAGCAGGAGCATATGTTCCTCGGCAATCTCGACGCGCTCCGCGACTGGGGCCACGCTCGGGACTATGTCGAGGGCATGTGGCTGGCTCTGCAACAGCCCGAACCTGACGACTACGTTCTCGCGACGGGAGACGCTTATTCGGTGCGCGACTTCGTCGAGGAGGCCTTCGCGTGCGTTGACATCTTCCTCGACTGGCGCGGCGAAGGCGTCGAGGAACGCGGCGTCTGCCGACAGACCGGCCGCACTCTCGTCTATGTCAGTCCGAAATATTTTCGCCCAACGGAGGTTGACGTTTTGCGCGGAGATGCTAGTAAGGCGCGGCACGTGCTCGGCTGGGCTCCGAAGACGGAGTTCCGTGATCTCGTGCGAGAAATGGTTGTATCAGACTTGAAAGATTGATCATGAACGAAGACACACGAGTAGCTGTTTGCTGTTACGCCGGAGATCAACATCAAGTCATTGGAGCGCTCGAATTTTATCTTCATCATGGCTGCCCGCTCGTCATATTATCACCGGAAGATTCAAAAGCAGAGATCACATACCCCGGCGTCGAGAACCGCTTTGCCGGCAAGCGCGCTTATATCGGACAGGATAGTCTTGATCGTCAGCGAGAACATCTGAAGCTGTTGTTGACGTTCTCTGAAAATCATTTTTTGATCCATGACAGCGACAGCGTCAATCTCGACGCGAAAATTCCGGACTACCTTTATGAGGACCCGGATGTCGTATGGTCAAACCAAGTCAACGACGATATCCCAGAACACCAAGAGACACTGAATCGTTACGGCTGGGCGCGAGTGGCCTTTCAGCCGCCATACTTCCTGAGCCGGAAAACGATCGAAGCCATGCTTGCCGTTGCGGACGACCCGCGATGCAAAGCAACGGACATGATGCCCTTCATTGACTATTACATGGTACAGTTGACAATGTGCGCCGGCTTGCGCTGGGCTCGTTTCAAGGACAGCATCAGTTGTCCGATCGCGATCGACCTCCAGAAGATCAATCCACCGGCTGCCGATCTCGTGACCTACAGCCAAGGGTTCAAAATCGCAATGGGCGCCGTTCGCAATGGAGGAGCGAACATTCTTCATTCGATCAAGAATCCTCACGCAATCCGAGAACTCGCCGAAGCCCATAAGCTTTGGCTGGCAGAAAACCCCGACAAGACCCCGACGCCGACACGAGCCCCGAGAGTACGTTGACATGATCGACCTCCATCAGATCACACTTGTCATGGTCGCCACACGCGCTCACGATCTCAGCAAGATCGCTATTAACGATTGCCTTCGTCAAGCTGCCTTTGGCGACGTGCTGATCTATACCAACGATCAGGCTAGGGTTCAAATTCCCGGAGCGCGATATTTCAGCGTCACGGACTGGGATAACAAAAAAGACGCTGGCCGCTTCTACTATTCGGCGGCGGCGGCGAATGTAGAGACGCCCTTCGGCCTCTTCATTGAGTGGGACGCCGGAATCTTCAACCCGGGCAAGTGGCGTGACGACTTCCTCGCCTATGATTACGTCGGCGCTCCATGGAATACAGGCGATGATCTGAAGGTTGGAAATGGTGGCTTCACGTTGATGTCGAAACGATTCGGAGATTTTCTCTGCAAGGAAACATTGCGATTCCCAGTCACAACTGATTGGGATATTTGCCGCACTCATAGGCGCGGCATTGAAGCGGCGGGAGGTTTTAAGTGGGCACCCTATGAAGTTGCGCAGGACTTCGCGTGGGAGCTTGCTCCGCGCTCGCCTAACACATTTGGCTACCACGGTATCTTTAACTGGCCAGATATGATCGGGCATCCAGAGACTATCCAGCGCGTGAAGCTGATGGTCGACGACACATACCTTTGCACCAAGCTGGCCCCGTTGTTCAAATCCGCCCCGTGGCTTGTCGAGGCGATCGGCACGGCGGCCTTCGAGAAGTATCTCAGTGCAATCCCGAACAATGTCAGACCAGCCCGTCCGTTCGGCGCTATCCAACAGCCGAATCGGGGAATGTCGCTCTCGCATCGGCGAGCACTGCTCGCTTCAATGGTGCGGCCCGGATTGAAAGCCTAGTCATGAAAAAGAACTCCTGTATTGTCGTCACCGGAGCAAACGGTCTCGCCGGCTCAGCCGTAGTCGATCACCTTCGCTCTCAACTCTATACGTGCGTTGTCGGATTGGGTCGTGAGGATTGCGATCTGATGGATATCAAAGCCACTCGCGAGGCCTTCGAGCGGATCAGGCCGCAATACGTCTTCCACGCCGCTGCATGTGTCTATGGCATTGGTGGTAACATGAAGAACCAAGGCAAGTCGTTCCTCGAAAACACGTTGATCAATACCAGCGTGATCGATGCGAGTTCTCTAGTCGGCGTCGATCGTATCGTTGTCATGGGGACCAACGCGATCTATCCGAGGGATGCGGCCCTCCCCTATCACGAGAGCAGCATCTTCGATGGTCGCCCGCATCCGTCCGAGAGCGCATACGGCCACGCCAAGCGCGGCATGCTCGCGATGCTGGAGGCTTACAACGAGAGCTACGGCATGAACTACTGCTACATCGTTTCTGGCAACCTCTATGGCCCGCGTGACAAGTTCGATCCAATCAACGGTCACGTCCTGCCGTCCATGATCGCGAAGTTCTACGAGGCGTCCCTTGATGATCAGAAAATAGTGGCGCTCTGGGGCAACGGTGAGCCAAAGCGGGACTTCCTCTTCTCGAAGGACCTTGCCCGAATCGCTGAGATGCTTCTTGGCTATAGCGCGCGGGGCACGATCAACATTGGCAGCGGCCACACCTATGCTATCAAGGATGTTGCCAAGAAACTCTGCGATATCACGGGCGTCCCGATCGACCGGGTATGGTTCGATCGCGACAAGCCAAACGGCCGCATGTGCTGCACGTCTGACCTGACGCGGCTCAGTGTGACGGGATTCCAACCGGAGTTCTCGCTCGATCGAGGCCTCAAAGAGACGTGGGATTGGTATTGTGGACATCAACAGCGTTCCGCTGGGGCATCCGTTCCGGCTCATTGAGCATCAGCGTAGTCAGCGACCGATGCTCCCTACCCGACAAGATGTGGCGATTGTGCTTTGCGGAGGCGGTCCGGACCCCTTTGCCGAGCATGATCGCGCGGTCGCGCTCTGCGCAGAAGCCGGCAAACCGTATGAGCTTCTAGTCGGCAATGACATGATCGCCGAGTTTCCCGGTCCGGTCCACCATGCCGTGACATTGCATGCTGACAAGCTCAGTGCGTGTTTCACGGGTCCGCGCCGGAGCAAGGGATACCCCCTTCCGGACAAAGTTTGGTCACATAGACCCTATACTGGGGTCTCCGATTGGACCCGCGATTGGTCCGGCTCGACTGGGCTCTTCGGAGTCAAAATATTTCGCGAGCTAGGATTCGTTCATATCATTCTGTGCGGTGTCCCCATGACGGTTGATGGCGGTCACTTCCTCCGCAAGCAGCCGTGGCATGATGCGACCAACTTCACGAAGGGTTGGGAAATGCGTTGGGCGCAACTCAAGCCCTACGTCCGAAGCTTCAGCGGATGGACCCTCCAGAATCTCGGGGAGCCGACCGTCAAATGGCTCAAGACCGAGATCGAGGACAAGCACCGACAGCCGGCGCCCCCGACGAGTGGACAGGGATTGAAAGCATGATGTATCGCACTCCGCCGAACCCCAAGCAAAATTGCAAAGAGTATCGCTATGACGGACCAACGCCTTGTCGGTATCCGCACTGCGATTGCATCAAGCCCGACTGGCCTAAGCCCAAGGGCTGCACCTGTACCTTGCTTCGCGAACGCGAGCGTTGCTATGAGCAGTGCGAACCGCCGCACTGGGGAATCCTCGAAGACACCACGCTGCTCAAGCCGAGGCTACCTCCAGTCCCGGGCGTGTTGTTCTTCGTCGTCGCGCTGATCCTCCTCGTGCTGTTCTCCGGACGCACGGCACGCGGCGCTGATGCTGACCCCTATTCATGCTATGGCGGCGGACGCTATGAGGCAATGAGTGAAGCCGCTCCCGCGTGCAATGATATGCCGCGATACTGTGTCGTCATCCGCAATATGGCGCGCAACTGCACATCAGCAAAACTGCTCGTCAAGATGTGGGGCACGAACAAGGCCGAACAGCGCGCTCGCGCGTGCGGCGCACTCGACACGGACATCACCGAGGCGAGGGCGTGTCTAAAGCAGGACGAATCGACAAAATAAAGTTCCGCCTAGCTGCCTTGACAAAACGCCGCGTCTCCGTTAACCATGTTGGGAACCTCCGCAAATCCCCCAGCATGAAGGCGCTTGACCATGTCGTTCTTGTCATTTTTCACTGATCTCCAGCTTCTCCTCATTGTTGCGGCCGTCGCATTCGTTGCCGGCGTTGTTCTTAGCACGCGCGTCAAAGACTGGTTCAAGGGAGTCCCGAGCGAGTTGCGTACCGCGCTCAACGGCGCCGAGACTTCAGCCCGTGCAGCGATTGAGCAAGCTCAGATCGATGTGCTCGCGAAGATTTTGCCCGGTGCTGCTCAGCCGAAGGCCCCGGCGCCCTTGGCGCCGACCGTCACCTTGACGCCGCTAGCCCCCGTCGCCGCTGCGGGTCCGGCTCCCCTTCTGCCGCCGCTTCCTGCCGCCGCTCCGCCTGTAGCCCTGGCCCCCGTCGCCGCTGCCCCGGCCGCCCCCGCCGCTTAACTCTGTTACCGATCGCCGGCATCTATCGGCGATTGCCTACGGTATAGGTCACACCGATGTCTCAGGTCACTTACATCGCGTTCACGGACCGCATGATCAAGCGGTATGAAGGCGGGTATGGATGGAACCGGGCTGATCCCGGCGGCCCTACCAAGTATGGCATCACGTGCTACGACCTCGCCGAGCATCGTGGCCTGAAGATGGATTCGATGGCGCGTTGGGCTCCGATCGTGGCAGCGATGGAGCTTCCCGAGGCCGAAGCCATCTATGCCAAGAAATACGCCGCCGGCATTCGCTATAGCGATCTCCCGGCCGGCCCTGACGCCTGCATGTATGACTACGGTGTCAACTCCGGCATCTCCCGTCCTATCCTCGTTGCGCATCGGATCGTCGGCACTCCCGGCACCGGCATGAGCCAAGCGCTCGTGGACGCAATCCGCAAGGTCGATCCCAACAAGTTCGTCGATCTGATGTGCGATGAACGACTTGCGTTCATGCACGCGATTCGCGGAGGTTCGGCGTGGGCTGAGTTCGGCAAAGGCTGGGGCGCACGTGTCTCCGATCTTCGAGGATATTCCCACCATCTCGCGACCACGGCCAGCACTGTCAAGGCGACAATTCCAACGCCGGACGCCCCTGACCTGACCACTATAGCGATGCCAAAGGCTACCCACGTCGCCAAGACAGCCGGCAAAGTCACGGCTGGCGGAGCTATCTCGGCCGGCGCGTCCGCCGAGGTTGCCGGCGCCCCCCATTGGCAAGCTGCCGCGATCGTCATTGGCATCTTTGCCGCCGGCATCGCTTATGAGGCGTGGCAAGATTACAAGACGAATGCCGCGAACAATGTCGTCCACTTTCCCGTTGCTGCTTGAGGCTCTGCCATGTATGAGACAATCAAAACGGGCGTCGTCGCATTTCATCAGTCGTTCCGCAAGTCGGCGACGATCTTCTTCGCGCGCCTCCAGCTTCTCCTCGCCGCGCTTTGGACCGTGCTGATCGCTACCGATCTAGCACCACTAATCGTGAATCCGAAATATGTCACGGCATGGCTGATCTTCAGCGGTTTCGTGACTGAGTATTGCCGGCGCCGGCCGGGCACCGGCACCCCGCTCGATCCTGTCGCGCCGGTCATTCCGTTCCAGCCGACCTCTGGCCCTTTGAAATGAGAACAAAATGCTAGCCACAATTTTCGGCGGCATCGCCGGCCTCAGTTCATTTTTCAAGGGTCTCTTCGGCTCGATCGATCACGTCACCGACGCGATCTCGAATGAGAAGATCGCCGTCATCAATGCGAAGACACAGGAAGAGCAGATCAGTGCACAGGAACGCGTTAATTCGCTGACCCTGCGACGCGATGTCATGATTGCCGAGGCCGCGACCTCTAGTCTCAACGTCAGAATGCGTTTTATGCTCGCGCTCGGCCCCTGTTACATCTTGCTGAAGATTTTCATTTGGGACAAGGGCATTGGACCGTTCTTCGGTTGCGTTGGTAAGTTGACCGGAGAAGCTGCGCAAGCCTGTCTCAGGTTCCAGACCGATTCTCTTGATCCTAATCTCTGGGGCGTCGTCATGGCTGTTCTCGGCTTCTATTTCCTCTGCGAAGGTGGAATCACAATCGCCAAGGTATTCAAAGGGGCAGGGAAATGAGTGATGCTGATGACCAACGACAGGTCCGCCAGTCGATCGAGAATCTAGCAGGAAGAACGGCAGCAAGGGTCCTTGAAGAGACCCGAGCTTCCGATCGCGAGCTTGAAACAGCCAAAGCTCTCGGCGCCATGGGCGCAACATCATGACGTTGATGGTGCAACAAGAAGCTATGGACAAGAAGCTCGACAATGTCGTCGCCGTCGTCAATCGATGGAAGGGTGCGACCGCGCTCTTGATCATCGTCGGAGGTATTCTTGGATACCTCGGCAACTTCCTCATGAAGTTCGCGGGCTTCACGGGCAAGGCTTGATTCGTCAACTGCGAATTTTCAAAACACGAAACGTGACCAAAGCGCTAGTTGTTAGAACTGGCGAATCCTGCTAATCTCTTTTCCAGATTCAGAGGACGCCCGATGACTTTGCTCCAGCATGAAATTGACTACATCGCGAACCGCCTCCTCGACAAAATATCCGAACGGCTCGGCGGAATAATTCGAGCTACCATCCAAAAGGAAATGAAGCTGATGACTGACCAAGCTATTCTTGACCTCACTCAGGCTACCGACGCGATCGTAGCGGAACTGGCGGCGGTGGTTACCGCACTCCAAACCGACGCGAAGGCGCTCGCCGACGCCCTCGCCCAAGCTGCGGCGAACGCCGGCACGACTCTCGATCCGCTTATCGCGGCTCAGACCAAGCGGCTGACGGATGGAACCACGGCTGCTGTTGCGGCAGTTACCGCCCTTCAGGCGCCCGTCAGCACGTCCACCGCTGCCCCGGCTCCTTCGGACGCCCCGGCGCCGGCACCGGCCCCTGCCCCTGCGCCAGCCCCGGCAACCGATGCTCCAGCGACTCCGGCGGCTCCGACCGCGTAAGACGGTCCAGCCGACCACGGAAAAAGCCCCGGGATGTGACCCCCGGGGCTTTTTCTTTGCGTCAATTTTCAGCGGAACTTGCAGGCCGGAACGAACCGGCCGCCGGACGGATGCAGTCGGCGGTATTCGTGACTCTTCGGGACTGACAAGGCGCCCATGTGTATCAAGCGGCGCCGCCGGTTGGTTCCGGCCGGGCGGGCAAAGTTCCGCCAGCCCTTGCGAGGATGCAGCCAAGCATGGTGGGTTCGGCGGACCTCGGGCTCGACCGCCGCATTATCACCCACCATGATCTCGGCAAGTTGAGCGGTTGTGATATCCTGTGCTCCAGCGGCCACGAGCGCGGCAGCGGCAGCTTTGATGCTCTCGACGAAGCTCGGCTTGGAGGTAGGAGGAGCATTCATTTCAAATCCTCATGGGTTCGAGTTGCAGGATCATCAGATGCCACGAATCCATTTCGCGCACAACCTCGAATCCAAATTTTTTGAAGAAGCCCGGCTTCTGTGTCCACAACGAGACAACGCTGCCGCCGCGAAGCTTGATCTCCGCGAGACGATGACGCGTCAGGGCCTCTCCGATGTGCAAGCCTTGACAGTCTTCAGCGACTACGATCCAGATCAAATCGTAGTCACCCTTCATTCGCATTGACGGACAGTACGCCGCAAACCCGGCGAGGCCGCCTTCTGGCCAATCAGGTCTATCGACGACGAAAAATTTCGGCGCGTAGGGACCGCCCTTATAGTATTCGATCATCTGATCGCGTGCGCGATCGGCGGTCTCGACACCCCAGTTGTCTCGGACAAGCTTGCATGCTTCGAGAACATCAGCGTAGAGCATTTCGCGAACTTCGATCACAACAGAGTTTTCCACCAATGCTTCTCGATCAAAATAATGGCATGGTTGATCTCGACCGCAAGCTCGGGCACTGTAAGGCCGGCGGCATAGATTGTGTCGGATGCACTCTCTGTCATCATGAGGTTGATCTTGTCGGCGCCCTCGAACAGACGGAAGTCGGTTCGGTAGTTGAGAATAAGCTTGGCCTTGGCGTAGCCGTACCCAAGCTCCCAGCACGTGCCACTGTCCGGGTCCGCACCGTCGAGATTGGCGAGCACCATATCTGCCCAGTCAATGCCGGCGACATCGGAGGCGAAGATCAGATCGGGCCGATCGGCGCGCTGCTCATGCTCTTGCGGCAGAAAAACTTCATGGCCGAATCGACGAAGCGCTTCGGCCAGACAACGGTTGAAAGTTATTTCGGCCGTCGAGAAAAGCGGCCCAGCCATATAAATCTTCATGCGTCCGGTCCCTTCCACTCAATGAACGGCGTCTGACAGCCACATGGACCGATGTCAGAATAATACGAAGGCCCAAGCCCAGAGCCCATCAACAGACCTTCGATGAACTCTCTCGTCGTGCCCTTGATCGGGAGCTTGTGCGTGATGCGAAGCATGTGACTGCCCTGCGATGGGTAGGAGAACGAGAGCTTCACGCCATGGGCCGCGAGCGGCGTCCATCTCGCGATTAGCTCCTGTATCTTGACTTTGGTCTCTTTCATCATGTCGGGCATCAGACCGGCCCCTCGCGCAGCGAGCCGTTTTGAGTTGTCAGTGCATCGCTCTCGGGCCTGATCTCATGCACAGTGTACGGGTCTTCCCCGGGACCGTGCATCGGAGCGAATGGACGAACTTCGTCGGGACCGAACCGCAGGCTTTCGCCTAGTTCGTGATTCATGGTGCGGATGCACTGTTCGAAAATCCAGCGCCGCCAGCTTTTCTCGTTATATGTTGTGATCGGCACCGGATGGATGTGGTTGACGACCCATCGGCGCGAAGGATTGTAATTGTCAACGCCGTCGATCTGTATCACTAGCCGCAGGGCGCCGTCTTCGTTGATCAGATCAAACGACCAACCCGGCTTGCATTGGGTACTCGCTACGATTCGGGCGAGCAAGTCGAAAGTGTTTTCCGCTGTAACTTCCATTGATATCCTCTTTTTCGGTACGCCCGCTCCCGACAACCAAAGCGCGCTGTTGTCGAGAGCGTTTGGAGATGGGTTGACCGATTATCACCGGGCCGATCTCCAGCGTTCGTGAATAGCGGTATAAAAGAGGGCAGGGTTCTTGCATCATAAGCCCCTACCACGCCGGATGCTTAGCGGCGCCGGTTCTTGAGACCGCCCTCTTCTATGCCGCTCAGAATACTCCGAACCAAACACCGATACCATGGATGACTCCGATCGGCGCAACGATACAACCGAAGAGGAGCAATATCCATGACGCTGTTTTGATGCAGACAATGACGTGCGTGGTCCACGCTGCGATGCAGGCCGTGGCTCCGACCACAAGGGCCGCGAGAGCAGAGATGGCTTTCATTTGGGTTATGTTCCTCGTGTGGGCTGGCCGGAGCTTGGTAGCTCCGGCCCGAATCAATGTCAATCCCTTTTTGTCATCCTTGCGCCCTCGAACGTGCACCATGGTTCCCGCACCGTAGCCCGTTCCTTGGCGTCCAAATAAATCGGCCACTGCGCAGTGAACCCGCGCTTCGGATGGATGAATGCCAGAGCTTGCATCGGGCGAGTTGGCTTCGCGCGCAACACGAGTCGGGCGTATTCGTTGTAGCCAATCAGTGAGCCGTTGGCCAGCACAGGCACCGCATCGCCGCGAGCGATATAGGTGTGATAGTGGCCGATCAAGAGGGTATCGAAGTCCCGGCCGCAAGCGGCTTCTGAGGAGCCGACCTTGATAGCGCCACGGGCGATCGGACCGAGCGCGCCAATGATGCCATCGCCTCCCTTGACACCTAGCGTATCACCGTGCGTCAGCATGAAGCGGTGCCCATAGATCGCGAAGTGAGCATCGACCTCGTTTGGCACATAGATGTTAACCCTCGGGTCATCACGGAAGAAACGTTCGAGATGGCAGTACACAAGCCATTCGTATGAATCGAAGACGCGGTTCTTGGCGCGAGGCTTGATCGTGGTGCGGCCGTGATTGCCGGGCACGCAAGGCACGAACACCTTGCCGAACTTGTCGGCGAGATCGAGGATCAGGCCAATCAATTGCTCCTCGACTTCTGCGACCGATAGCGTCACCGGGCCGTCGTTTGTCTCGCGAAGGTCCTCATGGATGGCGCCCGTGATCATGTCGCCGCCGAGACCAACGACGATGCCGGGATAGATCGGGTTTGTCATATGATGGAGGCAGAGGTCGATCGTGGCGTCGCGCAGGATTCGCACGCGCTGGCGAGCGATCTTGCGGTTGAAGGCGTTCATGCCGCCGACCTGATCCGGATCGACCGTCTCGCCCCAGTGCCAGTCGCTCAAAAGCAATAGTGGGACGCCGGTTGACTTGCCCGAAGGCTTGACGTCAACCCACTTCGGCGGCTCCGGTGTGTAGGCTTCGAGCCCGAGGATTTCCTCGCGGATGCGCTCAGCCGTGTCGTTGATCTGAGTTCGCTCGCGCAACTGCCGCTGTAGCTGGCGGACTTGTTCGTTCTTCTGGCGAATGATCGCATTAGCATCGGCGAGCATGTCAGCGTCGGTCTTCTTCGGGGCAGAGGCCATCTTATTTTCTCCGTCTATTGCGAGTTTCAACGCCTTTCGGCGACTGGATGTAGCAGTGCTTTCGATCTTTATATTTCGGGGATGCCTCGTATCTCCGCCGACGCTCGCGGCCCTTCGGTGATTTGTTATAACGGATATACGCCGCTCGATCTGTCACGATGGTCGCTCCGGCACCTTCAACCCTTCGCGCACCATTGCGTTAGCGAGCCTGCTCAACGTGCGAATCGGGACGCGCGAAAATTTGCGTTGCGTCCTGTCACTGATGATTCGTAGCGGGAGGCCCACTCCGAACTCGTCGCGTTGCATCAGCAATGATCGTGCAAATTCACGGGACAGTATCTTGTCTGATCCCAGCCTTGTGCGGCAGCGCGCCGGCAGACGAACATCATTGGTGCCGCGCCGCATGAAGTACAGTTCGTAGCGGAGCGCCCCCATCGTTGCACGCGCCTTGGGAAACTCGGCCTTGATGCGCTCCAGAATCGCCGCATAGCCGAGCCCGATATTGCGGCCGTAGCAATCGACAAAATCCACCTTCAATAGAAGATGCTGCGAAAACGCGCGGATCGTTTTGAACCTCAAGGGCACCTTAGAAGCCTTCAGTCGCTCTTAAGAGCACTTCGGGGAGCGGCGTACTCGGATGTAGGAGAACGCTCATGCTCGCCAGTTCGGGCTCGGGGCAGATAATCTTCGGGTACAAATTTCCGGGAATGAGATACAACCGGGACGCCGCCGCGTCGCCGACTTGAATCAGAACGAAACACGTTTTGCAGCCTGCCCGGACACGCTCTTGCAGCCAAATATCTTGTGAAGGGCGCACCTTCGGCCGGATGCACGTTGACAGCCGTTTCGGGCGGTCGCATGACTTTAGTTCGAGCCATAGTTGGCCTCCATCAATGCAGCCCTCGACATCGGGGTTGCCGGCGCCGGCATCGTTCTCGATCCGACAGAGATGCACTCCGAAGCCGCACTTCCTGAGATGGATACCGGCTTTACGGACGCGCTTCCATAGTTCGCTCTCGCGAGCCATCAGAGGTTTTTATTGACGCCGTCTTCGTCAAATTTCTTCGCGGCCAATTTCTCTGCTAGAATTGCCTTGTTCTTTGCGATCACCTCTTCATCCCAGATCGGGAGCCCGTCGCGCTCGCGCTGCTTGAGAGAGGTCTCCAGATTCGCAAACGCTCGCCATGCGAGCTTGCCTTCATGGAGCGCACCATCGTCCGGATCGAATGTGCCTTGTTCAATCAGATGTCGGGTGATGCAGTCGGGATGATCCATGCTCTTGCCCTCGGCCCAGTGCAGCGGTTCGCCGGGGTTGTGCTTGTCGTTGCCGAGCACGGAGATGCGCGCGACGTATGCCGCAGCGCGCGGGAAATATTTGAGCATGCCGCTGAAGATCGGGGTGTCTTTTCGGAGAGCCGAATCGGTCGGGAGGATTGACTTGGTCATTTGTACTCTTTCAGCGTTAGTGTTTTGGCAGTCATGACAATACCGGCATCGTCCATAGAGCCTAGCGCTTCAGCCGCGATCTTCAACTGCTCAATGCGTTCGGCGAGACGAGAGCATTTGGTGCGATCTGTTATAAGTTCGCGGTCATGATAGCTGATGCTGCTCTTCACACTCTCCAATTCGGCTTCAAGGGCGGCCTTAGTATCCCACAAGGTCTTGCGCGTTTCCTCATATGCCACGGCTTACCTCCGATCGATTTGTTCACGAGCGTTCTTGCCGGCCAGACGAACGTCCGCGAGGACGCCGTCGAGAAATCCGAAGAAAAAGCTGAGGGACTTGTCGCCGTTTTCCTCCATTTCGATCTCTTCGATACGCTCGATCACTTGCAGGAAAGGAGTGCTCGCGACATAAGCTTCGCGTCCCTCAACGAATCGCTCGGCATCAACCTTGGACACGGGCCGCCTCTTCGGAGGAGATGGCTGGATTCGCGGTGTGATAGGGCTCCGCGCGCTTGGCCCGGGTGTAGTCCTCGCCGGCAGCAAGCTTGCGCTTGATCTCACTGCGGAGGAAGGCAGCGGCGACGACAAGGTTGGCCACGTCGCTGCCGTAGTCGCGGAAGCCGTCCCAATCCTTCGGATAGAAGTCGTCCTTGCAGTGAGCGACAGCTACATCCGACGAGACACCTCTGCTCTTCAGAGCGACGACGCCGATCTGCGCCATGGCGGCATCGGCCATCTGTCCGGCGGTCGCGTCGGCGCGGTCATTGCCGACACCCCACATTTTATCTTGAATCGCGACTTCGCTCGCGATCAGCTTGTCTGCAAGATAGCCGGCCTCGATTGCATCTTTCTCATTGGACATGGATTCGGCTCCAGAGGAGGTTGGCGGAACAATGCCGCTTGCTACCCGTCTCTGGAGCCGATGTCAAGATAGTTAACAAAAGGGAAATGGGGAGCGGCGCGGGCAGCACCCCGGCTCACTCCCCATCCCCGGACGCGACGACGCGGGGCAGGCTGGGGGATGCGTCGTCCCGTGTAGCTCAGTCCTGATCCAGAAGCACACGCGCGTCGGATCGAGGGAGACCGTCCAGATGCGATGCACCAAAAAGCAGTGCACCGTGCCTGATGCAGCGCGGTGGATCACCCCGCCGAAGTGCCGTATCCTCGTCGAACAGACAGACAGTTTCGTTCCTATCTGTCACGTCGCAAGTCATCCAGCGTGTCAATGGCCGTGATGCCACGTCTCGCCTCCGTCGTGAGAATGGTGCCCGGCAGCGAGCGCTTGACGATCGACAGCCCGGCCGGCGACTTGTTCGGCCGCAGTGATCTTGGCCTTGGTCAAAGCGCTGCCCGAAACCATCAGCCGGCGATACACGCACGCGTCGGTCACGCCGTCGCGGAGGTTTTCGTCGAGGCCTTGGAAGGCAATAGCGCCAGTCTTCTTGTCCACTACCGGCTTGACTTTGCCGGCAGCGATCAGGCTATTGACGTCGTAGACCACCTTTTGGACTTCAGCTTTGCGTTGCTGGATCGTCTGGCGGAGTTTCAGTCGGGTGTCACAGGGCATTGATCTCTCCTAGTGCTGTAGGATGGACGAAGGATATCAGCACCGCCGGCTGCCCGTCAAGGACAGCCGGCGGGGATGGTTACTCAATCTCCAGTTCGTTCGCCAGCGTCTCGACAGCCGACTTAGGCCTGCCACTGTCAGCAACCGGCTCGAAGTCGAGAGCCCGGCCCTCGTGCGTCGGCGCGGCGATCTCTCCGGCTTCGTCAAGGTCGAGGAACGCGGTGCGCGCTTCGGCCAAGGTCTTCAACGTGGCTTGGTCGATCTCGACAGCCGCCGTCTCGCCGGCCGCAACGATCTTGGTCGCTACCGCCCGGGCGGCCTTGAGCCCGGTCTCAATGCGAGCCTGTGCATCCGGCGTCAGCATGCTGCCCAGTTGCTTCGTGCGCTTGGCCGCGTCGCGGATCAGCGTCACGTCGAGGTTCTTAACACCCTCCTCCATGTCGGCGATAAGTTCGCGAACCTCTCGGTTTATCGCGCGGACCGCCGTCACGTCATCGGGAGCAATGCGCCCAGTGATGGCGTTGAAATAAATCGTAGTAATGCGGGACGTGCGGTTGAAGTCGTCGCAGAGTTTGCGAGCGTCGGCTAGGGCAGTCTGAAGCTTCTTTTCGTTGTTGTCCGGGCAGAGATACCCGAACGCCGAAGCCGCACAAACCGAAGCGACGAGGCCTCGGGCCTTGCTGCGGATTTTCGTCGCGGCATCTAACTCCTCCGCGTCGCGAATGGTGCGGTCAGTCTGCCATGCCGCCTTGCGGGCGCCGTCCTCGATCGCGTGATCTTCCTCGATCACGGTTTTGAAGTAGTCAACGTTGCCCTTGATCGAAGTCGAAAGGCCGACGAGAAGACCCGGGCGAAGGGTTGTGGAAGCGAATGACATTTTGTGGTTCTCCAGTGCTGTAGAGGTTCAAGTGATCCTAGATTTATCACCGGCCCACGCCGCCTTCAAGAGCGGCGTGGGGTATTGGTTAACAGGTCGTTTAGATATCCAACTCGCGGCCGACCTTGGCGACTTCGTTGGCTTTGACGACGGACGCCGGCCGGGCCTTTTCCTTGGCCCAGTTGCGGAGCTTCGTGATCTTAGGCTCCGCAGACTTGCTCAGCGGATAGACATGCTTCGCAGCTTCGAGAATGTCCGCCGTAGTGATCTCGCGAGCATCTTCTGCGAACGCCTCGAACAGCGCGGCCGGAACAAGCTCGGCGATCTCCGAACCCGTGAAGCCTTCCGACACCTTGGCGACAGCTTCGAGGTTGATCTTGACGGTCTCGCGACCATGTTGCTTCAGCGCGGCTTTCAGAACGGCTTTACGTTCTTCGAACACCGGCAAGTCAACGAACCAAGTTTCGTCGAACCGACCCTTGCGCAGAAGCTCCGGCGGGAGTGCTTCAACATCGTTCGCAGTGGCGATAATAAACGCCTCCGAAGTGCGGTCTTGCATCCACGACAGGATAGCGCCGAGAGCATCCGACGACACGCCGCCGTCAGCCGACCCCGAAGTCGCGCCCTGCATTGCCTTCTCGATCTCGTCGATCCAGACCACGCAACGGCCGATCGCTTCGATCACCTTTAGAGCCTTCCGGAGGTTGCCCTCGCTCTCGCCCACGAACTTGCCCTTGAGAGCGCCAAGGTCAAGACGGAGGAGCGGGACTTCCCACGCGGTAGCGATGGCTTTCGCAGTGAGCGACTTACCGCAACCCGAGATACCGACAAGCACACCGCCCTTCGGCGACGGCAGACCATATTCTCGGGCCTTGGTGCTATATGCGCTCTTCCGAGAAACCAGCCAAGCCTTCAGGTTCTCCAAACCACCGACAGCGTCGAGGCCGCCCTTGATCGGATCAACCCATTCCAACACGCGCTCACGCGCGATGACTCGTTTCTTCTCATTTGACACGACAGCGGGGTCGATCTTCTTCGTCTGCACGAGCGACTTAGCATAGCAGGCGGCGGCCTCTTCTGAAGTTAAGCCCACGGCCGCGTCGATCGCCGCGTCACGCGTGCCATTCGGGGCAGCGTCCGCGCGGAGAGTTTCCGGCAGTGAGTTGATCGCGGCCGACAGGACAGCCTCGATCTCCGAACGATCCGGGAGCGGCCACTCAATGACAGTCGCATGGCCGGCCAGTTCCGGCGGCAGATTAGTTTCGGTCGTCAAAATGATGACAGCCTGTGCGTTCTTCCGAGCAACGCCCGGGAGGTACTTCGCGAGATTGCGAAGCTGGCGAAGCGGCGTGGCGCCCGGCGTACCATTGAGCCACACCGGAAGATCACGCATGATCCACACGTTGCGCTGGCCATCCGCCGAAGATTTGTCGTCGGCACGCGCCTTGATTGCGCCAAGAGTTTCGCCCGGATCAGCCGAGCCAAGGCGGCTGTTCACTTTGCCATCCAGCCCGGTCACGCCTTGAGCCACGTCCCAGAACAACGGTTCGTAGCCGGCCGACGCACCGGCTTCGGCAAGGAAGCTCTCGACGCGAGTTTCTTCGCGAGAGATGATCCAGATCAAAGGATTGCGGGCGCGGAGGAGAGCCGAGATATCGGCTGCAACCTTCTGGCCTTTAGACAGGGTCTTTGTTTCGGTAGTCATATGCAAGCTCCTAGTGCTGTAGGGGTTTGGGTTTGGATTTGGGTTTGTGCTTCAGGGACGAACGCCAGTGTCGTAATACATGCGAGCGAAAGCGATCATCGCGTTCCTCAATTCTTGCGCGTCCCGGTCTTTGCGGTATTGACGGCGTTCGCGGGTTTTGAAGTTGCCGGAAGGATGTTCGTATCCGACAAGATCACCGATCACGCGCTCGGCTATGAGTTTGTCGGCATCAACGCCGTTTGGCGCTGGGATTTTGCCGAAAATCTCGATCCACTGTTCTACGGGTCTTGCGTCCATTTTTGGTGTGCTCCTAGTGCTGTAGGGTTGGCCCAGAGATACGCTAGGCGCGGGAGCTACGCAATGACTGACTTGACAGATGGTAAAGATTCAGTTAAGAAACTCAAATGCCTGCCGAGGTGGGCGGCCTCTGCAACATGGGGCCAGCAAATCTAATGATCACGGATAAGGGCATCTATTCCCCTCAATGAGAAGCCGCCGGGAGCATACACTCTCGGCGGCTTTTTCTTTTTGATTATGATCTATAGTGACCACATGCTCTTGGGTCGGACAAGTTACATAGGGGATTCCAACGGAAAGGAAACCCCACCAATGGCCTTCGAAGTCGTCAAGGACGAACCCCTATCGCCAGACGAAGCTCAACTGAAAAGCAGACGTCGGGAGACCGCCCGGGCCGGCCCTAAGCCTCGCTCTGCCGCTGCGCCTGACGAGCTTCCAGACGGCGACCGTGAGCCTCCTGCACCGACTTAGCCGGCAGCCTTGAACTGTTCGTTCGGATATTAGCGGCGCGCTCGGCCTGAAGCTCGGCCCGGCGCGGTCCGTTGATCTCGGCAATCCCTTCAAGGTCTCTCATTTTGGGACAATCTCCTGTTTCGGGAAGCTCCAGCTTACTCCGAATCCCGGGCACCGGAAAGCAAGAAGCTAGAGCGTAGTTAATAGCGCCTTAAAGCCCCAGAGGAAGCCCTACAGGGGCCATCCGGCTCCCGGGCGTAGGGCATCAGATCGAATCCCAATCACCATGGGCGTCTACGACTGCCTCGCCAGTGCTGAAAATCTCGGCCGGGTTCGCAACCACCGCCCCAAAGCCCTTGCCCTCGATAAGAATTACCACTTTGTTAGCTTGCTCGGGATGATCGACCGCGTACTCGCCCCGGAGCATGTTGAGCACCGGACGCCATTGCCCCATCCACCAAAACTTGTACCGACTCATTCGGGACGCCTCTTGCAGTCGCCGGTCCCGCAGAGCGTGCAGAGGCCGCCCTTGCCCGGCATGCACGCCGGGTATTCGCGGCGTCCGATCGCGTCGGCAGATTTTCGAGCCATCCACGGAGGATATTGACTCGCCCGCTTTGAGGCCTGTTCTAGTTGATGCGTCAACCATCCGGACTGCGGCGCTACGGGAGCCGGCTTCGGCTCAAGCAGCGGCACTAAGGAAGCTGGCTTCGGCCCAAGCTTTAATGATACAACATCACAGACTTCGCGCCACGGCTCGTCATCAGAGTGTCGGAAAAACAGTTTGCCGGTGCTGATCTTCATTTCAGAACAGCCCTTCCGCCGACATACTTGTATGCGCTCTTCGGATGGCCCGAAAGCTTCGCGGCGCGATCGATGGCGCGGCCGGCGGGTCCCATGGCTTCCCGGACTTGCCCCGCCTTGGTCAACCGTTCGCTGTTCTTGTGAACGTGTCCACGCTCGCGCAAGATTCGGAGCGCTTCGTCACGGGCCTGCGGGACTTTGGCGGTCGAAAGCTGGCGCGTTAGTCGAGTGATCAGGGGAAGATGTTTTGGCATAGGTCCCTCGGGCGGTTCGGCGCCTATCGAGCTTATCACTTCTCACAGACTTTGCATAGGCCGCAAGCTCAGCCTGCAATTTGACGTCGATCTCGCCGGTCTTGATGAAGTGATTGCAAAACTTAGCGCGAATTTTCTTGATGCGATCTGGAGCGGAATCCGGGAGGGGTTTGCCGTAATGCGTGCCCGGCTTCCGGCCGCGACGTTTCGGCTGGTTCTCCAGAGATTTCTGCCACGCCATGGCGATGATCTCGTCGGCGGATAGTTGCGGTCGCGAGAGGCGCTTTTGTTCAAGCTCGAACAGGATTCGCTCGGGGCTTTTGGGAGGCCGACCGATCTGTCCGGGATATTTCCGGCGACGGGGGCGCGGAGGTTCGCCTAGGCGTGGACGCCCGGGTTTAAATCCAGTTGGCTTGTAATATGATTTCCGCTCGGACTTGGGCGTCGATAGCCGATCGAGCGCGGCTTTCCTGTTCCATTCGATAGTTTCATCAGAGCTAGACATTGGTCCGCAGTAGCAGATCGCGCAAACCCTGTCCAGAGATAGAATCAGCCAAAGAAACTTTTCCGTCGCAGATTGCCCAGTTGCGATCATCCACAGTGCCGTAGGTGCGCAGGCGCACAACCGCGACGCTGGTCTTCTTCCCCTTCAAACTGCCGCGCTCTTTACCTTGCTCAAAATGGATGGCGTTGGGCGTCGAGGAGAAGAACACGATGCAGTCCGCCGCAGAGAAGTCGCGGCCCTCGCCGCCGGCTCCCGGATGCCCCACGAGCACGGTATAGCGCGGGTCAGTGTTGAACGCGATGCGGATACCTTCGCGTTTCGAGTTCGGGACTCGACCGTCAAATTGAAGGCACTTATGTCCGGCGCGCTTCAGCGCCGCCATGCAGCGATCGACATCCTCGTGATATCGGCACCAAACGAGCGTCTTCCCCGGCAGCGTCCCGTCCACCTCGTCAACGAGCGCCTGATAGATCGGCGCTTCGTCATCAATAGTGATAACCTCGTCGGTAGCTGTATCGATGATGTAGCCGTTGAGTATTTGCTGGAGCTTCATCATGCGAGGGCCGGCATCCTTAGCAGTCACGAGCCCGGCATCGAGATCGACCAAGTGTCGCGAAACCATCTCCAGATACGCCTTGCGCTGTTTTTCGCTCATGACTATCGGTCGCTCGATCGGCAGAAGATCAGGCATGTCCGGGACCTCGGAGCGCAGCACGACGCTGGCGTGAGGCGCGATCAGGTCGCGAAGCTCGTCGAGATTCTTGTATCCCGTGATCTTCTTGTGAGCCCGGCGCCGCGCCCTGCCGAATTTAGTTTTTGCCTCCTCGACGTTTTCGATAACCGCGAAGTGCTGCACGAACTTTTCATAGGTGTCGAGATCAGGCCGGAGTGGCTGCCCGCGCATCAGGATTTTGAACATCGCGTAGGCGCGCAACGGTGAGCTTAGCAACGGCGTTCCGGTCTCACCTGTTATGAATCGGGCTCGCATGGAGAGACGCTGGGCAAGTTTCGTGCGCTTCGAGGCTGCGTATCCGAAGTGATGCAGTTCGGAGATCGCCAACAGAAATTCGTGGTTGCACGAGGTCAAGAAATAGCGGATGGCCGCGATCGTCTCCGGAAAGCGGATTGACTCTATGTTAACGGCGAGCCACTTCATGCCGTCGTAGTCGATCAACTCTTGGAAGCCGTTGATATGTTCGAAGTTGCCGCGCTTCGGCATTTCCCACGCGAAGGCCTTGACCTCGCCGACCTCGGGCCACGTCCACCGTGGTATTTCGTTCAAAATCCAATTGATGTGCACGCCATTCGGGGCGAGGATGATGCCGGCGCGGATGTTGCGCTTTTGATACTGGAAACAAGCCTTGTCGATCACGGCCTTGGACTTGCCTGTTCGCATAGACCAAAAAAGCGCGCGTGCTCTGGCGCTACGGCCGGCGCGATACTCTCTGTCTTGATGCTCCCACGCCCTGCGCTCAGCCATCCCGCCGGCTCAATTCCTGCAACACCTGATCATGTTCGAACCACGTGTCGTCTCCCGCGACTTCCTGATCATACAGACGCTCTTCGTAGTCTCGAAGAGCTTCAATAGTCCAGTCGGCGTAAGGGCGCGCGGGGTCAGTCATAGGACGTGATGATTCCGGATCACGTCAACGCAAACAGTCGGGAGCCACATGCCTTGGTTCGGCCCCCACTCGCAATAGATACGCGGACCGTCCAAATCCGTTACCAGCATGACTGGGCCGCCGGAGGCGAGACGTACTTTTGTTCCGATCGGTAACATTCATCGCGCCCGATCATCGCGAAGAGCCTCGCGAGCTTCGGCGATTGACATTCGGTGCAGACCACGACTGACGCACCACGAGCGTTGCGAAGCCGACGCCCCCATGTCTACCCAATATGTTTCGGTCGGGCTCAGTCCTTGCAGCCGATAAGTCTCATGGTCGCCTTGAACAAGGATCACTCGCCTATCCGGCATGCGATGGAGATCGAGATCGACTTGAACGCGAACCCATTGAGCTTGATGACCTACACAAGCGATTCTCATAGCAACTCCGCGCATCCGGGGCAGTAATGTTCGTTGCTCTTCATGACCCAACCCTCTTCCTTGGCGTGGCCCCAGCACTTCCTGAAGTCGTCGAGGTCTTCGGTCACTTCTATCGTCTCGTCACACGCATCGCAGCAAAAGACGAGCAGCCCACGGGCCGGCCTTTCAAAACTCATACCCGGTCCACCACTTCGAACTTGCCGTGATGCCACTCGAAGTCAACCGCCGGGAAGGCGCCCGCGTTCGGGTCTCTCAGATGGATGCCGTCACGCCCGCGAATCTTGACACGAGCGACGCCGCCGCGCACGTCAACTTCACTAATGTCGAGCGCTTCGTGCATCGGCATGTCACTTGAAGTCTCGTGCATGACCTTGACCGGGATTCCCCAGTCATGGTTGATATAGTTGTGGAAGCCGTAGACCTCGCGACTATAGGCGGCATATTGTGTAAGAAACGTCTGCTCGGCCTCCTCCGGCGTCCATGGCTGAATGACAATCCCCATCGGCTCAAGCTTGTGCCCCCAATCGTTGGGACTGCAACTCATGAGTTGAGCGCGTTCGTCAACGATGATCCGCGAATCGAACTCGTCTTGGAAGCTCGGAATGGGGATGTTCTTCCAACCCATCCACTCCCGGATCACATCGTTGACGGCGTGATCCCAGACGCGGTACTGCGGCATGTATTGCTTGACAGGACGCGGCACATCCACGAGGTAGGCCTCGGGCGCGTCGTGCATGAGAATCTGGAGGCAGTCGAGCGCCGAACCGCCGCGACGGGCCAGCCATTCCGCCAGCAAACAACAGTGCTGGGCAACGGGATAGAAGAACGCGACGTGGCCGGAGTAGCGGCACTGGTTGGAGAGAGCGTGCGCGATGTCGATCACGGACAGGGCGTCCATCGTCGGATTGAGCGGCCAGAACGCGCGGCCGGTGTAAGTTTCGATGAATGTCGCGGCCTTGTATCTCGTGTCGGTCGGCAAAACTTTTTCGGTTGCGGCCTGTACCGCTTCGTTAATCTCGCGCTGATCGTCTTCTGTGACCACGACCACGCGACCTTCGGGGGACGAAGACATAGGTCAGATACCTTCCAATTGATCGTAGCCTTGGAGAATTTTCTGGGCGAGGGCGTAGGCCTCGTCGGCGGGGAGAACTTGGTAGCTCAGAACTCCAGTTGCATTACGGTGAAGGATTCGCATCAGACTTTGATCGCGATCTATCGCCACTTCGTAGCCATCGGCTACTTTCGGGTCCGCATTCGCGGGTACGGTTTTTGTCGGCACGCCACTTCCCCCCTGTACTGCATTCATCATTTTCTCAACCTTTCACCGATCCAACCTTCGGCCGCGATCGGCATACCGGGCGCCCAATGCGGAACTTCTGCCATCACTGCCTCAAACTCTTTGAGAGTGCAAGTACCTTTGGGAGCCTCTGCGATAACTTCGTCATGGATAGAAAGAAGCAAGTCAAACTCAAACATATCGTCAACGCGCAGCATAGATTCGGCTAGGAGATCACGCGAACTTGCTTGATCGTAGTTCTCTACGAGAGTCCCGCCGTGCGTGCCGAGGCGCTTCCACTGCTTTGTGTAAGTGTCGCGGCCCATGAAAGACAGATGGGGTTGTAGGAAGCTCTCTGGCTTGTCGGCCAGCAATGTTTTCTTTTGCTTTTCCGCCAATCTTTCGGCGTGTCGATATACCCTAACTAGCGGAACGTTTTTCTTGGCCGGGAATGTGATTTGCGAGGGGCTGCCACGTTCATTAAGTGCTGCGAAGCGGTAGTTGATGCGAGTATGCACCTCCGGGTAGAGATATGCAAGTAGGCGTCCGGAGGGAAGGCGGCAGTGCAGAAAATCTTTATCAACGAAGTAGGATACAGCGCCTACACCAAATTCATCGCCGCCGCAATAGTGTTCGCCGCCTTCCGTGACCGCCGCTATCGCAGCGCGCTCGCTACCCTTCCAAAGCATTGGCACTTCAGGGTACATTTTCTTGCGGTAAGTATTCACGATCCTCTGACAGAAATCGTCGGCAAGCCAAATGCCTTCATCCATCCACACCGTCATTTGGAACTTTTCCCAGCCCATGGCGTAGCCGAGGCCCAGAATGGCTTTCTTCCCGAGGTTGCGTTCGGTTTTATTCGCCTTTGTGATGATGCGCCCATAGATTTCACAGGCCATGTCGAGGTAGGGGTCACCCCCGGGCGTGTTGAACAGATTGAGCAATCTTGAACATCCAGAGAGCCACGCGAGCTTGCGGGCTTCGATGGCGTTGAAGTCGGCCGCGTATAGCTCTTTGCCGGCGGAGGCCGTCAGGGCGCCTCTACAGGCCTTTGCAAGCACCACCGTAGGTTCGTCGCCCCAGATCAGGGAGAACATATCGGGCGAAAGTTCTCCACAGATATCATCCCAGACCTCACACATATCTTTCGAATAGCCCCGGACGAAGTTGTGCGGCTGCACGCCCTTGCCGGCCCAGCGGCCGGTCCGGTCGGCGCCGTTGAAGAGCATGATGTCGTGGAGCTTGCCGTCCGGGCAGACGCTCTCGATCATGCGCTTGTACTTGGCGACGGAAGAGCGGTTGCCCTCCATGGAAATCTCAACCACTCGCTTGACACGAGCGCCGTCCTCGCCTAGCGTTTCCCATTTCGCGTCGATCGTCGGCTTGATTGCAGCCTTGGCTTCGTCGCCAGCTTTAGTGGGGACGCCATACAACGCAAACGAAAATGTGTCAGCCTTGGTGTCCTTCAGCGGCTCGGCGCCGATCGCCTCCAGCCGGCCGTTGATCCATTCGAGGAGCGGTTTGCGACGCGAGAACTTGTCAACATAGCCGCCTGTCAGTTCGGTAAGCTCGCCGTTGAGTCGGTCGGCCTCGACGCCGGCCAGTTCGAGCGCGCGGTGCGCGCCTTCGAGATCAAGCGTGATCCCGCGTTGATTCATCCGAAAGTCCATTCGCCAGTATTCAAGCTCACGCTCGGTCATCGGCGGACAGTAGTTCGAGAGCCCGCGTTCGCCGCGCACGTCACCCTTGCAGTATTCCCAATTCCTGCGATGCTCGATCTCTTCTTCGCACCATCGGATGCCAGTGAAGCCCTTGCGCTTGGGCATTGGCTTGGAGAGCTTCTGGATCAGCCGGCGACCGTCCGCGATCTTGCGGTGCTCCAGATGCACGGCGTTAATCGCGTCGCCCAGAGAGCGCGGCAGCGACACGCATGAGGCCTTGGCGGCGGAGCATTGTAGTTGGTCGAGCGAAAGCTCGACATCGAACTCGGAAAACTCCCGGCGTAACGCGATATTCCAGATATAGAACTCGAAGCCGGCGTTGTGCGCCTCGACGGGCTCGCCGTCGCGGATGCGTTCGATCAGTTCGTCCGGACGTGGGCTCTTCTCTATCCACGGATGGTCGCGGTGCCAGAGATGAACCTCTTCCTCTTCGTCGTAGGCCCACGCAAGGCAGAGCGCTTGTGTACTAACATCGTGCGCGTAGCGTTGCTGGCCCCACTTAATGAGGTCGGCAGCGCTGCGAGTCTCGAAGTCGAGGGTAATCATCCGATATCGATGTCTTCACCTCTGCCGGGCGGAGGTGGATCGTTCACCACGATTCGCAGAGTTGGCTTCAGAAGTTCGCGGAGGGCCTTAGTCATCTCCTCGCGGGCGTCGCCACGCTCCGTCGCCAAAAGCTCGGCTGTCGTGTGACGGGAGAAGGGGCTGGCGACCTCGGCCATGATCTGGCCGCGTGCGATATTGATGGCGAAATTCTCGATCGCCTCGACGACTTGCTCAATCTTCGTATTCTCTTGGGCTGATGACATGGGAGACCTCGCCACGGACCGCCCGTGGTGTCCGCATAAAACCAATTCGATTCCCGCCGTCAAGGCACTTAGGCAAAATAAAAGAGGCGCGGATTTCTCCGCGCCTCAGTATTTCCCGCCGGTCCTCCGGGCGGATTTATGGGACTGTCCCCGAGATTCTTATGCGGTCGGATCACTTTCGTCACCGCCGCCGACATCGAAGTCGTCATCGGCGCCGCCGAAATCAGCGGATACATCGTCATCGCCGAAATCATCCTCGGCCGACGTGAAGCCTTCGAACGATTTGTCGTCCTTCAGCTTTTGGATGTTGCCCAGCCCGAGCGAAAGGCCCTTGCCGATCTTGTTGAACCAATACGGATTGACCGAAGCGCGAGCCCAGCAGCCGGCGTAGAACTCCTCGGCATTCTCGCCAGTGATAGGGTTGCCGCTGAGATCGAGAATCTGCGGCCGGCGCTTGCTGTTCGCCATCGTGCAGTAGCGCATGTCCGGGTCGCCGTAGCCCTCATAGTCCTTCTCGTCGCCCTTGTGGAAGGGCAGCTTGAAGACGCCACGGTCAAGGTCCTTCATCGGCTTCTTGAAACCGTCGATCGACACCTGATTGAGGGCCGCGAGAATCGCCTGCCACTTCGCCTTGTCCTTGTCGGTAAAGGTCTTGGGGAAGAACAGCGCAGTCAACGAGAATCGCGGCGTACCGTTGTTATAGGACGCCTTCTCGAAGACTTGTGGGAAGCTGACGCGGAAGGGAGGAGTGAGCAGACGCGAAGATTTCTTCGCCGCTGTTGCGGTGTTTGCCATAGGATGTCCTTTCTGATGTGAGTTGATGTGATATCGGACCTTGGCAAGGATACGTTAAGCATATCCGTTAACCATTGTCAAGCGCGAATCAGAAGGGAATTTCCTGCGGCGCGATCGGAGCCGGCGCGCACGGCCGGGCCGTCCTGCGGTTTTGCGACGGCGTTGCCCATTCGAGATTGTTGCGCCGGCAGTTGAGCGAATCACCATCGCCATGATCGCCTATAGTATGACGCTTACTCGGCGGAAGTTTCATTGATCGCTTCAAAATTTCCTTGTGCAGATAAAGCTTGATCCGCTGGCGGTCGTCCCACGTCGAGCGCGTCGCGTAGGCCTTGCGCTTGTGACGATCCCACGTGATCTGCCACTTCCACTTGATGGCCCACGCATAGTCTTCATCGGAGACTACCGCGAAAATCGTCGCCGTCGTGTCGAGGTATATCCGGTTCACTAGGCTTTCCGAATTTCCACGCATCTGATTCGGCGCCGGCCGAGCAGCACGTGCGCGACCGCGCGATGGTTGCCGTCCCATACGAGGTGCGTGCCGTCCTTCAGTCGGCAAACAGTCGGACGCTTTTTGTGCGGGACGCGACGCAATTGATAGATCAGCCGGCGCGGAGACAGGCACGATTGCTTCGCGCTCTTGAGCGTCGCCAGATCAGCCCATACGACACGGGCATATCGTAGCTTCGTAACGTCGGTCGCATTAAGAGCTTCAGAGAATTGCGCGTTCGTGCAGGGCTTCAGCACGTTGCGGATGTACCAGCCTTTCGGATCACGCTTCTTGCATTCCGGATCACGGTAGCGCTGTAGCTCGCGGACGACCTTGATCGCCGTGTCGAGTTTCATTTTGCACAGTAGACCTTGCTGAGATTGGCCAGCCCGAGGAGTACACTTTCGATGTCTCGCTTACCGACGCCTGTGCAGTCGTTGAGCAGAACCACGATCGCCTTCTGATTGAGACCACTTTTCTTCAGGCTCTCAAAGCCGGCGCTGATCTTGACGATCGCTTCAGCTAGTATCTCGGGGCTCGGAGCATTCTTCTCCGGAGGCAAGAGACTGTCGGCGCCGAGCGTCTTCACTTGTCGTTTGAGATCAATCATGATGTCATCCATCTCCAGAGGAAAAACGCGCCGGCTCCCATGATCGCGCCGGGGATCACGTCCACAACGTAGTGCTGTTTTGTCTTGATCGCGCTGGCGCCGATCAGGACCGGGAAGAGCCAACCTACCCACGCGAACCACGGCCACGAGTGCGATATCGTAAGATCGACCATCGTTGCGACGCTGACGTGCATGCTCGGCATAGAATTGCGGAGCTTGTCGTAGCTCCAGACGAGATCGATGAAGCGCATCGATCGCGGGTAGTTATAGCGCGCGTGATAGACGGCGGGTTGTTCTCGCCAGTCTGCCGGAATCGCAACAGGATGGCGGAGGAAGAAGTACATCTGACAGGTTAGCAGGAAGAGGAAGCCGCCGGACGTGATCGCGTAGCTTCGCCAGTCCGGTTGCGCCATCGCCGCCAGCACAATCATCGGATAATACAATCCGCTGTAAACCCAAACCCATCGCGGGTCGAACGTCACCCACGAATCGAGGCGCGTCGTCAGGTAGCGCGGCGGATAGAAGTTCTGACGCTGCGCCCAGAAATAAAATTGGTAGCCGCCGATGATCAGGACGATCGTGATCGGAATTTCGAGAAGGCGATCGAACAGATTCACTGGGGAAGCCTCGCACAATAGAAAAACGACCGGAGCTTTATCCGGGCGCTTCGTAGGAGTCAAGATGGTTAGGGCGAGATTTGTTCGGCGTTCGCGACGAGAGCGCGACCAAGAGTTTGACGCCTCCGGGCGCAAGATACACACGCGCCGCACTTTGTATATCGCTCACTCCCCCCGCATTTGGAGCATGCTATGCCCTGATACGTCGGGAGAGAATTTGCTACCGTCTGCGCGTTGCGGACAGCTTGATGGATTCCAAGAACGCGGAACATCTCATTCAGCGCCGGATTATCTTTTCGAGCAACAAGGGCTTCGATGACTTTTGTCCGGTCATTGTTGAACTCCCCCATCGTATCCCGTGTAGCAGCCCTTATTGAATCAAAATGCGCGCTCATGACGGCTGGGTCTCCAAAAGAACTTCTCGCGTACCCCGCTTTTAGACAGAGTACGCGATATTGTCAACCCGTCTAGCCGACCTTGTATAGCCCGACGAGTTCGCCGTGATCGCCAAGCTGGCCGTCGAGGGTGTGGCTGCCGTCCTTGCAATCGATGTAGAGCCGAGCGAACGGGTCCTTGGCGTATTCCTTCGAGTAGCCCTTCAGCCGGCCGGCCTTGCGCTTGACGACCTTCACTTCACGATTTTTCATGCACGTAAAGCCGCAGTCGCATTCGAGCTTGTCGCCGACTTTGACTTCGGCGGCTATCGCGTAGGGGCGCCCGTTCACGTCGGACGGCACGAACACCGGCTCGCCGAGCTTGATCGTCTCGACATCGGCAGCGAACTCGCAACTCTCGCCGTCGTCGGGTCCAATGCTGCTCCTACTTACTTGCAAAAATCCTGTCACAGTGAACGGGATGCGATAGTGATCCGAGACGAGCTTGGTAAGCTCTTCGCGGCCGTCCTTGACATCGATCAGCGCGAAGTCAGACGTGACTTTCGGGGACTTCAGTTTCTTAGGCATAGGTGCGTCTCCATGGTTGCTGCCATGGCATATACCATGCCCGTAGGATTCATCAAGGGGGTCAGCGCCTTGAATCAAGATAGATGATATACTTGACTCCCATAGCGGCCGTCTGGAGGGCTTCGGTCATCGCGCTCTGTTGATAGCCGCGATCGGCTTTGACTTCATCCCAAAGCTCCTCAAGCTCTTCGCGGATCACGCTATGGCCCTCGTGGGCCGACGCCAGCCCGCCGTGCATGTTGATCGCGCGTTCGACTTCAGCACGCACATCGGCCAGCACCTTATCGAGCCGGCGGAGAGCTTCGGCCTTTTTGATCTTTGGTCGCTTCACGTAGTATCCTCTCTTGTTCGGCTGCCCACTCCGGCGAGCCCGGCCGCATGGCGCCGGTCGGGTTCTTCGCCCATTCCATGACTCCGGCCGCGATCTTCTTTATGGCTTCGCGGCGCTTCGCGCAACCCTCGCACTCCAACACGTCAGCCTCCGGTCGGATGCCGAACGAAGCAATAGATTCGGCCGACCTCGCCAGCGTGTACCACCATAAAAATCCAGCCGTGCTCTGTAGGATTGTCAAGATCATCCATCAGATCATTGATCTTCGTTTCCGGCACTTCCACTTCTGTCCCGGTCGCAATGTACTCGCGATGCGTACCGTCTGGGAAAAGCTTGGCGCTGCCATCTGCGATGACGGCCGTCCACGTTCCAGTCGGCGTCCCATTGCTGTCAACGTTTTTCCAGTAACGATCTACCGGATAGCCGTCAGCCTTGCCACAACACGAGCCCGGCTGATTGTCAGGCTGCTGGAGACGTTCAAACCATTTGGTTGCCGGCGCGTCAGGATCGAATCCATGGTTCATCGCGGGCGCGGGTGATGCCGAGAACATCCAAAAAAGCGCGGCCAACACGACGGCGAGCTGGACGAGGCGTTGCCAGAACGGCGGCTCGGTAGGTTCGAGCGTTTCCTGATAGAGCAGCGTTTCCTGAGAGAGCGGGCGCAGATAGCGCGTCCCGCGTTGCGTCTCGTAATAGCCATCTCGGCCGTCCGGACACATCGGATGATTGCATGTCAAATATCGATTCGGATCAGCGACGTCGCACGTCGGGCACTGATACGGCGGCTCCGGGTACGCCGGTCCGTGTTCATCATACCCCATCGCCGTGCGCCTCTTCGTTGATAGTGATTGCCGGCGTGCCGTGGCGATCATCAACAATCACTTCGCCGACTGGATCGACCACACTGAGGTAGCATGGCGGTTGGACATTCGTGAGCAGCGCCATTTCGATCACGCCGCCCCGGTTAAGGTGCGCAAGCTCGACAGCGGTCGGACGCCATGTGCTGACGAGTTGTATGATCTTGCGCTCGCCGTAGTGCTCGGCACGAACTTTGAGATCGCCACAAGCCCCGTCTTTCTTTTCATCCCAGTTTGCGGGCGGCTGGTAATTGTGCGTGGCGCCACGGGTTTCAACGGGTTTCATGTTTCTCTCCTGAGATGCAGTCCGTGTTTGCGTGCCCAATCGATCGCAGAGTTGTAGTCAGTCCGGGCGGCTTGCGGCATATCTTCCGGCTCAGGAACTACGTCCATGTAATAGCCGCCGTTGATGACCGCTAGCCGGCACGCCGCAAGTTTCGCGTCTGTGTCGCACCACAGTTGAACATCACCACCGTAGCAGATGAAGACGCGCATCAGTGCCTCAGTTGCGGGGGAAGGGGCGGAACGGGCACGCAGCGGAGCGTCGGCGCCGGCTCGCTAACGAGCGGATGCGGACAGTCCATGGAGCGCGTGCGATCTTCCCACGAGCGACCACATTTCGGACAACGATGGATCATGTGGACCTACGATTGTAGTTGACGGCCTTGAGCGCTTCGTAGACAAGATGCCAGACATGGATGGCCAGACGCGGATAGTTCTTCACACTTCCTTGCCGATTCACGACGCATTTGTCAAGAGCCTCTTTGCTCCGGCCGCGAAAAGTTTCAACCGAATAGTCGCCGTGCTCGCCGTCACCGCCGACGTTGCAGATGTGCATCCGGGCCAGTTCCTTGCTCCGGCTCGGATGGATGGCGGAGTGAAGCTCGACGCGGATGACGATCATGGGACATGATGTCCTTTTCCAAACACGGTGATGTACCAGCCGCCAGCGGCGGAGCGATAGACCCAGAACCACCAACGGCGGTATGTCCACATCGGGCGCCTCATGCTCCGAAGTCAGCACTGTCATCGGCAAATTCGTCGGCTGCATCCTCGGCAGAAGAGACAGCCTCGCGCGGATCGATGTCTTCGGCCACCGTCAGTTTGCCTTCGGGTTTGAACGCAAGCTCGGTGACCTTCTGCTTGACCGCCTTGCGGGCTTCCTTGCCCATGCCCAGCTTCTCGATCTGAGCCGGTGACCGAAGCTCCGGCTTTGTCCAGAGGTCATCAGCGGGCACGCCAAGCTCTTCGAAGGCCTGTGCGATGGAGTCCTCGCTATAGCTCACGTCCCATTTACGATTGGCCCGGCCGCGCACGAGCTTGAACCCGGGGACAGCGTTGCCGTTCACAAGTTCGTTCATGATATCGCCTTCGATCTGGCGAGCCCAACCGTCGAGCAGTGGAATCCATCTGGCTTTCCGCGCCAATTCAGCGACGTCTTTCGGCACCGCCAGCGGTTCGTTCGGCGGTTCTTCGGCGAAGTCGGCTTGCGCCTCCTCCAGAGCTTTCGCATCGAACTCGGGACAGCGGGTCTTGGCCGGACAGAACGTGCACCAATCACCGGCTCTGAGAGGAGCGTTAGGCACCGATGTAGCGTCCGCCGCCTGTTTCATCCTGATCTCGAACAGCTTCAGTTCGTCCCGCGTGTAGGTCGCGGAGCGAATGGGGCCGTCAATATGCGGCGCGTTCGGTTGCGAGATGACGATCGTCACACTCTCAAGATCGGGATGCTCGTGCAGCATGCCGACGCCGTAGTTTTGAAGCTGTTCGTTATCACGCGCCTCGACGAGCATGTAGCCGTTCTTGTGATCGATCAGCACACCCCGGCCGAACGCCTCAACGAGCGAAACGTCGCCTGTGCCGCCAAGACGCGAATCGAGCCACGACATATCGAAGTAGCGTTCGGAGAACACCTCGACGCCGGCTCCCAATTCCTCCCGCCAGCGATCGACCTCGTCGATCGTGCACTGCACGCCGTTGACCATCTCTTCGTCGCAGATGAAAAGAAACCATCCTTCGCGGTTGAGATTGATTTCGGTGTCAGGCGGATAGACTTCGGTCTCTTCTTCACCGGGGCCATGCACAAGGACGCTGTAGCGATGATAGGCGCGGGCGTCGTGAATGTCGTGAATAATCATCAATTCGATGATCTTGTGCGCGGCCGTTCCCTTCATGGCTGCCGAGTTCGTCGTGCTCGACTCGTCGCCGATCAGCTTGACGCTTCCTGCGCAATTCATCCAGCGATGCGCTGCTGATGGTGAGAGTTTGGAGTGGAAGGCCATCAGTCGTCCTGATCTCGGTAGCCGCGATAGTGCTCGGTCCAATCGGACAACAGCACGACAAGAGCGCCGAGCCACGCGCGCATGTGCAACGTCGCGGTTGCACGCTCGATCCATTCGCAGTCGTCGGTCTCGCCGACGCCGCGCACTGGGCCGCACTTCGCGAGGATCACGATCTCGTCGATCTCGCCGCGCTTCGCTTCGGCCAGCGTCCTCTCCAAGAGCGCGACCACTTCAGCGCGAATCTCTTCGACCGGAGTGACTTTCTTGGCGACGCGGAGACGATGAATGTTGTCGGTCACTTTCGCCCCGCGATCTCGGAATACTCAATCAGAAACTCACGCGTTTCGTGATTATGCGTGAGCACCATGAACTGACCTTCGATCGGAGGGATGACTTTCAGGCGGTAACTGTCATAGCCCTCGCACGCAATCATGACCTCAAGCGGCTGCCCGTGGGCCTGAAAGGTCGCAATCTGGCAACCCTCTTCATACCGGACCCTAACCGTATCCTTGTTCGGGTGATCGACGAGCGCGGCAACGTCCACAAGTATGCCACGATCAGGGTCGTAGCCTTGAAGTTTATTATATTGGGACATTCAAAACTCCGGCTCCGGCCTCTCGCAACTTCTGATTTTGCGCAACCTTGAGCTTGCGCATCTCCAGCAAGAAATCTTTCTGTTTTTCGGACGCGTCGTTCCACGCTGGCCCGAATGATTCCCATGGCTCGTCGCCCTTGTGGGTCGAAAGGATCAGCCATTTGTCGCCGGCCTGCCGGCTAAGCTGTTCGACGCGGAATGTCAGATCGTCGGCGCGCTTGACCACGCGGAAGGCACGACTTGGCACCATATGCGCGATGATCGTGTCGGTCGGATCATTGAGCGCATTGAGAATGCGATCGATGTCTTCCGCTGTCAGCGCTCCGATTTTCTGGATCGTCATCAGAACAACTTGAAATCGAATTGATGAATCTCGCAGACTTGTTTGGCCCAGCCGATGAACGCTGCATTGTGCATGGCGTGGGGTGATACCGCGCCGGTCTTGCGCTCGTGCAGATGGATCATCTCGTGAGCCATAACCCGAACTAGCTCCGCGAGATTGCCGATGCAGTTCACACTGATACCGATCTCGTGGAGCTTTTGTTTCTTGTGCCACAGATACCAGCCGCGCGAATCTTTCGACCGCATCAACGTGAACTTCACGTCATGGCTGTCAGGCATGTTCCAGCCTTCGAACGGCGGACATTCCGCCAGCAAGTCGTAGGCGAGACGCAAGCGCTCCCGGTTAAGCGGTAGGGTCATTATCAACCTCGGGTTCTTCCCATTCGAGCTTGATCGCGGCGCCCTCGACCGGGATTTTGGTCGCGGTGATCTCGACCCCGGCATCCATTTTCGGCGCCAGTTCTTCGGCCAATCCTCGCGGGATGTAGCCGAGAACCTGATTGAACATTCCGACTTGGATGGCATTCGCGTCGTATTTGTTCTTTGGCTCGCGCCTGAGCCACAACGTCTCGCCACCGCGAAGCCGCATGATGATGTTGCCGGCGCCAAGGTGGAAGCTGGAGCCTGCGATCGTGGACTTGCGAACGATGGTCGTCATTTGAACCACCTCAATAGACTGTCACGACAGGCCTCGCCGACTTCGGCGTTGGTCGCGTCGCGCGGCTTGGCGTCGATCCACTTTTCGTTGATCGGATAGAAGACGCGAGCGTGTTCACCATCGCCGACCGTCTGACGCTCGTTGAACGTCACTGTGCCGTCGTAAGGGATGCTCTCGTGAATTTCGGTAGCCTCTTGGTGATAGGTGTCGCCGCCGACGTAAAGCTCTGGACGCCCGGCCACAAGAATGCAAGAGCCCGGCTGTTGATTATTGTCCATTCCGCCGTCAGGGCCGCACTTAATCTCGATATAATTGTGAGTGCAACGAGACGTGTGAGTTGTATCGTAAAGCTTTGCGGCCATCCTGTAACGGACGTTGCAAAAACAGCCGGCCACGATCACGCTATCGAAGTGCCACGGATGATCATGGATCGTCGAGACGCCCG